CACCGATCTATATGAATTGGTCCTGACGATAGTAAGAAAGGGGTTTATTAAAAAAATCCCCCATAGTGATAGTGTTATAAAGGATTATTTTTACTATATCTATTTCCCAGCGAATAATATAATGTCCAGTTTAGTGAGCGGGGAGACACGTAGTGTCCTAAAAACCCTATGTTATTATCCTTCAACGAGGTCCTTTGTTTATGTGGGTGTCATAATGTGTCATAGGATGGAGATCTTTATATGATAATCTATGTGGTTATTCTTTACCCCATTCTATCTATGATCTTATATTGGTTCATCCGTATTCATCATCTAATATATGGGGTTATCATACAACATACTGATTGGTCCTTCGTATGGATCCCGAATATAACCCAACCATAATTCCCCGAATTAAAATAAAGGGTTTTAAGACGATCAAATTATATCGGACATATACTGACATCATCTTCACATAGATCTCTTAACAGACACTCTAAAATGGGGGTAAAATAAGTGAGATCATAAATGGGAACGAAACCCATAAACGAAATTCCCCACTTTATGTGGGGAATGTAGTGACCCCGAATAGGGGGTATGGGGTGAAGTGAGTATTTGTGGTCTTACTTATTTTTATATTTTTGTTTAAGATAAAATAACTGATATTCTTTTATCTTATTAAAAACGTAATCGTAATATTCCGCTCTAAGGTAATCTAGTAGTTCACCATAATATGTTTGATGAATATCAATTGGTAATACTTTACGTGTTGTCTCCCTAAATATATGATCAACTACATATTTTGAACTATCGGGATCTGTTATATATTTCATTAAAGCTTTGTAACGAATTTGTGATAAAATATGTCTGTGTTTTTCTATTTCTTTGTCCAAAATATTTTTAACTTCGTTAAAGTCCATTCTCCTTAAAATGAATGTCGGTAACTTTTTAGTTTCCTCCCTTAATACTCTTCTTATGGTTTCTTGTAGGTTCATCCTCTTGTGTTTTTTAATACCTTATACATAAACGTTAATTCATCATCAAAAATATTAACCAAGGTCTTTATTGTTTCCACAACATAATCCTCACTAGTATCAATATCAATGTTATATCCATAGAACATATAATTCTCCAAAGTCGCCACAACCAACTTCCACTTAAATTCCTCTAATGAATTGGAATCGTAAAACAAATATACCTTACCTCGATCGAGTTCTTTCTTAAACTGATCCATATCAATTCTCCTTAAAAAAGAAGAATGTATCTTATTGTCGTTCTCCCTTAATATTCTTCTTATGGTTTCTTGTATGTTCATATTAAAATAATTTGATTATTATTGAATATCACCGCATCCAATATTTCACCTTGGTGTATGTCAATGACACCATCTTTACCAATATCTAATGCAATTAAAACACCCGCATTGGCTTCAATAAAAGAAATATAACCATCTTCGATTTTAATAGTAAGATTTCTTTTTTTAGCCGATTTAATCATATCTTGAGTTGGTTTTATATTAAGGTGTTTTATATGACCTGTATAAAGTGGATTTTTAATTATTAAATATGCTTTGGTTACTCTTCCATCATTTTGTTTAGCATAATATGTAGCATCGACTTTGGATGTTGTAAACCATCCACCACCTTTGAATTCTCCACCACTATATGAACCACCATGATACATCACTAATGGATTTCCCTCATCATCAATGACTTTTGTATCCATAAATGGGAATTCGATGTTCTCAGTTTCCTCCCTCAATACTTTCCTTATATGTTCTTGTAAGTTCATAATTTAATCTCCAATCTTTTATAATCTCCAATTGGATATATTGAGTATACCTCATCGGGTTTCTTCTTTACAATGGAAAAATAATATCCCGACCAATTACTTTCATCCTCGGGTCTTGAAAATAATACTTCACCACTACCAATCTTATTTAATTCATCTTTAACTTTCCACCAATCAATTGGAAACCCAACTCCCTTTTTATATAATAATTCACCCCAAGTATCATAATTTAAAGAAGACCCTATTGAGTTTCTTGATTCCCAATCTCTCTCGGAATGCTTAACAAAAATATACTTATACCCATCGTCATCAAAAACCCCCGCCGAATATACCTTATCAATATACTCCTTAACTTCATCACCATATCGGTCCATTAAATAATCCCCTAACGCATCTATCCAAGCATCAATACGATCATCCGAATCAAACTCGGTTGGAATTTTTCCCGAAGCAACATCAGTTGTTGATGACACAAGATTATCGTGAAAATTATCATAGTACTTGTGATTGTGCATAACCTCCGACTTTAATAAATCAAGAAAATCTGTTCCTTTAAGTCTCCTTACCACAAATGCCGGTAACTTTTTGGTTTCCTCCCTTAATATTCTTCTAATATTTTCTTGTAAGTTCATAATCAATAAATATAAACTTAATTAATCATTTTTTTACCCAATAGATTTTCTCTAAACATTCTTGTTTTCAAATCACGAGTCCAAGTTTTTTTTTGTTCAAAATTTAATTCGTTATAAATTCCAATCAAAGGTGGTGACATTCCTATCATATCCATAAAAGACAAATCATCCCAAATATCCATATATTTGTTATATAATTGTTTAACGTTGTGAATCTGACCCTGAATTTCAACCTTGGTCATATTGACTGAAACATCTTTCAAATTTCTTGTTCCAAGCTCAGCTTGTTTTCGTAGTCTTTTTGAAAGATGACGGTGATTAAATGTATCATCAATCCAATGTGCTAATTCATGATGAATACTACCTTTAATTTTTTCAGGTGTAAATTCTTTTAGTATATAGATTCTCTGTTGTTCTTTTGATAATTTTTGAGCAGCAATTTCTATATTTCCGTGACCATAACCCAAAACAAAATTTTTCGCACTGTCATTTATTGAAATAAAAATTTTTTGAGTACTGGGTTGATATCCATTGAGCCCATTATTAATAATAATATCACAAGGATTCATTTCATTAGCTTTGATAGCATCTCTTGTTTGTAATATTGAAGTGTCAATAGTATCCCAACTAAACATATCATCTCTAACAATTCCTGTTTGACGAATCTCTTCGATATCTTTTTTGAAAAACATATCATACAATAACTCAACATCATCATCCACCAATGTTAAAACCTCATTTAATACTTTTCTTATGTGTTCTTTTAAATTCATAATATAAATACGATCTTGTTTAACTTAACCCGCACAATCTGCTTGAATCTGTTTATTCCTCCACTGAATCCAATACTCCTGTAACCCCTCTTTTGTTCGTTTCAAATTACTAATATCAAACTCATCACCAGGTAATAACACACCACTCAATTCAGATATTCTCCTATTAAGTTCAGGTGTGTGATTCCAACCTCCGACGTGATCAAAAGATGTATAAGCATCACAATTATTTTGAACATCAATAAACGGAATGGATAACTTATATGTAACATTCCCACTACCCATACCATCAGTTGACATTCTTATATTATTCAAATCAACTTTCTTGTATTCACCCTGTCTGTAAAGTTCTTTAAGTTTATCACCAACCTTACCCGACATTGTATTTGAAAATTTATGTGCAATGTCACCCATCTCATTAAATTCAGGTCCAATATACGTTCCATTACAACCATATTCAGTACAAGATATGTTGGATGTTTGTTCTGAGATTAAACCCATCATCTCTTTAATTCTTTCTATGTTTTCTTGTAGTTTCATAATTTATCTAATTAACATTTTCTTTAATAATCTTCTTATGTGTTCATATATACCGTACACACTACCTTCTGTTCCAAAGACACTATTTGGAAATAAATCACCTAACATCTTATACTTATACGCTGCGTAAAACGCTGAAGGACTTTTTCGTCTAAAAGCTACTATGTTATTATTATATTTAGCAGCCTCATCTTTAAGTGTATCCTTATTCCACTTAGGATCTATCGGTCTTTCGGGGAATAATAACATAGGATCTATACGGTGAAACAATGCAGCTTTATAATGTAACGGACTACCCGCACTAAATTCAAATGGATAATCATATTTAGCCGCTTCTCTTTCAATTTCACCAGGTGTCATATATGGAATTTTCATTGGAAATAAATCATCTATCATTCCTCGAGTACGTGCCGCATCATAAGCACGACGAGAACCTTTTTTAAATTCATTTCTTGAATTATATTTACTAGCTTCTTGTTTAATTTCATCAGGTGTTACTCTTTTAACAGTACTTGGAAATAAATCGTTTAATATTTTATAATTATATGCCGCTTCATGAGCACGACGATTACCTTTTTGAAATTCACTTCTTGAATTATATTTACTAGCTTCTTGTCTAATCAAATCTTCAGTCCATTTTGTAAGTTTTCTTCCTTCAGGAAATAAATCATCTAACATTCCTCGTTTATATGCAACATTATAAACCGTAGGATTACCTCGTTTAAATTCTGCTTTTGAATTATATTTACTAGCCTCTTGTCTAATCATATCTTCAGTCCAGTTTGTAAATTTTCTTCCTTCAGGAAATAAATCATCTAACATTCCTCGAGTACGCGCTGTTTGATACGCCGAAGGACTACCTCGTTTAAATTCTACTTTTGAATTATATTTACTAGCTTCTTGTTTAATCAAATCTTCAGTCCATTTTATATATTTTACTTCTGGAAATAGATCATTCATCATACCATACCTTAGTCCTGCATGATACGCCAAAGGATTACCTTTTTGAAATTCACTTCTTGAATTATATTTACTAGCTTCTTGTTTAATCAAATCTTCAGTCCATTTTGTAAGTTTTCTTCCTTCAGGAAATAAATCATCTATCATTTCACGTCTAAGCGCCGCATCGTATGCCCCAGTACTACCTCGTTTAAATTCTGCTTTTGAATTATATTTACTAGCTTCTTGTTTAATCAAATCTTCAGTCCATTTTGTAAGTTTTCTTTCTTCAGGAAATAAATCATCTATCATTCCTCGATTATACGCTGATTTATACGCCAAACGATTACCTTTCAGAAATTCACTTCTTAAATTATATTTACTAGCTTCTCGTCTGATCATATCATCAGTCCATTTTGTAAGTTTTTTTCCTTCAGGAAATAAATCATCTAACATTCCTCGATTATATGCAATTGTATACGCCGAAGGACTACCTTTTTGAAATTCTTTTTTTAAATTATATTTACTAGCTTCTCGTCTGATCATATCATCAGTCCATTTTGTAAGTTTTCTTCCTTCAGGAAATAAATCATCCAACATTCCACGTCTATATGCCGCACCAAATGCCGCAATATCACCTTTTTCAAATTCTTTTTTTAAATTATACTTACTCGCCACTTGTCTGATCAAATCTTCAGTCCATTTTGTATGTTTTTTTCCTTCAGGAAATAAATCATCTAACATTCCACGTTTATATGCGGTTTGATATGCCGAAGAACTACCTTTCTGAAATTCTACTTTTGAATTATATTTACTAGCTTCTTTTTTAATTTCATCCTCAGTCCATTTTAATGGTCCGACATCTTCTAACAAAATACCTTCTGTTAAAACCCTTAATTGTAATTCTGTTAATCTTAATCTCATAATTAATAAATATATTAATTATTAGGTCTTGATGCTTTATATCCTTTCGAATTCAAATAATCAATCAATTCATCCACCATACTTTTATCTTCTTCTTGAAAGGCGTGTCTAGATGGACTAACAATAATACCATTATTATTTATAATCGTGAAATTTGATAAACCAAACTTCTGTACTAATTTGGATAATCTTTTCCCTAATTGCTCACGAGTTAAATTATATTTCTTATAAACTTCGGAATCATCTGAAATTATAATATCAGGAACCACTTTACTCAAAGTCTTTCCTTTTTCGATAAACTCTTGAGATGCAACTTCCTTTTGACCATAATCAGGATTTTCACTCACACTTAACGACTCATCACTTTCAAGAACATTCATAGCCTTATCAACTAAACTATTATCCACTTTAACGAAATATTGTATCACACCAAATGGAAATGGTACATAATACATACCAACCGAACAATCTATGTTGGCACGTTTTAACATTAAACCAATTTTCTTTAAGATATTATTAGTGTTATTCAAATTCGATTTTGAATGATAAAGCAATATCTGAGACGCTATCTTGTGTTCAAATGAGTTTGGTTCCACTATGTCAATCTCAGAAGGTCTATTGAATTGAAAACTACTATCCTCACCACCTGATTGTATGTGTTTAGTGTATTCCCCCATTTTTTTCCTGTCCTCATATGATAATTCCTCACCCCGATTCATCTTGTCCAAAATGTCGTCGATGTTTTCGGTAATGAGCCCCATAACCTCTTTAATTCTTTGTATGTTTTCTTGTAGGTTCATAATATTATAATATAATCTTCACTCTTTTATAATCTTTAATTTGATATATTGAATTTGTCACCTTGGGAACCATCATATCTGTTCTTGTCACTATAAATTAGTTTCATCAACAACTCTTACTATCGCTGGACCATATTGGTCGTTATACATATCAAACGATTTTGAACTTCTGTTTGGATGTCCTACAGGCAGTCCTCTTGTACCAAAGTGGGATTCTTTATGACCAAATTCTTTATCCATATCATAGAAATTATCAAAATAATAATCGTTGTAAACTTTGTCATCAAAATAACTATCTTTTACAACTCTACCATAATCATCTGACCATAAATTTGGTATCCCTTGAAATCCGTAAAAAACTTTATATCTCCCATTTTCATCACCATCATACGAAGATGTTTCTTCCCTTAATATTCTTATTATAGATTCTTCAATATTATCCTTATTTTTTTTAGGAAATAAATCATCTAACATCCCTCGATTTTTAGCAGGTTGATACGCCGAAGAACTACCTTTCTGAAATTCACCTCTTGAAGCATATTTGCTAGCTTCTTGTCTGATTTTATCTTCAGTCCATTTTAATTTTCTTTCAGGAAATAAATCATCTAACATTCCACGTTTGCGTGCCGCACTATATGCCAAATAACTACCTTTCTGAAATTCTCCTCTGTATTTGTACTTACTAGCTTCTCGTCTAACTTCATCATCTGTCCATTTTAATTTTCTTTCACCAAATAAATCATCTAACATTTTATTTCTATATGCGAACCCGTATGCCGATTGACTACCCATTTGAAATTCTCCTCTTGAATTATATTTACTAGCTTCTTGTCTGACTTCATCTTCGGTCCATCGCTTATGTCCTCTATCACCATAATTCTCAAAATTCAAATCTTGCAAAATCCCAATTTTTGACGCAGCTTGATAAGCTTCAAAATTACCTTTTTTAAATTCACTTTTTGACTTATATTTACCCGCCTCTTGTTTAATCAAATCTTCAGTCCATTTTGATGCTTTCCTTTCAGGAAATAAATCTTTCAACATTTTACGGTTATACGCCGCACCATACGCTGAAAGACTCCCTTTTTGAAAATCTCCTCTGTATTTGTACTTACTAGCTTCTCGTCTGATTTCATCTTCAGTCCATTTTAATGGTCTAGCATCTTCTAACAAAATACCTTCTGTTAAAATCCTTAATTGTATCTCTGTTAATCTTAATCTCATAACTCTCTTTTAATTAAATTATAATAGAATTCACTAATCCTATCAGGTGTTGTAATGTTGTTCGCTCTTAATTGTGTTCTTATTTGATTAATAAAACCAACCAACTGAATAAGTTGTACATTTTTATACATTTGAGGACTCTTGAAGTGTGGTTTAATTAAACCCATCTTCTGAAGTTCCCTAATCTTTCTTGATCCAAAATCATCCGCAACGTTCTCACTATACTTCATAAACTTGGCAGCATCCATAACCGATACCTCCTCATTATAAAAATCATACATAGTTTTCTCACCATACTTCTTATATTGATATTGATGTGCTATCTCATGAAAGATAACAAACAACGCCATCTCCAAACTAGTATTTAATACCGACTTATTAATTAACACCCCATTATGTAATGCCGCCCCAAGTGCTTGATACTTAAAATCCGCAAACTCTATTTTCTGACAACCCGACTTCTCAATGAAATCAACCAAAAAATCTGTAACCTCATCCGACATATTATATGTGGATCTTAATTTATCAATAAAAGGACCCAAATTGGTGGTTTCCTCTCTTAATATTCTTCTTATGGTTTCTTGTAAGTTCATATATCGATATTATTTTTTTAAATCGTTTTTATTTAGGGTTGAAATAAGTCTATGAAAATCTTCCCACATTTCCACTTGTTCTTCCGTATATTCATCCCAAGGTTCTCCAGTAAATCTTTCATAAAAGTTTTCGGCGTTTTTATTAAAATTATTATCAAAAATAAAATAACCAATATAATTTCCCTCTACAGGTTTTTTATATCTTACTTCTTGTATATATTCAAAATCATCTACCCTAACGTGGGATAAATCTTTATTTGGTTTTTCGTTAATGGAATATAAATATATTTTATTATTACCTGTTAATGAACCATAATGATTTAACATACTCCAAACACCCAATAAAGCACCACCAATAGTTTTTGAAGCAGATATTTCTGGTGTTGTACTTCTTGCAATAATATCATCTGTGTGAAACTCAGGGTTACCATCATCATCAAATGACTCATAATATCCTTCTGGCTCAAAAATTATATTATCACCTTTGAATTCAGTTATAGCCCTATAATAGTTTTTAGTGGTTTCCTCTCTTAATATTCTTCTTATTGATTCATAAACATTAGTCTTCTTCGGTGTATTATCATTCCCACATTTGTGACAAACATATGGATCTTCACCACCATCAGATAGATACCAAAACCATCCACAATCCTCACAAACAACTGCCGACTCACCCTCTATCGCATAATACCTATCACGTATCTGATCATAGTAATGTTCACTGAAAAAATTATATAAATCATCCCACATTTCGGTAAATAATTCACTGTTATAATATTCCTCATCTGAAAAGAAAGTATCCACCATATATGAAACAACCATTTTATTGAATTTATATTCATCCATAAAATTCCACTTGTCCTTATTCTTTGCAAACTTCTTGGACGCATCTGTTAACGCTTCCTTAAATATTTCATCAATCTTCTTAAAGTCTAACCTTCTCAAAAGATGCTTTGGGATTTCAGATTCTTTTAATAATCTTCTAATCGTTTGTTTAATATTTTCTTGTAAGTCCATAAACTATAAATATACAAAAAATGGAGATGTTTTCACATCCCCATCTAATTAAAAATTAAAAATTATTATGAAAAAAAACAAATTTCCTAACTCATAACATATAAAGAAGAACCTTTACTATGGATCAATTCAAACTTATGGTCATCAACATTCCAACCGTTTAAGACCCAATTGGGTTGTACCCTCGGATTATACTTAACACGAACATTACTAAGTTCAATATCTGGATCAACAAGAACCTGAACATCCTCACATAAAACCCAAGCACAAACCGACTTGTGTTGCCCATTAAAGATCTTCTCCGCTGTTGATTTTTGATTTTTCAACTGACAACCTTTCATAATCAATTGAACAACTTTCGGATCAAAATACTTAACCTCCGTTGGATAAGTAATTTTCCATTTCATATAGTTCTTACCTTGACTAAGATTAAACCTAACTTTGATCCGTTTCATAATCTTGTTATTTTTCTTTAACAATACAAAGATACTAGAAAAATTCTAACCTACAAATTTTTTTTGAAATTGTTGTATATGAGATAAAAACCTTCTTTAATAAACTAGTTATAACCAATTAAACAGTCTTACCCATTTTATTTCGTTCATACCATACCCACAGACTATCTCTCCAAGGTGTGTCATTCATGCCCCATTTTTGAGCATCAATTCTCATATCTTCTGGTAATTCCCAAAATAATTGTTCCATTTCTTCTTGGTTTAAATTTACTTTACCATTATCCCAAGTTACATCCAATATAACATCGTGGAAATGTGCCCAATCATTTTTGTCAAAGTTGTAATCTTCTATTTTATTCATAATAATTAACTGGTTATAACAAAGTATATGTGAAATACCTCATAAGGTTTCTACTAATTATTTAGGTTTGTCGTCAGGTACTTCACATATACCCAACCGTTAGTGATAATGATTTATTTTAGTCTCTCAAAATATATTGTTTGTGTTGGACCACCTACATATGTTTCTAAACGAAAAACAAAATTATCATCGTCAATTTTTGAAAGTTTCATTTCTTCGTGTCCAGAGCCTAAATTAAACTTTTTAAGTTTTTGTAATAATTTTCTTTCTTCTCCTTGTTTCAAAAATTTTCCTTTAATTTTGATTTTCTCATCTCTATATTCCGCAGAAAATAAATCACTATCACTAACATCAGATATATTCAAGTTTTCATTGAACTCTCCGAAACTTTTTATGTGTTTTTTATCTTTCATATTCGTTTATTAAGTTTAGTGTTTTCATAATCTTGTTATTTTCTTTAACAATACAAAGATACTAGAAAAATTCTAACCTACAAACTTTTTTTTAGATAATTTCCATACTCTCAGAAAATAAGATTTGTTCCACCATCGGACAATTATTACGAATAATAATGTTAAACCATTCCTTGAACTTCCCCTTATCTTTGAAGTCAAAGGTAATTCCATCATAATTAAGTTTGAAAACTCCAACCTTTTCTAAAACATCAACCTTATTCACAACCATATTTGTAACCCCATTTATGTTTGCCGCTTTGATAATCATATCCATATCGGTCCAAGCAATCTGTCTTGGTCTTCCCGTTGTGGAACCAAACTCATTCCCCACTTCCCGGATTTGATTAAACACATCATCGGGTTGTTCAAAGGTCTTAGCACCAACATAAGTGTTATACGCCTTACATACACCATAAACCTTTCTAATCTTTTGTGGCGGAACTCCGTTCAATACCGCAGAACCAATCGTACAATGTGATGATGTTACATATGGATAATCACCCCAATCAATATCCAATTCAAAACCTTGTGCCCCCTCAAATAATATCCGAACATCAAAATCATTCTTGTGAAATACATTATAGATATCACATACATAATTCCGAATCTCTTCAACATCCTCAGCTCTAATACCCTGACGATAATACTTGTCACGATATGCAGGACCATTACCTGTTTTGGTTGTTCCAATCTTTGAATCCTTGGAATCCTCGGCAATGTGATCATCGGTAATAATATGAACCCTCTTGTCAATGAATAAGTATTCCCTAACACGAATACCCTTACTCTCCAAATCCTTAATCTCACTCATAAGTGAATTGATATTCACAACACACCCAGGCCCAATGATGGATATCAAACCATTAACAATCCCCGATGGTATGTAATGAGTAACAATCTTCATATCACCAACATAAATGGTGTGACCAGCGTTTCCACCACCATTATAACGAACAACGTGTGTATATTCACCACTTTGAGTTAAATAATTACAAACCTTACCTTTTCCAGTATCACCCGCTTGTAAATCAACTATTACATCTGCAAATTCTAACATAATCTTAAATTAAATTTTATCCAAACACCAAATCGGTGTCTTTTCACCAACATATGAACCCTGAACATTGAATGAAAAATACTCAATAGCATCTTCTTCACTCATATCACGACATAAAATTGTAATACATTTACTGATTGAATAGATTAGTCTCATACTTGACTCATCTAACCCTATGATGGCATCATCAAAACCATCCGCCTTCAAAAATAACTCATCCTCATAATTCATGAATAAGTACTCCAAAAAATTTGTTTGTTCCATAATTCTTAATCAAGAATAAGAAACAAAATTCATAAAAACAACTAAATGATTATTCTTATAATGGAAAGGTTTCGCCAACAAATTGGTTAGGAACAGGAATGGTTTGAATGGTGTTTATACCCTCAATTTGAAAGGTTTCACCAACCCATCTACCCATAAGTGATTCTAACATAGATAGTTCCATAGGAAGGTATCGAAGAATATTTTCACTAATACCACGATAGATAAATAAGTCTTTATTTTTCAAACCCAAATGACCATCTCCTTCAGGATCTATTAACCAAATAATCCCAAATATATCTTTTCTCCATTCATATTTCTTAAACTGAGTTTCCATGAATTTTTTGAATATTGGATATAACTTTTCTTCTGTTACCTTGACTTTCATAATGATAAATATCCTTATAATGGAAAGGTGTCTCCAACACTCAACGGTGATGGTCAAGTCATCACCTGGACGATTAACCCCTCAATTTGAAAGGTCTCTCCAACCCATCTACTCATAAGTGATTCTAACATAGATTGTTCCATAGGAATGTAGCGAAGAATTCCTTCACTAATATCCACATAGACATGTAAATATCTACCTTCCACCAATTCCATTTGACCATATCCTTCAGGATCCATAAAAAATATCCCACCATTATTTTTATCTCTTCTCCATTCATATCTCTTAAACTGAGTTTCCATAAATTTTTTGAATATTGGATATAACTTTTCTTCTGTTATTTTAACTTTCATAATGATAAATATTCTTATAATGGAAAGGTTTCACCAACCTAATGGTTTCAAAACGAATGGATTCATTTGGGGATTTAACACCTCAATTTGAAAGGTCTCTTCAACCCATCTACTCATAAGTGTTTGTAACATAGATTGTTGTATAGGAATGTAGCGAAGAATTTTATCTTTAATACCACGATATATCCATAATTTTTTGTTTTTTTCCAATTCCAAATGACCAAATCCTTCAGGATCTATATACCAAATGGAATCATATTCATCTTTTCTCCATTCATATCCCTTAAACTGAGTTTCCATGAATTTTTTGAAAACTGGATATAACTTTTCTTCTGTTACTTTAACTTTCATAACATTTCATTAACTCTGTTTATAAAGTTATCTATCTTTTCGGTATATAAACTTCTAATTATAACCTCAACAATTTCTGATATATTAACATACATAGTATCATATACCATAGATTCATCCTCATCTTCATCACCAATTATCGGATAGAATGATGAGTAATACTCATTTGTTATATCATCTGTAAGATCCAAAATAAACCTTTCACTATCAAAATAAACAAGATTATCAAAAGGATTAGATCTTAACTCTTGAATCAAATCATTAAAGAAAATATCACTTTCCAAACGTTCATCCACATAATTAGTAAGTACTGACAATTTACGTAATATTTGTTGTTTAACACCTTCTTTTGTTGTAATGGATTCCATAATAGTTTCTGTTATTTCCGTATTTTTTTTGAATATTGAGATCATCTCAACGGTATGAATTTTCTCAATCTTATAACCAACATCAGGTGGAAGTTGTTTGATTAACGATTTCCAAGCCCTTTCCGCCTCATCAGACCTAAACGCCGATTGAATGATGATATTCGGCATTTTATCCAATAACTCCAACATCGCTTTCTTATATAAACCTCTACCCTTAAATTCTTCCTTTATTGTTGCCATAACAACCATATAATGTTTTTCATCAGGTGTTTCCAATGTCATATCACCAACCGCCTCACCATCACTCATAATGAACACCTCAATGAATCCATCCAATCGTTCAATTTGAATTTCTTCATTTATTACACCCATAACCTTACGGATTCTACCTATCTCTTCATTTAATCTCATAATATATAAATATTACTCTTTGTTCTCATGTTTTTGTGTTCCAAAATAATATGAAAATATCATCAACACAAGTGTTTTTATTAAATCAAAAAGTTCTTTACTTTGACCTTCAGTTAATAAGTTAATCTTGAATGCTATTATTTTATCAACAACATAAACACCCGTAAGTGCCGCAAATACCATAAGTATAAACCTAACCAAAACGTCTTTGGTACCGGTGGCAAACAATTTGTATGTCCCATACATAAATCCACCAACAAGTAATAACGATAAAATTACCGCAAAAATCGTAATCCAAATATCACCTGAGCTATACATCTAAATAAATATTATTACATTTCAAAAATGAAAGCAATCATAGCAGTTAATAACAAACAATACATCGGATTAAATAATAAATTACTTTGGAAAAGTAAGGAAGATCTTAAACACTTCAAACAACTAACCGAAGGTCAACGTTTATTGGTCGGTTATAACACCTTCACAGAATTACCTCCATTGAAAAATAGAACTCTTATCATAGATCAACGGAACGAGTTTTTATCTGCCGATTGGTGTATCGGTGGAAAAAAAACCTATGAAAAGTATTGTCATCTATTCACAGAACTACACATATCAAAAATAGATAATGATGACATCGGTGATACCGAATATCCGAACCTTGAAAATCTAAATCCCGAGTGTAAGGTCTTCACTTATTACTTCTCAACAACAGATTAACGTGATCTTGCCGTCAGTTAAGTAAGGTCTAATATCACCTTCCATAAAACCAATGTTAACATATTCTGAAGGTCTTTCAAACTCATCATAACATTCAACTGAACAATCACCACTATTCATAATGATCTTGTTAATAATAAACGGATCAATATCCATTTTATGGTTAATCGTCTCAGGTTTGGTATAATACCCAATCTGATCATCAATACCAATCACCTTATAATAACGATTGATATCAATTTCCATATCCCCACAATCCTCAGAACAATCATAAGGATATTGTGTAACTTTATACGGATTCAGATTTGTTAATTTCTTAGCAACTGATTTACCATCCGTCATAATATCACCAACTTTCAAATTCTTTTCACGAATCCCTAAAAATAACCTCGGCTTACATTGACAGTTTTCACCCAATTCATCACACCATAAACATTCACCATTGTGATCCATTTTTGGTGATACCGAAAATAATTTTGCGTTTTTCTTCATAATTTCTTTTTTAATGTCTCTAATAGATCAATATCGATCTTTTCACCCAATAAAAATCTCATACACTTTTCAACTAACTTCTGCTCAGGTGATATATCATTCCTACTAGCCAAATATGTTACGTGTTTAACTTCCGTATCATTAAAATAAATATCAATACCATCAAACAACTTTTTTAACTCCTCAAATCTCTCCCCCTCAAATACTTTGTAGTCGGTTACAAAAACCACATAAGCATAATCCAATTTAATCTTATTAAGCAATAACATAACCCATCACTTTAAGATTACACCCAATCATAAACAACAACAATATCTTCTGATAAAATTCCAGCATAAGCACCAAATCCCTTAACATATTGCCTATTTTGCTCCCTTAAATCCCAATCATTCAACATATGTTTGTGACTCAATGTTAAATAAATAAAAGCCAATTTACCTATGTTATTAATTTTATAATCATAGATAAAATTTTCAGGTTCTTTGATGTAATACCTATCTAAAACCATATTCAAAATGTAAATTAATTTTTCCATCAGAGCAAATGTAGTGAATTTTTTTTGTAATACCAAATGTTTTCTACTATATTTATTGACATGACAACAATAGAACTAGCAAACAAATTTATATCTAAAAAATTAAAAGGTCTAACAATTAAGGATATCACTTATGAAACCGATATTAAAGACAACCCCACGTACGGTGTTGCGTTTATTGAAATATCTAAAGACTATTTAATGTCTCACTCAACTCCGATAGATAGAGACACATATAAAGATATGAAAAGTAAGGAATATTTCCCTTGGAGTGATCCTCCACCAAACCCTAATTATCCTGATATAAGGGTTTTGAAAGATTTTGCCGATTCTATTGATGAGAAAACTTTCGATACAATTTATACTTATATAGTTGAGTCACATTATATAATAACCGAATTACATTTTAAACATTTATCAATACGTTTTGGTCCTTACGAAGGTTTTTTTGACGAACCTTTTGAATACTTCCGATAAAATTAAATCAATTTACTTCTTAAGTAGTTTTTCTCATCTTCATTCAATGTATCCAAAAATCTATTAACTTGTCCCAATCTTCTAATTCTAAGATCATCACCCGCAAAATCACTATCACCATAGTCAGTGTCCGCGGCTTCAAAATATTCTTCATACAAATATTCACTCACAATAATCCCACCCATATCGTCTATCATATCTTTACTTGTTGCAAACATCGTTCTATACCAAGAATCTGTAAAATACGTTTGCCCATGTTTTTCATATGTTACATCAAATTTATACAATTCAGGAAAAACAACATCATCTACTTTAGTTTCTTTGGTAATTTCATTATTAGAAAATATGTCAAATATATAAACCAATAACTCCATAGCACTAACTTTATCATTACCGAATTTACCACCAACAAAGAGATCCATTTCGTGATAATATTTGTCGTATATCGTTTCAACCGCATCAGTATAATCTAAATTATCACCATACTTTACAACAAAATATTTACATAATTTAAGTAATTCTTCTTTTGACATATCGGTGATATCTGCAGACTCAGTTAATATACGTTTAGTTTTGGGTTTTGATTCATTAATAGGTCCTTCAATTGTAAAATCTGTATAATCCCAATCATTAAATTCCTTATCGTCAGTATCGTAGTCGTACATTTCCATCTCATCCCAAATAAAAGTACCACCCTCATCATACCATGATACTATGTCACGAGCATCTTCCTCAGTTACCGCATGAACCACTCCTTTGTGGAATTCTGTCTTCCATTCCATTACTTTTGATTTTCCATAAACATTGATCTTATTTAACGGAAGGAATATAAAATCTTTCTTTTCAAAATTATCACTTGCAATTATTTCCATATTAACCAAAAGTGTTGATCGGATCCAAGCTGCTAACTCAAACTCACTAACACCCCTAAGTTGTTCTTTAGTTACCCCCACATAACTCAAATCGTTTTCAAATACTGAATAAAAATCTTCCAAGTCAGAATCGTGAACAAATTCATAATCCTTCAAATCAGGAGACATCTTAGTTAAAATCGCAATAATCGTAAACATGTAGTTACGATCTATTTTTTCTAAAATATTAGCCATATTTAATAAATACCTATTGAATTATAAATATCAATATGTTACTATTATTTAACTATGGAAAAACAACACATTTTATACGATTGGATCTTTTGGTGTAACACTTATGAAGACAACACCTGGTACGGAATTAAGAAAAACGATATCTCCAAATTTTTTATGGGTGGTGATATTATAAAAGAAGTAGAACACTTCACAGGTAAAACAATGAAGGAAGTAGTTTCAAAAGCATTGAACACTTATCTTGTTTGATATATTTATAAGATAAAAGAAATCATGATCAACGAAACACATAAGAGAATATTAAAGATGATGGGTGTTACATTAACTGAACAAGTTAATCAAGAAAATCAACCATTAACACCATTACAAAAAATAGAATCTCTATTGAATGATGAAGGTTTAACTGAGAAATTATCCTACCTATTGGAATCTTTCAATGTTGAAACAAAAGAAGAGTTCTTGGAATCGTTATCCAAGAGCGTTAATAAAACTTTGATTATGAGATTAATGAACACCTCAAGACAGAAATACGATACCGATAAAGATGATCTTTACAAACAAATTATTGAAATCTTATCTGAGGTGCTCAAAACATCTGATACCTTAAAATAACAACCTATTTTATGGTTGATAGATCCTAACAACCTCACAAGATTTATACTTACAGATGTCTTTTTTAGCCCGTCTTTTAGTATAATCTTTATTATCAAAAACGGATGCTTCGTTGATCGCAACAAACTCTTCTCTTTCATCCGACCAATACTCATTAGGGTTAACCAATGATCTTACAACATAATACTTCATATCTTATTTTTATTTAAGTAGTTAGCCCAATCCTCAGCGCCATCATCATCACGTCTTGATGCGTATTTTTTAGTTAATAGGTTATTCATACGTTTCTCATGATCTACCTTGATCCAATTATTCGGTATATCATTCTTAACGTCAGATAATTCAACCCTATGTTCAACATAATGCGTGATATAAACAACTCCGTCTTTATCACTAATAACCATATTCGGTTTCATTCCAACATATGGTATATATGTTTTTCCATCATAAACCATATTTTGGATCATTACCTCGGAATCACCATTCAAAGATTCCAACTTTTCCCTTAATTCAGATACTTTCATCAGTTTTTTATTTAATAATACGAATTACTTATCACAATGTCAATTAACTCATAAAGAATTAAATATCAATCTCAGAAAGTCTTTCTCTCACAAGTTCATTAACAATATCATCGTCGGGTGATGGATACCACCTATCATCATAATCAAATGTTGGTTTTTCAATATAGTCTTGTTCCATCAAAGTATCAAGAACACCATCTAAATTGTAACCTCCGGTATTTTCATAAGAACTACTATAAGGGTAAAAGTGTTCATCAAAAATATCCATAACAGATTCATCATCCACATCCACCAAGTTTGATAAATCAACCTCTATCTCAACACCACCATCATCAAATCTAGAAACATTACCATATTCCTCTAAGGCTGATTTTAATAGGGATTGCATATGATCAACATAATCGTCACCATCAGCAGAATTTATTGCAGATCTAATAGCATTCATTATCTCATAATCACCATCAACCTCTTTAATAGAATCTTTCAAATCTAAATCTTCATCCAATTCAATATTATTTTTTTGTGCCATTTGTCTAACGATATCCCAAAGTTTATTTTCAGTTTCTTTGTCAATCGTGTAACTAAAAAAGCTTGAAGTATCTACATCATTATCATATCCCCACAAATCCCAAGGAGCTACCATAATTTCTTCAAAAATATGTACCGTTCTCACGTCTCCGTTTCTGTTACGGTATCTATTTTCCCAACCTCCATTAACATAATATTTTATATAATCAGGATCTAACTTTAACGTAAAGTTTGTCGGTAACGGTGGAAGTTCAATAAGACCCATTTTAGCTAACACCCTTTGCATTGATTTGGATTCAAATAAATCAGGTCTTTCTTGATATAATTGTTTAATTGTTTCATCGGGAAGATCACTTATTTTGAAATCTTGTTGTGCCCCATACTCAGAACCAAACTTTTGAATTAAATAACCATCTTCACCATCCATTACAGAAAACAATGGCACAATATATTGATGGTATTTATCACTAGGTTTCGAGTTTTTAGGACCTTTTAATTGATACAAAACATTATCATCACCAATCGCCGCAGTTAATAATGACTTATTTATTTTAAATTTATCATTTAATGGAACATATTGTCTTAATGAATATAAATAACCATATGAACTTCTTCCACAATGTCCCATCCTTTCACATTCTTCAGGTGAGTTATTTGTGTTCAAATCCACCCAATATAAACCATTACCATTTTTATCTCTAAAATCTAAAATCACATCGTGATCCTCAACATAATTAATTTGACCTTCACCAACTTCTAAACTATCGTGCCATTGTTTTGATAACGAATATAACTCATTAAACGTGTTATTTTTGTAAGGTTGTACATTACCATTTAGTCCTACCCTAATCCAATCCATTATTGATTGGATTCTTTGTCTAATATAAAGAGGAACTTCGTATTTTTCTTTGAGCATGTTTTCCATTTCCAATGGTGTTAACATATTTCGCATGTTAGTATTCAAATAGTCAATAACTTTGTTCCCCATCCAAACGGATAATGGTCCGCACAATTCATCTAATGTCTCAGCCGCCTTCTCACTAAAATTAAGCTTATCTATTAGAATTTTTTTCTTTGACGCTTCTAATATTATTTGTCTTATGTTTTCTAATAATTTCATATACTAATAAATATATGAAAAATACTTAATTACGAAATGAAGGACAATCTTGACCTTTTTTCGGATGTCTCTCACGTTGTCTTTCAATCTTTTTTAGTTTCTTTTGTGAAACAGTATAAGAAGATGATTGACAAGAAACCATTAATACCACCAAAATAAAAAGATATCTCATATTATTTAACTTTAACTGCGGTTGCATTAACAGGATTGAAGTTATTACCATTCCAACTCCAAATTACACCAACAACTTTAAGATTTTCTTTTTTCCAAGAATTACTAATCGGAATGACATATGAAAAATCTTGAGTTGAATTTGTTGTTATTGTTGTTATGGTTTCACCAAGGATTTTTGATCCACCATATCCACGAACCACATTATTATGTAATGGATTTGATGATCCGGTCTGACCTTTAATAATACTATCCTCCAATACCAATATTGAAAACGTATGACTACCGAAACCATCTTTGAAGTATTGAACTTTAGATTTTACCTCAATTTGAAAATTAACACTTGATCCATTAACAGGTTTTACAACAGCATCAACATAACATCCCGCAATCGGTGATAACGCATTATTCTGAGTTAAATAATTATTTGCCGTTGATTGGTTTGGATAAAAGTTTTTGAAATCTGTATTAACACCCATAAACAAATGAGGAATACCATTTTGATTGAATCTTTTCATCAATCTATCACCAATGGTATCTCCCGCAGGTGAATTTAACCCATCACTAGTTTGAGATGACAAACAAATAATCTTATCGTCACCATACACTTCCATCGCACGTAACACAGGTTTTCCCGACGATCCACAAGGACCACACCAAGTCGCTCCTTTATACACTAATACCGTTCTTTGAACAGGTTGTACCGTAATCGTTTCCGTGATCTTTACATCTTTTGAACAACTAAATAATGTCACACCAAAGATGATTGAATAAATAATTTTTTTCATAATATTGTTTTTATATAATTATAATGATTTTACAAACTTTTTTTAACCTACCAACTTACAATCTTTAACAGACATCACAACTTTAATCTCAGTTGGTAAGTCACTAGACCAATCCAAAATACCGAAATCAATTTCAAGTATCTTACCTTGAATTTCCCATTTTTCAACTTCATAACCTGTCGGGTCTAACATCGTCATCTCTAAACTCAATAACCTACTCAGATCCTCCAAAGAGTTGGATGGATTATAAAAATCATACAACACTTTAGTTGTGGATGGCACAATCGGATCCCACATCTCAAATAACATATTACCCCAACCACCATTGACAATTATAGGTCTAGTTGCTTTATTCACCACAAAAGATGGTATATCAATATTCTTAAAATTAACAAGAAACCTATTCTGTTTCTTTGGTTCAAAAGGTTCAAATTGTGTATCCATTAGTTACTATTTTTTTTTAATACGTTCCATTTATTAAACTGATTCCATGTCTGACTCCACTTACGAAGTCGTTAATTTCTTCCTCAGATATGTCTGATATAATTGTTCCTATCGCAATCCCAACTTCATTTCCTATATCCGATATATCCCCTTTATCGTATGGTAAGTTGGATAACTCGGAAATTATATGTTTTAAGGTTCTTTGAAAATCTATATTTTGTCTCATAATTTAATTAGATAAAGGTGCTTTAATGGTTGGGTGTGATTGATAACCTTCTACTTGAAATTCTCCTATCTCCATACTCTTAATCCATCCATCAATTGTTTGGTATTCGTGATTCCAAAACTCGTCATTGATAATTAGTTTAGGTAACGGGTAAGGTTCTCTACCAATCTGTTCCTTAGCTTGTTCAATGTGGTTACTGTAAAGGTGGACATCACCTAAGTTACCAATCAATTCATCAGGTACCATATTAACTTCTTTAGCAATGATTTCAAGTAGTAAACCATAAGAAGCAATGTTGAATGGTAAACCTAAGAATGTATCTACTGAACGTTGATTCCACATTAAAGAGATTGCTCTGGTTGGAATGTTTCTAGTAGCTAATTTAGCATCTTCAAAACCAGCTGGTTTACCTATACCTCCCATATATTCATTAACATATATTTGAATTCTCTCATCTCTACTCAACTCTCTTGTATAAACTTGAAATCCATAATGACAAGGTGGAAGAACCATATTCGGTAAATCGTGTACTGCCCATGCCGATACAATCAACCTACGTGAATTTGGATTATCTTTTAGTTGCTTAATCAATTCAGATATTTGGTCAATACCCTTATTACCAAACTCATCATTAAATTCTTTGTCGGTTTTTAATTTTTGTAAGAACTCTTCTTTTGTGAAAGGAGTCCCATCTTCGTGTGTATGTTTACTCTGCATAATTCCAGTTTTTAAATTTTTCACTCTTGCTTTTTATTCTATCACTAACCATATCCCACTTAACACCTAATTGATTTGACGCATGGCTAATACTCTCATACCATACACCACCAATAATACAAGGTCTTTTGTGAACTGACACATCACTTAGTTTTTTTCTAGTTTCATTACTTATTTCACGTCCTTTTAATTTATCTCTAACTTCCTGACGTTTCATACCGTTATTAGACTTTATTTTATCTTTAGTTTCTTCAGAGTGAAACCAACCACCATTTTCTTTTCTAGTGTTAACCATTTTATCAATAACTTCTTGTGGCCGTTTTCTACCTTTAAGTGTTTCACTTGTTTTTCTTTTATGTTCTTCACTTAATTTAACACCTTTTTTCTTTTCACTTATTAATTTTATTACTTCTATTTTAATAGATTCATAAACTCTAGAACTAGGGATATATCTACTTTGTCTCTTACTTTTCATATTACACATTGCCCATAACGCAAACTTTAACTTATTATTATTGGGATAGATTCGTACTAGTAATCTGTGACATACAAAATGCTCTCTAGCAGTTAAACTCACTAAGTTTTCTTTATCGTCCGAACCACCCATACATCTTGGTATTATATGGTGTTTTTCTGTATAACATTCCAATATTCTATTATTCGCCCTCACCACTATTTGGTTGTATATTTTTTCGTAGTTCATAGTATTTCTCCATTGTTTTTTTATTTATTACTTCTTTGTTACGATGGTAATACTCTTTAGCCCAAGCTCGTTGTGCTTCAATTTTTTCTTGTTCTGTTTTGTATTTTTTTAATCGTCCCATTTATAATAAATATATAACTAAAAGAAAAAAACTAAAAGAATTGTAATTATTTTTTAACTTTTTTCAAATAATCTTCGTAAAGTTTGTCATCTGATTTACCACCCCAATTACGCCAACCAGCCCCATACACGGGCCCTAATTCACCCCACGTCTTTGCAAACTCATCATCTGTTTTAATTTTGTTGATGAAATCCTCCTTGTTTGTAATAGCATAACCCGCAATGGTTGTATCATCCATAAACTTTTCTAAAGTTTTTTTCTGATAATTTGCCCATGTATCACCATCCCAAATATGACAATCATTATCTACAAGGTATTTGATATTAGTCGAGCCAGAAAGAAACCAAAGTAGTTCCGTTACTATTTGTTTCCAAGCCATCTTCTTTGTGGTGAGTAATGGAAACCCATCTGACATCTTATGACGAATCTGTCTTCCGAATACTGAGATGGTTCCTGTACCTGTTCGGTCTTTCTTTTCTACTCCATTGTCAAGAATGTCTTGGAGTAGGTTTTGGTAGTCTGTGTCTAGTTTATTCATATTATAATTTTTTATCATCCTACTAATGTTTCTCCCTCTAATACATCTGTAGATTTATATACTTTAATTCCTCTAAACCTAACATCTGAAAAGTTACTAGTTGGGTCAAAAGTAACATACCTTTTAAATTCATACACTAATTTATAAAAGGTAGCAGGATGTACTAATATCATATTAGGTTCTCTTGATGTGGTACGTATATGAGTCGTTATTTTTCCCATTATTTGGTCCACTATTCCATGCTCATAAGCACCATCAGAACCAATTTGAAAATCATCACTCACATAAGGTGGTTCATCTTCAAGTCCATCCATTAAAGTTTGGTCCCATTCCTCTTGTTCTTCCATTTCCATCAACATATCCTGTAGTCGTTTAATCTCAGCGAGGACATCATCACCGAACTCAATCTTATACATTATTGATAAATCAATTGCTTGTATCTTGTAAATGTTCAGCAGTTCTTTTAGTATTTGTTCTTTAGTCATAACTTTCTATTTTTTATTGTCTCTGTAAAATTCCTTAATAAGATTACACATCTCAGTTTGTTCTGTGATGTTTACTCTAGTCGGATTTCTATTTATTGATTCCAATCGCAATTGATAAACATCTTCCTCATTTGAATCACTCAATAAGAAGTAATCAGCCAAACCAAAGTATAACGATACATCATATTCAGTTATATCAAAATGTATATCATCAACATCAAATGTAAAATACTCATTAACTTTTGGTTTATTATTCCAAAATACTTCATTAACCTTGAATATCCAAATCATTTTTTTCTTTTTTAATATAACCTCTATTTTCTTTATAGACATAAAGAATCTCATCATCTTTTATTTCAGGAAACCCATGTTGATATGTTTCAACTATAATTGATTTCCAATTACCCTCCATCGGTACATAACTAACTTCTGTCGGATTATCTAAATTGATTAGAAATGTTGGTTGTGTTACTTGTATTTTATTCATAACTTTCTATTGTTTCGTTGTTGTATGTTATTGTGATTAGTTTGGTTGGAATATTTTCCCAATCAATTTTAGTATCACTTCCTTTTAGTGCTTGATGTAAGTTATTCTTAAAGTATTGCATATCTCTAATTTCATTTCTCTCTTCCAAACTCAACTCTCTTTCCTCAATCTTCAATCCCCACCTTTCAGAGAACTCAGTATCGGTTTTACATTTGTTGATGAATTCTTCTTTTGTAAATGAACGCTTTACTTCTGCATCTTCATAAAATTCGTGACCATCCTTATATGATATACAATAATACTCATACACCTCATCAATAATCTGTTCTTTAGTCATAACTTTCTATTTTTTCGTTCTTGTATTAATTATAATAGGTAATTTACCTTCAGGTGACATTTCTATCAATTGTTGGTATTTCTCATCTCCAACTACACCATCAACAGTCCACTCTGTCTTTACCCCATTTTCATAAATGGGTATTGAATATGTTTCTTTAGTCATAACTTTAATTTGATTCATAGTATTGTTGGTCATCAATTAACTCTTCAATAAAAGGTTGGTCTTCCAATCTTTCAATAACAATGTTTAATGCTTCAGGGTGGTGGATTCTTGAACCCGCTCCAAAAGATATCGTGGTAAGTCCTAACACTTCGTTGTTAACGTAATGTCTGAATTTACCTTTTTGGTTATTTACCTCGTGGTCCATTGAAACATCATTCCAATCACTCAATACAACTTCGTGTCCTCCTTTGTTTTTGTAAACCAATCTGATCACATTGTTGTGACTGAAGTTCTTAATAAATTCTCCTAATTTCATATTTTTATTTTTGTTCATTAACTTCTACATCCCAACTAGCTAATACAAATTGAAGTTCTAAATTCCACAACTCATCCTCATCAACATGAGCCACTGCCTCAAACCCTCCTGTACATGAATGGTAAGTCTTTTTCTCTTTCATAGCACCATCATAAGCATCTTGAAGCAACTTCATAGCTGTTACCATTAAGTTTCCAATAGTTGGAACTCCATCATCTGTTATTGTATCTGCCCATTGCCATTTGAGAAGTGACATTGCTTTGTGAGTCTTCTCCCAATTAAAGTGATCAACAATCTCACTGATAAGTTGTTCTCTAGCCTTCATTTTACAAAATATTGAAATGTCCCTACTACAATAGCCGAGATAAATACTCCCATCCCAATACCTGATAGTAGTAGTTTAATACGGAAAAATTTCTCACTGGATACATCCGTTGTCCAATGAACGATCCAAGCACTTGCCAAGAAACAAAAACCAATGATGTTTAACAATGTGTGTAATGTCATAACTTTTTTTTTATAAGAACAAATATAAGAACAAATAAGTTAATAGTCCAACTTTTCGTTGTGTAATTTAACAAAATATTCCGCAACATCTTTAGATAGTTCACCACTCCTCGCAATAAAATACTCACTCTCAACACCACCATCATCAAACATAATCGGTTGTTCCCCCTGAATCGGACGACACCAACAATCATCACCACTGAAACACGTTCCAAGTTTCCACCTAATGGTAAACGCCAACTCCGATGCTTGTTTATACGTTAATTTAGTTACCATACTCTTCTCTACCTTCTTTAATTTTATTCTCAACGTAATTCCTAATCTCTTTCATCGATGTTAAAAAATTGTTTCTCAATCGGTGAAACTCTTCATCTTTAATTTCATCAAATCTTGAGTAACTTTCAAAACAATAATCAATACCCTCATTATCCATTCGGTATTCAACCATAACAAAATTTTCAAATTCTTCTTCTGTCATAACTTTCTTTATTTAGATTTATAAGTGTAATCATAAGCACTATCCCAAACATTATCAAACTCTTCTTGTAATTCCTTTGGTAATTTATCATATAACTCTCGTTCCACCCAATCAAACATCCGATAACCAAACTTTAAGTGATTTAAGTTTGTTTCCATATAAGAACAATTACCGGAAAATTTACATTTCAAAGGTGAGCAACAACCCTCTTCACCACAACCACTACACTCAGGACAATATGGTGAATAATCATCTTTTAATTCCAAATCTATAGGTTCCGTCATTGTCTTGATTAGTGATGATGTTTAATAAAACCATTTATATACCCCTTGATGTTGTACGCACCCGCAGGATTCATACTATGAACAATAAAGTCACACATCTTCAGATCATTATCAATCATATAATCAACCAACCATTTGGCACAATCATACCCCGTCTTTTCCTTGAAGGTCTCATACTTCTCATTGTATGTTCCATTATACATTGAAGGATCGTAGTGTTCGTCAGCCAAATCGTGATCAAAGGATATTAAATCCGGTAACCCATTTGTTTTAATGTAATCCACAAACTCATCGTAATTACGGACCACAACCCAATCATTATCAGCATAAACACGCTGCGGCATATAAACCATACAATCCAACGGATTTCTTACATCATCCAAAAATAACTTTTTCATATCTTTTTTTTTATTTATGTTCTACTTCACAGTTCCATTGACTAGCAACAAACATCAAATTCATACCAAATACCCTATTTAAGTCCTTATCCCAAAACACCTCAGCATCGAATCCTCCTGTACTCACCGTGTAATTACCTTTAATTCTAATTGATCCTGATGTTGCATCAACAAGTAACCCATATGCACATTCAACCATTTTATCAATACTCGGAACACCTCGAGTTGATGACCACCACCAATCCAATGCTTGCATCGTGATCTTAACTCGGTGAAAATCAAAATAACCTAAAGTCTCACTAATCTTTTGTTTGATATTATCATCAAAAGATTCAAAGGTCTCAATAGTTTTACTGTTCATACCACAAAGATAAAGATAAAAAAGTAAAATCCAAAAAAAAATGGGAAACTAATCCCACTTTTTTGAGCCAACCGAGATTGGGTCCACCATTTGGTTTACTCAAACCAACAAAGAAGATTCTAACATGGTATAAACATCAATAACATATTTACCGTTACAATACGGAATTAACGATCCGTGATGTGGAAAATAATCTTGAACCACAGATTTTGATCCTTCAACAATATGAACTTCAAATGTGTCTTTGAAATTACCGTATAATTTATCAGACCCTCCGACAACTATTAAAGACTTCTTACCAAACTCTTTTTTAAAAATCCTACCACCTTCAAAAACCGGATGATCGGTTGATTCTGCAATTATTTGTCCTATAGTCATTGTTTGTTTTTTTTATTCTCCTCTAAAATATGAATTAAACCTATGATCGCCAAAACATAAATAACCAACTTTAATATCGTTCTCATAAATTATCTAGTTTCAAGAGCCTCAATCTTAGATTTTACAATATCTGTCATTTCAACAATTTCCTCCACTTTTGATGAAATAATACACTCCTTAAGTATGTTGTAAGGAATATTCAAGAAGAAATCGTACCCATTGAAAAATCTAAGGTCCGAACATTCCACAAAACAACCATTAATCATTTTAAGAAACAGCTTGAATTGTGTTCCATCAACAAATCTTTCGTCCAAAATAACACCCAACTCAAGGTGTTGGACTTTAACTCTACTAACCATCTTAATCATACAACAAAGATAAGTATAGAAATTTAATTATCCAACTATTTCAAAATTTTTTGATTTTTCTTTTGTCACATCAAAATCTCTTAACGATCCACCCGCATTTAATTTCACATAATGTCTTATGGCATCATCCAAATTTGTAAATTGGTTTTCCTTACTAATATCTTTAATTAAAAATTTAACAGCAATTTCTGAGGCAATCTTAGGATCATTAACCAAATCAGGATTAGATACCAAATCTTTACCAATCAAATTACCATATTTGGAATAATTACCTTTACCTGTTAATTGGTTCAACCCTCTACCCCTATACATCCAACCATCATCACCACCTTGATTCCCCGCAACCTTTGAATAAACCACCTTAAAGAATTCCTTTGGATTGTTTTTTAATTTGGATAATTGATCATCCGATAAATGTTTAACTCGTTTTCCAAAAATATTCCTAAGTTTAGAGTTAGATGTTTTACTATATGGATTTTCCGATTGCGGAATAAATCCCGATTCCTTATCAATCGTTGATAGTATCGCCACTTGGGCATAAGGATTGGTCAAACCAACTTTAGTCATCTCATCAATCATACTATTAACAACACTACCCTTCGACCCCGAATAATTGTGTTTAATTTTTCCTTTTAATTTTGGTACATCAGTTTTTACCTCTTCTTTATTTGACGTATCAATTGGTGATCCAGGCTTTTCTTGCAAAATACTATTAAAAAATTCATCAGTGATTTCACCATTAACCTTCAACCCTTTTGCTTTTTGGTATTGTTCAATAAAGTTCTTCATTTCCGAATCGTACTTACCATTCAACTTAACACCCGATATACCAAAATCTTTAAGTAACTTTTGAATTGCGGTCACTTTAAACCCTTTGTCACCTAATTTTGGATATTCTTTTTTATCCTTCATTGCTTTAATACCGCTAAGAATTTTTCCCTGCACAAAATCATCCAAACCCAAAAGCTCAATAAATTGTTCAACTAATATTTTCATAAAAACTTTTAATATAAATACCTTATTAAACAAAAAAACCCATCACAATCGTGATAGGTTATATTGGCTAACGCTGAGACTAAACGTTTTGGTTGGTTGCCTTTGGAGGGATTATCCGAGGTTTGGTTCCCCAATCTTGTCCACATATGTTGCCATACGTATCAACCAGTGTCGGTAACTATCGGTTACCACTCGTTTCGTTGTGACTTACTCCACACTTACTTATGTCTGTTCAATCTTGCTAGACTGACTAAAGGATGGCCGTCCTACCAGCACTTTCGTTATGAAACCTAACAGACTTGCGGTCTGATTAAGTTCTTGGTTGACGCAAGGTCCCAAGAATTAGACACCTTTCATCACAACGCCCGAAGGCTTTCGCTTCATCTTGTTTTTAGTTCAAATACAAATTGAGTAGCCGTGAGTTTTGAAGGACGTGCTTCGGGAGAAGTTTCATATCTTTTGGACACAAAATGCTTCACGACCTTCTGTAAGTCTGCAAACCTACGGTTCATAAGGATTACGTTGTTTCACAACTCGGAAACCCTTCAGAACTGGTGCCAAGCCCTACTTCCAATTGCAGTCGGAGTCGAACCTTCACCTTCAACTTTTCCTATTGGTGTCACCACCTCAACCTCGAGTCTCACTTCTCGAGATGAATAGATTCTCTCAGCGGTTGCCCCCGAGATTCCATCCGTAGTTGATTTGCTTAGTTGTCAAATCTTATGATCTGCGAGACTGTCGGTTGCTAAACCATAAAGTCCCATTTAGTCCCGTCACCGGGGTTATCTAATGACGCTAAGCCGCCAATACCGTCGACCTAATTCCTTGAGAGGGGAAATGGTCTTTTTCAAAGAACGTTGTCGGTTTTGAGTATTATCCGACGTTTTGGACTACAAAGTTAGAACAACTTTTTCGTTCTGTCAAGTCTTTTTTTGAAATTTTTTTGGGGTAATTTTTATAAATATACCCTAAATCTCAAAAATCTCACTCAACACTACAAAATTACAAACTTTTTTTCATTATGTCAAGATATTTTTGAAAATTTCTTCATTTTCTTTGAAACAAGTATAATGATTGTGGTATGCAAGATGTCTAGCCTCAACTTCCAAGGGGTGTTGTTCATACCCATACACCTTTAATAACTTCTCATATTTTGTCGCCACAGGTTGCATAGAATGAACATACTCGTGAATGATCGTTTGTATCAAATCACCCAACGTTTTGTGCATAGTATAGTTGATACCAATGATATTATCTTCGTGATCATACCAACCAAATGTTGTCTTACCATCAGGTCCTTTACTACCTTTAATACAGAAGTGTGATATTGGTGATTTTCTACGTCTATTCACACCCATATTAGTTTTACACCACCCAATAACAACATCGGCAATCTTTTCAGTTCTTTTCCTACCGATTCTCTTAACTGAAGTACTAATATTTGTAACCATATCACAAAGATAATTACAAAATTTCATACTTCAAAAGTGTTAATGTCGTTTTTTTCAAAAAACCAACAAAATATCACCTAACAACACCATAAGAACAAAAAAACACCATATTATACACTAAAACGAAAAGTTAATGATATCTTAATAACACACCGAAAAATTCATTTTATACAAATCCTTTTTTATTTATTGTTATGGATAAACACTTTTCTACTAAACAATTTAATTATGAAAACACTTTTTACACTACTATTTTCGTTTGTTTTTATTTCAATTTCTGTCGCAAAATCACACAAAAACTATGGAACAATAAAATCTCAAAAACTCTACGAATGTATTGAAAAATACTCAGAAGAGTTGGGTGTTCCCAAACACATCGCTTATAACATAGCAAGACTTGAAACCGGTTACAAAGGACCAACCCACAAAAACTACAACCCACACAGAAGATCAAGATGTGGGGCTGTCGGTCCAATGCAAATCATACCACGTTACGCAAAAAAACTCGAGAAGAATTTAAGTAACAAAATCTTAATGTATAATATTGAAACGAATGTTAGAATTTCGTTGAAGATGTTAAAGAAACATTACAACAGGTACCATTCTTGGGAAAAGGCAGTCGCTTGTTACCATAAAGGTAATCCAAGACCTAACAAATATTCAAGATATGTTACAACAAATTACAACTACCATCGTAAATGGGATCGGTCCTATAGGAATGATTACCCAAAGTGTGATACGACAGATATAATTTACGCAAACAGATGAAAATAAAAATGGGGGTCATTGACCCCCATTTCTTTTATACAATATCCTTTGACTCAATCAAAGTATATGTAAATGAATTACCGTGTTTATCTCGGGACTTCCTAATGATTTCCATAAAGGAATCAAAATCCGCCGATCTTTTGAATACTTGGCAACCTTCCGACCAATTTTCTACGTATGTTGAATCAACACCCGCTTTATGAATGTTAATACCGAAAACACCTTCTTGGATTTTGTTCTCGTCGTGTTGCATATCTTTATCAGCATCACGATATACTTTCACATTCTTAGCTTGTCTCAACGCTTCATACTTACCTTGGTGTAATCCGATTATGTGAGAACTTCTATACTGTCCTTCAACCAATCTTGCAACACCTGCAGCGTTATGATACTCCAACATCGCTTTCTTACCGGGATCGGTTGTGATCGTCCATTCATGATACTTCCATTGACCACCAACTTTATAAGATAGTGTAATAGTATCATCAAACGCATTCGTTACTTTATCACCTGTTGCTGAATTTCTTACTCCTACAATATTAACATCATAGTCGGTATCAGAATCAAACCACTTATAACCTTTTGTCTCAACCGCTTTTTGGATTTTCTCTCTACTGTAAGCCATTATCCTTCAGTCTCCTCATCTTTTTTAGGTTTTTTAGGTGCTGCGAAGTTATCCAATGATGTTCCGAACAAACATGCAATAGTAACATACTCGACCGCACTTACCAACTCAGCCGATGGTTTAATTTCTTCGTGAGTAAATGAATTAGCTATCATTGTTCCAGCAAGTGCAAGGAAACCAATGAAAGCGATTACTCTCTTTGAGCTCACATCTCCCGATGCGGAACTCAACATTGATTTGAAAAATTTTTTCATAATATCCTGTTTTATGAATAAATATCTTCAACAATCAAATTCTACTCAAAAAATCAATAAAGGATTGTGTCATCGGTGTCGGTAAATCATCCAAATCAAAGAACCCACATTCAGTATGTTCAAACCCATCTTGAGCCATGTCCAAATCAATATCAATCATCTCATCGGACTCATATAAGAACATATGAATTACCTTTGTTACCTTACCTTTTATTATAATTCTACCAATATAATTAAAATCACCTTGCAGTTCATAACCTGTTTCCTCATAAAACTCTCTCATCGCACCTTCGGGCGGTGATTCGTAATCCTCAACATGCCCTGATGGAATAGACCAATAACCACCAAGTGTTTGATCCATCGCCCTTTTACACAAAAGAATTTCATTTCCAACTTTATATACAATTCCTGCAATTTCTTCCATATTTATAAGTATGTTATATCCAGTTAAAATAAGAATAAATGACCAAGTTTTCAAATGTGAAGTTAGACACACTAAAAGTGACTTGGAAAAAGGTATGATGGGAAGAACATTTCCCGATACTAATTATAGTATGTTGTTTATTATGCCAACATCAGAAAGACAAAGTTTTTGGATGAAAAACTGTGTTCAACCATTAGATATACTTTTTATATCGGGTGTTAAAATTACAACAATACATAAGAATTGTCCTCCTTGTGATGAAGAACCTTGTGAAACTTATGAAGGTTACGGTGGTTTTGTGTTAGAATTAAACGGTGGTGCCTGTGATATGTACGGAATAAACGAAGGTGATAGAATTGAGATTATTTAATCCCAATGAACACTCATATAAGGCCTACCATCCTTAAGATGTAACTCACCCATTCCCCAACCTTCAACATTACGAAACGTAACAGATCCACCGGACTTAACATCTACCATATCCTCAACTCTTACAACCATACCTGGTGTTAATTTTTGGTTCTTACCTTTTGGATCTAATACAACGGTACCATTAACATTCATCACCGTTAATTTATTTCTATTAACCGGTTTCAAACTCTTTTCAACAATTTTACCGTCATTAGTCATAATGGATCCAAATTTAATTCCCGATCCAACTTGTTCACTTATTACTTTTTTTACTAATCTAACTAAATCAGATTCAGTAAGTCTTACAATTTTACTCATATTATTTTAATGTTAAAAGATATTTTAATTTATTAAATTCCGCCATCATTTCATCTCTAATGTTTAACAGATCACTATCACCCGCATCATATACATCATTCAGTGATAGTAAAAAATCAACACATGAATTTACATAATCATCAATACTAATTTCATCAATATCAATAATCTCAATATTTAAGACACCATTATTTAATCTAGGTCTCCCATGTTTACCCATACAAACCTCAACAAACTTATCAATTAAGTCATCTAATGCATCATACACACCACCAAACGCTTGGTGTTGAGCATAACTTGTGGTTTGCCAATGCAACATTTTAACCTGTTGTTGCATCTTCATCATGTTTTCAATTATTTCAACTTGCATATTATATAAAATTAATTAATTTAGAAAAGTAATCATCAATAGAGTTAGAACTAGCACTTGATGGTTTTTCAACTTCCACCGGTTTAATTACCGCTTCGGGTTTAGTGGTCGTTCCCGAAACTTCGTCATTGAATAGTTGGCTACCTTCACGAGTGTTTGTAAATTCTTCCATTTTCTCGTTAACGGTTTCCTCACCATATTTATTAACCAATTGCTCGGGGGTTGTGAATTTAGTAATACCCATGTAATCCAAAAATCTACCCCAAAATTTAGTTTTTAATATTAACTTACTTAATTGAGGATTTCTCCACCAACCTATCTTACGGAAAAACTTAGTTAATTTACCCATCTTATCAACATTAAAATCTCTAAACACTCTAACTGATTTTGATGTCTTTCCCGTCAATGCCGCTTCTTTAGCACCCGCAGTGAATAATTTAATCCAATCTGAGATTAAATTAATAAACCTACCAATTAAAGGTATTTTCCTACCTTTCTCTAATATATTCATCAATGGTTGTGACCATTTTGATGTTGTATTAGCCAAACTAGTAACCGCCTTGTCACCTTTTAAGATCTCCTGTGCGACTTTTGAACTCTTACCCGTAGCCATCGCCACTTCCAAACCTTTAACACCTTTACTAGCCATCGCAACACCTTTTATTGGTTTTGCAATAAGATCACCAACATAAGGTATTGCTGATATCATTGATAATATTCCAAAAAACTTTTGACCTCTTGAGAAATAGATAACACCATTCACTAAATCAACAACACCTGTTGGATCAAAAATACCCACGATATCACCCGCAGTTTGAATCCAATCCATAACACTTTCATTTATATCTATAATGTCATTAGGATATAATATCTTCAAATATTCAATAACCGCAATCTTAGCCTCATCATCAAAATTCTCAACGATACCTCTAACTCTTTTTAATTCTTGGTTAGATAACATTAAACGATTAACCTGCGACTCCGCTAGTTGTAATTTCATAAATTATTTTTATTTATAATAAATACCTACAAAAACAAAAAAAGGGAATCCCTTCCCATCATTTTTCACGATTCAACATCGTCCTCAGCATAAGCACCCTCATCTTCTTCTTCAGGGTCATAAAAATCTCTCATAATGTTTATTTATAAATATAAAAAAAGGGACCTAAGTCCCATTTTCCAATATTAATTAAAAGTAAAAATAAACGTCGGGATTACGTGCATCAACCATCTGAGTTTCAAACCAAGTGTGTCCAATCTCCCAAGTACCCTCAATTGTGTTAATAATGATAGTTCCTTCTCCTCCATCATTGTTTTCCCATCCACCATAATTATCGTATAAAATCTGATAAGCATAGTTTTGATATTCAGACCCATTGTAATCATCATCACCGTCAAATTCTACATCATCGTGTATAGATCCATCATCACCACCACCACTATATTTCGCAGTATAAACACCACGACCTTCCAACTTTTCCATCCAATCTTCAGATATTGTACCTTCAGAATACGAATCTTCAGATCCGTAAGATTCATATTCAGCATCAAACCATACTTTCTTTTCATCAACACCTATATAAACATCAACTGTAGAATAGTTAATATCTTCATGAACGTTATCAAATAATTTATCCCATAAATCACTTTCAGTAAAAAGGTCATCAATTATTTGATTTACACCGAAATCTTCCTTAATGGATACATTATTAGTCTTAGAATACCAATAATCAATACTATCCGGTTCTGTACTACCATCATAAAAATATAAGGTGGTATATGCCTCACTAACATCCGCTTGCATTTTTAGATATAATGAAAATATCTTAAATTTTTTTTTCAATCTTTCGTCTAATTCAATCTCAATTGCCATATCTTTTTTTTATATAAATATTAGTCTTCTATGTTTAAGTCCATAGTTCTAATCATCCAAATAGGTCTTTCTTTATTTTCTATAGCCTTTAACCATTCTTTCGCCGATGGTATATAATTGGAACAATCTTCCCTTACGTGTTGTTCACCAACATATCTAGTATAAACTACCGTACCATCTGAGTTAACAAACGATTCTCCGAACACCTTCTGACATTCAAAAATTCCCTCACTATGATGTCTGAATATTCTGTGGTTTGAATGTCCATACCACGCTTTGGTTTCATCAAACCAATTATGAATATGAATATAATCTTCAACCTTCCCACCAAATTTTTTCACAGATGATTTAGCATGTAACATCGGATGTGCCATAATTAAAATGTAATTTCCTTTTGATTTTTAGTTAAAACAAACTCACCAACTCTCTTCCTTGCAATGTCCGCATAGTTTTGAGATAATTCAATCCCAACCCATTTACGATCCAACACCTCGGCAGCAACCAATGAAGTTCCCGATCCCGCAAACGGATCCAAAACAATATCATCTTTATATGTTAAGATTTTTATCGCCTTGGTCGGAATATCCATTGAAAATGTTGCCTTGGTCATTGACCTTGTGTCTGCGAAGTAATTCCATTGTCCATACACCAACTCGATAAATTCTTTTTTATCTTCGTCTTGATATACTCTTTTTGTTTTTCCTTCCACGTCTTTCTCTTCATATTTCCATTGAGGTTGTCCTTTGTTTATTTTCTTCGGTGATCCTTTATAAGCCAAAATCACACATTCCTTTGGATTATAAATATACGGTGATGACGGACTCATCCAAGAACCCCAAGCAGTTGTCTTACTTCTATGTGGTGATTGTTCCTCCAAATCAACAATACCATAAAACCCAAAACCGATTTCTTTCATAATTTGCCAAACCTCAGACGCAATAAAAATACGACCACCCTTCGTTTGTCGGTTAATCTCATAAGGAATATTCAACGATATACGACCACCTTCTTTCAACACATTAAACGCTTGTGTTAACCAATTTCTGGTGAAAACTAAATAATCGTCAATATGTAAATCATCTTCACAAACATCATAATCAATCCCCACACCATACGGAGGACTAGTAACGATCAAATCAATAGATCCCTCGGGTAATGTTTTCATAACTTCAACACAATCACCAGTGATTATTTTACTCAAAACATCACCAATATCTTCAATTTTCTTCATCTAATATTTTTTTACTAAGTAATGATAATCAATTTTTAACTAACTTTCAATGTTGATAAGTTTTTTGATGAAAATTAAAATCTATGACTAACTTTGTAATGTTAAAAAAAAGAAGTAATAATTCAAACTCAAAACTATTTATTATTATGAGACTTAAAGATTTATGTGATTTTTCCCTGAATAATCCTGATGCCGACTTTTGGTTAGTTAGAAAAGGTTCCGCTAATGTTGTGGGAACACCAACTAAAGAATTCTCACCCGAACACATCGGAGTTACCGTTACAAGGACCGATATCCTTCTTCCCGATTATCTGTTCTACGTATTTCAATATTTAGTTTCATCAGGTAAACTACAACAATTATCTCACGGAACAACCAAACTATCAAATATTAAGATATCCGATATTGGTAACATACAAGTAGGATAAAAAAATGGGGGTTATTAAACCCCCGTTTTTGTTTTAATGATATTCTCAATCTTTCTTTCAAGATACCATTTTGCCTTTGTTAAATCTTCCAATTCCTTCATTGGGTTCTTTTTTCCTGCTCTTGAGATGTATTTCACCGTATTACCTAAGTGAAAATCCAAGTCCCAAGCCTCAATCACCTTAATGGCTTCATACACATTTGTTTCACCACCGTAATGACCTGGGTGATTAACCATATCTTTTTCTTCTCCCATATTATAAACTGTTTAATTTTTAACAATAACAAAATAATCTTTTCCGTATTTACTTTCTTCAATGATCCCTTCTTCAATCAAACCGATCAAATATTCTCTCGTTTCCCAATCACTCTTCTTCAGGATGTATTTAGCAATAAATCCGATGTGTAATGGTTGAGCCAATTTTTTTAAGAGTTTCCCATCAATGTCATCCATACTTTTTTTTCATAAAGTTACAAAATTTATTCCACTTCGTCAACAACTTTTTCTCTAATTATTATCGCACCATCATAATCCTTATAATCTTCATACTCCTCGGGTGTAATTATAATAAACCTGTGCGCCATATAAATTATGCGTTAAGTTGTAATGTTTTTGTAGTTTGTATGGTATGGTTCATTAACTTCCGTTTGAATAGCGGTAATAAAGAATTCTCTATCGGTAAGTTTTGTGATGATATACATTCAAAAATCGGAAACTTTGAATTTGATATTTGATCAATTAACCTTGAATAATTATCAGATTGATCTCCCTTATAAATTCTTTCAACATCACATTTTGTTTCCTCAGTGTCCTGACGAATTTTTTTAATTGAGTATTTCCAAATGTAGTTTTCCTTGTTGAAGATGTCTTGGTAAATGAAGAACCCCGCACCAAAATAAATCCGCTCTTCGTTCTTAATCGGATTCGTTGCCACCGATTGATAACCGATCTCCCAAACAGATTTCGCAACAACAAAATATTCTTTCAATCTATCAAGTGCTGACATAACACTTAATCTAATGTCCTTATATTCTCTGTCTGTGAATTTTTTTCTGCTTTTGACGTTCTTTATCTCAAACAACATAATCTCATCATCAGGTGTCTTAAATGTCTTATCTAAACCCAATAATAACCCATCTTCAACATATGCTCGACAAACAGCCAAATGTAATGCCAATTCTGAAAAATATGGATATATCTCACCACGACTTAAAGCGTCTTCAACCTTTTTGATGAAAGACATAACGATATATTCATTATATTCAACATCAACCGGCTTTCTTAAAAACCAATCTGTCGGCATTAACAATTTTATTTCTTTTTCCATACTCTTCAAAAATAAACATATCATCCATAATGTCAATTATGTCTGAAAATACTGTAATCTGTATCTAAATAAGTTTCCTCATCAACATTACCATCATAACTTGATATAACCCCAACACCATCAGTATCAACAACACCTTTAGCCAATTCATCTATATCAATAAAATCATTGAGGTTGTATCCAAACTCACGAATAAATGATAATGGATCATTAACATAATCACTAACCAAATCATCAATTTTTTCGTTAATTAGATCATCGGGAATGTCACCATCGGGATCTTCTTTAATCTCATCAATCTCATACTCAAGATCTGAAATTTCACTTTCTAAATCACTTATCTCACTTTCAATCTCATCAATCCTGTCTTGATTCCAATTCTCATCATCCATATTTTCTAACTCACTCAACTCTTCTTGTAGATTAGTAATCTCATCTTTCTTATCTGAAATCTCATTAGTCTTGTTTTCAATCGCTATTTCTTGATTTCTAGATAATTCTCTCACATCAGCATCAAAATAACTGTCAAGATCATCATAAACAATCTGTTCATACATCTCTCTTGCATATTCTTCTACTTTGTCAGTATCAATATAATCCTCTAAAAAAGACTCTCTAAAACCTTCTAGACCAACATCATCTATTAAATCTTTCTGACTTTTAATAGCCGCCTCTTCAACCTCACTTGTTAATCCTACCACCCACTCTTCGCCAGTTTCAAAAAGTTCAAAGATTTTTAATCCGTAAAATCCGTAATCCATCGGAATTAAGCTATAAACATCAAATCTATCCAAATAATCCGACATCGCTTCATCAATTTCATCAATTCTTTCCTCAATCTCCGTTTCCCTTTCTTCACTAACTCCCGCAGATAGTTCATCAGACAACTCTTCCCTCTCCTCTTTCATCTTATAATACCCAACAATCTCATCTTCACTATGTCCATTCAATTCACCAGTGCTTGTTAAATGATTATATAACGCCCAAGCATATTCTGCAGTACCATCCTCTTCACCATACGGCCATTCATTTGATTCTCTACGTTCATTAGCCATTTCCAACTTTCTTCTATTAATGTTTGCAAGTCTCTCTCGATCAAGTCTAGCCAATTCTTCTTCTCTTCTTTTTTTATCTGCAAAAATTTCAAGTTGTTCAGAATATCTTGATTTAACATACTCATCAATCTTATCTAAAATACCACTCAAATAATCAGTATCTATTAACCAACCTGTCTTGAATTCATCATCAGGTGCGTCAAAAAATTGACGCTTACCATCAAAACTATAAACATAAGCTACCTTATAGAACTTATCAGATGTCGGTCTCTTTTTATCTAAAAAATAAAATAATTTACCCTCACTATTATATTTATCAAAATAATTGGATGAGTCCTTGGAAGCGGTACACCATTTGGTCCCTTTACCATAATAACAAGATGCTTTATGTGTGTATGGTGTGACCACAGTTAATGTATCGTCATCATAAACCACATCAGACCCTTCAACCGATTCAACAGATCTTCTAACTCTATTTTGATATTCATCCAAAGCATTTAATAAGTCTTCAACGCTAGTATATTTTTCAATTTCCTTTCTTTCCAAGTTATTAGATACTTCATAAAACCTATTCAACATCACATCTAACTTCTCTAATACACCATCAAAATTTGTAGGATCCAAAACATTGCCTAACCACATTAGGTATTTATTATTTCCCGGAAGACCATCCGATAATTTAATAATTTGTTGTAGTTGGTTAGATGAGAACTTCTTTGAAAACTTATTTGAAAAGTCCTCAACTCGTCCTTCTTGTAATAATTTTATAAATTTCATAAACAATATTTTACAATAAATATTTAATAATTATTTTAACTCAATTATCTTTCACAAAGATAGTTAAAAACTATTTATTGTAACAAATAAACTCAATTAAATTTTAGAGATATGGCAGGATGCGGATGTAAAGGTAATCAACCACCTCAACCACAAAACCCACAACCGGTTCAAACACCGGTTCAACCGCAACAGAGTAATAATACGGTTCAAAATGCTATCAAAAGAACCATTCAAAAATACTACTCAAAAGGTTAATTTTTATGTTCTAATTTAGAAAGGGAGGTAATTCTCCCTTTTTTTATTTATTAAGTATTTATAATATATGGATATACTCAATTTTGCAATTGAAAGTTTTAACGACGGTAATACTGAGGAAGTTGAAAATTTTTTTGGTTCTATTGAAACTTTTATGAAATTTATTACTAAAAAAAATAGACTACACGAGCTAAGACCCAACCCTAATGATTTATATGCATCCGACTATAATCAGTTAATGAAATTAATTTTTGATAGTTCAACAACTGAACAAGAAAAACCATTGGTTGATCATATTATAGATCAATATATAAGTGATGTTGAAAAAATAGACGACAATACTTACAGATTTAGGTTTGATAGAGAAGATCTTTCAAAGTTGTTTCGGGATTATAGCCGTGGCACATCACCACGAGATGTTGCACAATCAGTATTAAATGAGGATTATTGGGAACCATTTTATGATGTTATAGATAGAAATAATATGTATGATCTAATAGAAGATCTAAATGATGATAATATGAATTATGTCATTGGTTACATAGTTAGTAATTATAAAACATTAGATTTATCAGACATTGAGACAGAATTATCTGAAGAATTAAAAGAAAGATTAGACTCCTCAACAATAACTTTAACACCTGAAATTACAAAAGAAATTTTAGAAGATGAGGAATTAACTAAGGAACTGTTTAATACCGAATGGCAAGATTTATATTGGGAATTGAGTGGTGCCTATAATCAAGCATATAATGATGCATATACTAATGAGATATACAATGAAGTTATGTCGGAATTAGATAGTTTATTCGGAAAAAGGATTGAGTGGAAGAACGATAATAAGAGATTTGATAGTTATGTTGATTTATCTTACAGCACAATATATCAATTTTTATATGATTATTTAGAAGGTGGTGATGATGAAACTTATTACTACCAAGGTAATTTAGAAAGTATCTTAAAAGAATTACACAATAATAGTTACGATTGGTTAGATATTATAATACCTGATTATCCAGATTATACAGATATCAAAAATAATTATCAAGAAACAATTCAAGGAAGGATTTAATATGTGATTTTTTTCTCATATTGTTACATAAAAAATAATAAAATATGAGATTATATAATCCAAAATCAAAATCAGGAGCACATAATGTTCTCTTAGATTTTATCATGCTGAAGGTATCCAAAAATAATAAATTCACAACTCTTTTAGAATTAATAAATGTAGGAAACTTCTTGGTGGTAAAAGGTGAAACAAATAACCCAACAAAAGTTTTACTATCTAAAACCTATGATGAGTTCTTAGATTGGTTTCCCGAATACTCAAACATCTTCCCAACAAACTTTATTGATTGTATCAACTATGACGCGGATAAGATAGATATCATTTCCCCCTATCTTTGGAATCGTTTCTATAAGACCGAGAGACCTCTATTTTCGGACTTTCAGGTTGACATATGGAATGAGTATGACGGACAATCTAAATTCAACTACGTTGACGAAAATTATGTTCATTTGGAATTTGGTTCGATCAAACCTTCTAAATTCACACCACTAACAGTACAATCAATAAGTCCTTTTGGTTTATCCTTAGATTTACGAGCACCATATTATTATTCAGAGATGGTCGCCAACAATATGATGGAATTTGCAATGGTTAAAGATATGGAAGTATGTTTAGTTTTATCTGTATTAGACGATTTACCTGAGATAATGATAAAAACCAATTCACCATATTCAAATGATAAACTTTCATCTTGCGCTATGGATATATTTGATATATCATTACCAGAATTTATTGAGTTAATTAAAGACCATAATATTATGGACGATTCTCTATTTCCCCTTCATGAGAAAACATGGAACAAAATAAACAAAAAAAAGGAGTTAGTAATTTTCTAACTCCTTTTTCTTTTACAGATTAAAATGTTTTTTGATGATATCAATTCCTTCATCTATTTCGTTATAATCTCGTTCAGGTGCAAATACCTTAGCATCGTCTTCACCCATTATGATCATAAATGCCGGAACATAATCATTACCAACTAATTTTTTGAAAATTTCATATTCCATTTCATTTTCCTCAATATCAGCATCTACGAATTCAATACCAAGTTCCTTTATCTTATCTTTCATTTCCACACAGAACGGACAACCCTCCATAGTGAATACCACCAAATTATCCATTACATAACCATTTTACCAACGTTTAATAGTTCTTCCCTCTGTAATACCCCACTTTTTGAGAATACCTCACTACCTGACTTATAAGCCTTAATTGTCGGTACCCCACGAATACCTAATGTTTTTACAAACTCAATATCATTGTCAATGTTGAATGTATAATAGTTTGTATTTGTGTCCTCTTTTGATACAGATTCATAAATAGGTTTCAATACCTTACAAGGTCCACACCAAGATGCAAAATAATCAATAACCATTGATTCACCTTCTTGGATTTTTTGTTTTAACTGATCAGCTGTTAATTCCATTTTTACTTTTCTTTTTTAATTGATTATGAAAGAATATCATTTCCTCTTTCTGTTCTGATTTATATAGAATGTAAGTTGAGAAGTCGTAATAGTAAATATAAAGATTGTTCTTCAACAAATAACAAACTTCGTTTATAGTTTCCAACCCATTTATATCCTCAAATGAGTTTTTGAAAATTATCGTTGAGGTCTTTTCGAGTTCTTCTGTAGTTACCAAACCACTTCTAATGTTAAAGGTTGAAAAAAGAACGTTGTGTTCCTTTTCCAACCAATTAACTAATTTACTATACGAACAATGTTTATCGTATAATTTTTTCATCGTCCCTGCCCTCTATACTTTTTACGATAGTTTTTAGAACGTTTGTTCTTTGAAGTCTTGGTCTTAGCGTGAACACCAGGACGAGAGGTTTTACCATGCCCAACAAAGGTAAAGGCGGATTGAGTTTTTGCTTTTGCCATTTTTTTATTTGATTTAATAGTTTAACACCTCAAAGATAAAACAAAATTTTTAATTACAAAACATTTTTTTTAATTGAGACATGCTAACCCGAATTTTGTTCTAATAAAAGGTCCAATCATTGATGTAACGACATCTAACATCTGTTCTCTTGTCATTTCATAATCTTTCCCGTTATCAGAATTGTTATACACCTTGTCCCTTATCTTAGTAAAAAAAAGGGACTTGTCTAAGTCCCCTATAAGTGTTTTTAATTGTTCGGGATTATTATTGAAAAAATTAAACATATTTTTCAAGTAAATTTCAATATCTACGTTTTTCATACTGTTAATCCATAGCCCACAAAATATCTCCTTCTTCTAATCTAGCCGCGAGTTTAGGCTCTATTGTCATGTTAGGATTACAGTTTCTAAAGACTAACGCCATTATTGGTAAATCAGCTAAAAAGTCAGGTGCCACAGTAATATTAGGACAATTAACAAATGTTAGAATTTGTAAGTTTTTTAACTTAGTAACTATTTCCGGAACCTCATTCACACAGTTATTTAAAGACAATGCCTTTAAATCATCTAATTTAGCAAAACTTTCAGGAAATACAAGATTAATTGGTGTATTACTAGTATTAGTAAAATTAAATCTTGTTGTTGATTCAGGTATTAATTTTAAAACATCATCAAAACCATAAAGATCAATAAACTTAGCCATATTATTTTTAGGGTATTCCAATGAAAACCCACCAGTTATTTTATTACTGTTTTCATCAAGTTGGGAATAGAACTCGTTTTTTCTCTCTTCTTTTAATCCTTTTAACGCTTGAGTATTCAATAACTGAATATCTGCATCAGATAACTCTTTTAATGATTTAGTCTTAAGAGTATCCTTCTTTTTACTAATATAGTAAGATAATACCGATCCACCTGTTCTTGATATCATACCCGCGGTTAAATCTTGACCCAAAGCAATATACTTCTTCTGTAATTCATCAGGTAAATTACCAAATTGTTCATCACTTAATGTTGGTGAATTCACTTCCATCCAAATTTCAGCATCCTCATAACTACCCAACTCTTGAACTATGTCATCACCAGACACACTCTTACGTCTATATTTTCTTAAAATTTCTTGTTCCTCAGCCGTTAAAGGTTTTGGTCGGAATAAACCTTCAAGTCCATCTAATTTTGGAATTTTACTAACGATTTGAGACCAAGGTATGTTTTGGTGACCTGAATAAACACCATCATTTGTTCCATCAGCAAGTGCCATGTTTCCTCGAGGATCAACTAAAATAACAACTGCGTAGTTCGCATCAGAAAATGGTTTATCACCATCAATTACATAATAAATCGTTCTTTCGTAATCTAAACGATAATTGTAATATAAGTTAGAACCACCTTCTCTTGAGATACACCAAGATCTACCATTCTTCAATTTAATACAATCCGGTTTTCCTTTTGGAGCATAAATCTCTAAATTAGGGATGTCTGGTTGACCTTCAGCCGGAAATACCATATCAACATCAAATTTAGACTTTTGTCCTGTATTTACGGGTGCCTTTTTAGCCTCAATAGCATCCACTATACGTTCAATTTCTTGGAACGTTAGATTTTTGATTGGTTTTGTATCTGCCGGAATCTCAGCGTTATTATCGGCATAACTTGACGCATAAAATTCGATAATATCATCTGAGATATCAGGGAATTTCTTTTTCATCGCAGCAATTAATAATCTCAAATAATTAGCATTCAAAAATTCAACTATTTTCAAAAACGTGATCTTACTCAAATTCATTTTTTCTTTTGGAACTTCACCACTAATATCCATTAATTGTCTAATCGCTCTTTTAAGTGCAGCATTCTCAACCGGTGGATCCCCCGCCTTTGCGGAATTATCTTTAATTTGAGTGAATAAATCTTTAGAAGTTTTTTTAGATTCCTTACTTGATAAAATATCCGATAACTCAGCATAAGTTAGTTTGAATAAATCTCTTTTATCAACAGGTAATTGATTTTTATATTTTTCAAACTCCTCAATTTTAGCAATAATATCATCATCCTTAAGAGAACTATTTTCACCCTTATACTTATCTATTAATTGTTGGAGGACTTTTTGACTAACCTCCATAACTAATTTCTTATTTTTTCTTTTTGCGTCTTCAACGATAACCGATGATAAAAGATTAACTAATTTCATAGACATTAATTTTATACTATAAATATACTGAAAATTTGATTTTAATAGTTCATGATCAATAATTCTTCACCCTTGTTCTGTTCTTTACCCTTTTTAGCCGCCGCAGCCTTAACAAACTCTTTTCTCTCCCACTTATATTGGTCTTCAGGAAACCACTCTCTCAGTAAGTCAAAGTCATAATAAGATAAAGAAAACTTACCTTGGATGTTCTTCAAAACGTTTGCCAATCTTTCGTGATCATTACGATCAAAATCGTGATTTGAATAATAGTTCTCAGTTTTCCAATATGGTGGATCAACATAAAAATAAGTTTTTTCACTATCATATTTTTCAATAACAGATTGAAAATCCATATTCTCAAAATGACTAATCTTTAGGAAGTGTTCAACCCAATCAGGTTTACTCAACTTATCACGAAACGTCAAATACTTTGATTTGTATTTACCTTTCAAATCAATAAAAGAACTGGTCTCAGGTTTACTTCCGCTAAACACCTGTGTAAGAATATAAGCATACTTCGCCGCAACACTATAATCAGGCGATGTTACTTGAAAATCTTTTGAGAACAACTCACTTTGAAACTCATAAAATGCTAATTTATATCTAGGATCCGTGTTTTCCACACCGAACTCCTGACACGGAATGGAATTGATCTCCTCTAACAATCTCTCGGGATTTGATAAACAAGTGAACAAATTATAATTCAAAGGATTAAAGTCATTGTAAACGACCCTATTCAAATTAGGGAACTCTTTAAGGTCCATATTAAAGAAACACCAAAACATCCCACCGAATGTTTCAACATATGTTTCAATATCTTTAGGGTAGAACGGAACAATCCATTTACCAATCTTACTCTTACCTCCAATATAACTTAACATAAATTACTTTTTATTCAAATATAAGAATAAAAAACGACAAAAGCAACTTAATAAACAACTTTTTTTCCTTCCTTACGTGAATAAACTTTCTTGGACTTAACCACCTGTTGGCTAGTCTTACGACGAATGATTTGTTTAATATGTCTCAATGACAAATCCGGTAATTTATTTTCCATTGCTTTTTCCCTTTAATACGCAAAGATAAGGATATTCTCAGAATTTACAAAAAATTATATCTTAAAACATAATCATAATTAACAAATCTGTTTTCAATATCACTGTGAGATGGTGTTTGAGTAGTTAAGTTCTTAATACTCGAGTATGTATTTAATTCGTTTTGAAGTTTTGCTAAAATTAAATCAACATGATCTTTTTCATTGGTTATCTTATCATAAATGATACCAAAATTTTTAGTTGAGAATCCTATACAGTGTGTTGTAACGGTGCTATATGTTCTAATAACGTGACTATTTATTTTTTCAAATCGGTGTTCTGGTTTAGAAAAATGGTTACCCCCAAAATAAATCAAATCATAATCTGAAGGTATTTCTCTTAAATAGATTTCAACTTCCTCCTGAAAGTTGTCATTAAACTCACAATCATCTTCAATTAACAAAAAATTATTACATCCACTGTTTTTAATAATATTAAATATTTTTATATATGTTTGTCTTAATCCTTCCCAACCTGTTTGACCTATACTATATCCATCAACCGCGGTAAATATTTCATATTTTGATAGATTAATTCTATCTAAATTACTAATAACTTTTTCTAATCTATCTGGTCTTCTTTCAAGATTGATTATAAAAATTTTATCAAAAAAACTATCAATCATTTGTAACAATTTTTATACGGACGACAACTTGCCTTCTGACTAAAACCCATCTTATTACAAGGTGTGCTCTTACAATAAGATTTACTCATCTTACGAGGTTTTTTAAATTCTTTTTCCTCTATATATTTTTTCAGAACTTCTTTTATAATTTCTTTCATACTAATAAATATTAATATGGAAACGAAAAAAACTTGTACCACTTGTAAGCAAAAAGGCGGATACACAAAACAAAACAAAATATTCCTATGGTCAGGATTTTTTATGTTGTTAATCTTAGGTTACGGTCTTTACTCATTGGTAACTGATATCATATCTCTCTTTTGAATTTAACAACACATTCAACATAAAGATCACCTAATCCAGGTGATTTAAAACCTTTATGTTTAACCCTTAAAGGTTTCGTAGTATCAAACGTATCAGGCATCGTAATTGATAATTCACCATCAGGATGTGGTATTGTAAATTTATCTTGAGTTAATGATTCTAAATCAAATTCTTTTCTAAACACTAAATCAATATCACTCTTTGAAAATCCATCCTGATCCAAAATTTCAACTTTAAGTAATAAGTTACCATATATTCCATTTGAAAAATCACCCAATCCCGTCATTCTAATAAATTGACCCGAATCAATTCCAACTGGAATTTCAAACTTAACTACTTTTATTTCTTGTTTAACAGCTCTACCCGAACAAGATGAACATGGTTTGATAATAATTCTTCCTCTACCTCCACAAGAAGGACAAGTTTGTCTTATTGTTTGTTGAAAGAATCCACCACCAATTGTTTGTACGAAAAATCCTTGCCCTTGACAGGTTCCACACGTTTCAGTGTCACCACCGGTTGAATTACAAGATGAACATTCAATATTACGTTGGTATTTAACTTCAATAGTCTTTCCCTTATAAGAGTCAATTACCCCAATACCGACATCGATTACTTTGTCAGGTACTTGAGGTTGTTTTGGACCTCTATTAAACATTTGATCAAAGAAATCATCAAATCCTCCAAACCCATTAAAACCACCATTCTTCTCCATTTCCCATTTCTGTTTTTTCTGAGGATCGGTCAATACATCATATGCTTCAGCAATCTCTTTAAATTGATCGGCACCGTCAGGATTAATGTCTGGATGATATTTTTTTGATAAATTTCTATACGCTTTCTTTATATCTTCTTCAGATGCGTTATTATTTATTCCAAGTATGTTATAATAATCTTTCATGAACTATCACGTTGTTTTATTCAAAAATAAAAAAAGAAAAAAAATTCTCAAGTCGTTTGTGACAACAAAGCGCGCAAATGAGTTTTTTAATAGATTGATTGAAGAATCTGATTCTGTCATATTTGATATGCAAACTGAAAATGGTAAGTCTTGTAAATTTGAAATAGGTATTATTCAAAAGGGTAAATTTTTATTTGATAATTACACAACAGATGAACTAGGTAGAAATATAAAAATAGAATTAGAAAATCAAGATTTTACTTTATTAAAAATTAAACCATATAAGGTTGAAGAAGGTCTTTTTGATCCTAAAACAAAAAATAGGATCTCGGTTCCTTATTTTCTAAAAACTTATTTATCTAAAGATGGTTTGAAAATGATATCCAAAGTAAATAATAGAATTGTATATCAAAAAGATGATGAGATTAAACTTTTTTCATTAAAAAGTGAATCTGACGCAGATAGATTTATTGAATCCCTTCAATTAAGGTTTTCGGTTCAAAAAAGAAGTGATGTTCTTTTTGTTAAAGACGTATCAACCGCTCAAAGACAATATTTATATAATTTGTTGGAGGAAGCAGGATTTGACAGACAATATCTATACCGGAAATTTACAACTCATCCAGCAAGTAAATAAACTCAGTTCCTGACACATCAATTTTAAAACTCTTAGCATCTTTATTCAATTCCTTGAACTTAGTACCCATCGTATGAAATTCCATTTCGGGTAATTCAAATATTACTGTAGTTTTTCCTAAATATAATCCTTGTGCAAGTTCAGCAATCTGCGCTAGTGTGGTTAAATATTTATCACTCTCTTCAATCTCTGCCATAATGTTAGTTTTTCAGGTTTTGGTATCAATTCATCTTTAGTAATACCCTTTAAACTTCTTATTAATTTTTGTTTTTCATTGTCTAAATCTCTATGAAAAATTTTAAGGTCACTCTCTAACCCATCTAATTCTTCCTCAATTTCACTTTTCGGTTTCATCCTCAGTAACTGTTTCAAGTTTTAATTCTTTCTCAACATCCATCTTCAATTTCATGAGATCATCCAAAGAACTTTTTTCAAAAATCTTCTTTAATTCTTTTACTTTATCATTAAATAGTTTCTCTTTAGCTTCTTTATCCAAATTGTATTTAATGATCCTTTTAATCCCATCAATGGTTTTTGTAAGATTCTCTTCATTTGGCTCACAAACAAATGATACAATGATCTTATCATCAACCTCATTCTGAGTATATTGCAATTCTTTTAATAAGGTCTCGGTAAATACCCAATTCTCGGGAAAGGTCAAATCAAAAGATATGTATGTTTTAATCTTACGAACACTATGTAAGTAAGGGAAAATTAATTTTATAATTTCAATGAATTTCATAGCTTTATTAAATAAGTTATTATGTATGATAAGCAAATACCATTAAGTAATAGTTCCCTCTTACTTAACTCCATTTTAATTGGATTAATACTTAAGAGAGAACTAATAAACTTAACGACTGTCCTCAAAAAGACAATTGATGAAAAGTTAAATAAAAAAAGAAATATGGTTGATAACTCAATCATTCTCTTGTTTTTTGTGATCCAAAATTTCACCACGTAGGGTCTGCAAAAGACTTTTCATGTCTTGACATGTTTTTCTAGCTCTTGTTCCTGCGCTTTTGTTTCCACCGAAAAATTTACCGGTGTCGGTTGATAGAGTCTCCATCAACGCTTTTAATTGTTCTAATGTTTCCATACATTTAATTTTAATACAAAAAATTTAAGTTTTCAATAGGTATTGTAAATACTATTGTTTATTAATTAAAAGATTTTTATCTATGCTCTTATATAATTCGGTCAGCATATCCAAATCAGACTTGGTAAATGGTTTCCTGTCGTCAAATAATTGGATAAAAAACTTTCTCAGCCCATCCACAACTTTTTGGTTTTTCTGTTTATAAAAAATCTCCGTAAAGAAATTTTTGAGAAACACTTTATGCTCCCCATCTTCACTTATGTGAATATTTTCTTTTTCAAAGTTTTCCAAGATTTTTTTCCAACACCAATCAAAATGATTACTCTGCTCCTCGTTTGTTAATAATACCTTTGTTTCGTTGTTTTTATCCCTCTCACCCCCTAAATAAGTAGTTTCAATAATATCTGTTAAGCCAACACATAAATCACAAAATAACTCTCTCTTCTCAGAAATCATATTATTGATCCTGAACCATGTATCCACATCATCATTATTTAATGGTGTTGCCACCCAAGAAAAAAAATTCCCCATATCCATATATGGGGAATAATAATAATAATATTAAATTTTTGTATATTATTGTGTTTTTTGATTGTATGATATTAATTTAGAGATTTTACTTAACTCTTCATTAATAACCATATTTTTCTTTTCTTCACTCTCTTTAACATTCAAATCTTTGAACATATTGTTAAGTTTCTTCGCCCCCTTAGATTCACCCGCATTATCTACCGGTTGTGTATATCTATTATATGATCTATTTTTCTCAACACCGTAAAGGTTTTTCTTTCTCTTAGCATTAATCTTTTTACCAAATCCTGTATCAACAGCATTAGCATATTTAGCCGAATTACCAGTTTTTGATGAACCTTCAAGATTTGCTGCTAACCAATCATCGTTAGGTTGGATTTCATCATACTGTAGGTTTTCCATACCGGGAGAATATGCAAAGTTCTCAATGTATTCTTCAACCGCACCCGATGGTGTATATGCTTTCTTAGTCATTTTACCTAACTCACCATTTCCCGCAGGAAACATAGTAGGATTCATATCAAATTTACCCTTAGAACCATCTTTCAAATAGTCTTTCATTTTTTTCTCTAAATCCTTCATGTACTTCTTTGTTTCACCACCAGATTCTTTGTGAGCTCTCTTGTAGGTTACCAATCCGGGAGGATCTGATGCTTCATTAACCATCACCTCAATAAAATCAACCAATTCATTCTCACTCATTCTTAGAACGTTCTCTTCAACTTTCTTACAACCACAAGATTTATAATCAGAGTTATCTACATTTCTTAGTTTTTTTGTTTTACCATCAAACGTAAATTCGGTATCTCCTGCACATATCGCCTTACATCTAGCACCTGTGAAAGCGTTACCTTCACCCATTTCTTCATGTTTTGACATGGTTTTTTTTGCCATTTTTACACTCTTATCCGCAATCTTTTCAGATAATTCACCTTTTAACATTTTATCAAAATAATTTCCCATTTTACTTTTTATTTATAAATATCATTTTTTATTGAAATGTTCATCAAATAATCTATTAATTACTGATGGTGGTACTCCAATCTTATTACTAACACGATTTACCGTTTCCTTAATGTCACCGTCAATGATTTCCAAAGCATTAATATCACCTTGGTTACAATATGGGAACTTCTTACATTTCTCTTTTACTTTTACAAATTTACCACCAGGACCTCCGTACCTTGGAAACTTTTTGTCTTTTACCGCTCTTCCTTTATATATGGAATCAGGACCTCCAATCTTCAAAGGATCCTTTACAAACCCTGGAAATGGTGCGTCGTATTGACCTGCCGATGAAGCACCTGTTGCCTCCTTAGTCTCAATTTTTTTTAACTTATCATAATACTTCGGGTCTTCGTATATATGATCCATCGCAATTTCCTTAGCCTTTGATTTATTATCGGTGTGTTCCATCTCGGTTTTAATACCTTTGGACAATTGTTTCTTAATATCAGTTAAGGGTATTCTATGTTTTTTTGCAAGATCTTCTAAGTTCTTATCATCAGCCTTACCACCTTTTAATATCTCACCTTCTTTAATGTCCTTTATAAACATATCTTGTTTCTTAAACGCAGCCCTATCCAAATAATCATACGCCTTATCACCATAAGCATCGTACAACCTTTGGAATATTAGTGCCGGGTTTTTTCTCATATACCTAATAACATCTTCAGGAACTTCTCTGTAATATTTTCCAAATACATTATCCAAATCAATCTCTCTTGGTTGAATTGTTCTTTCAGAATCTTTCTTGAACTCCTCACCTTTGGTTTCTTTAGTCTCTTTTTTCATAGGACCGAACAAAGGACCAACATATCCTCCTGCGGATCCCGCACCGGTAGCCTCAGTGTTTTCTATTTTTTTCAAAAAATCACTTTGTGCGTCTAATGATTTAGAACCTGATGGTAGTTCTCTAAAAGATTTCTTCATAGCGTCTGATAAACTTTTCATATTATGCGTTCTTTAATCTACTTTGCCAAACACTTCTTTGATTATACATTACACCATAAAATTCTGTGAAAAGTTTGACAATAGTTTCTTTCACTTCATCATTTAACTTACCCTTTTTCAATTCTTTAAGAATCTCTGCCATCAATTTTTCTTCGTATTGACGCAAAGTATTAGATCCAAGAAAATCTTTAATCTCTTTTCGGATCATAATTTCAATTTCTTTCTGTTCTGATGATGTAAATGCCATATATATAATTACTTCAATAATTCTTTTATTGACCTAATAGAATAACCAAAACTTAAACTAGGTCCCCAAGTTATCCCGAAAGAGTTAGCCGATCCCATATACCCAAACATAGGTCCAAACCCAACATGTAGAGCCAAACCATTCTGAAATACTTTTTTTGGTGGATCAATTACCACAGAGTTTAACACAGGAATATCCAATAAATCCTTTTCAATTTTTTTATCTAAAATAACCTTACCGTCTTCGTATTTCAATGTATAAGGTGTTACCACAACTTTTTTAACTCCTTTATCCTCAATTGTTGCCATACTCAAACCAAATGTGAATTTTTCATCTAACTTTGTAGATTTCCCATTGTATTTTGGATATAACCCTAATGAATATTTTTCGGAATATGTGGTGTCATTAATTTTAATAGTTTTACTTTCAAAAAGAACATAAGTTTCTGAACCAATACTCCTAACGTCATTAGTATCTGAAAAATAAATTCTATACGTGGAATCATTAACTTTTTCAATTTGTGACCCAATATCAAAACTGTGTTCGTATTTTGGTGTTAGATAAGTAACTGTTGTAATTGTCTTACCCGGTAACTCTTTTATTATTGTTCTAAAATTAACATCTTGTTTTTCAGCTTCTTCTTTTGTTAATTGGAATGAAACCTTTTCATACTTACCCTTATAATACTTCACAGTATCAGTCATTGCAAGTTCGTTCTGATGTGCTTTTTGTTCTAAATAATCTTTGTCTTGACAGGATTTCAAGTTAGTAATGACTAAAAAAACTATTACACCTAACAAAATTAAATTTAATATCTTATTCTTCATCTTCAGGAAATGTTAAAGTTTTCTTTCTAACAGCTAATACTTTAGCCCATTTAGTTTTGAATTTTTGATAATAACTTTGAATTTGCTCAATAAATTTAACAAAATCATAATCAACCTTAATCATGGTACCATTAACATAAACACCGTTTGATTCACCAATACTGTAGAAAAATTCCAAATCTTTATCAATGATATGTCCTGACCATTCAACCGTGCTCCCATAGATATTCAATGGATAAAAATCAACAAATTCAGAAACTTCAGATGTAAATTCGTCCATAGTTTCTTGAAATGCTGATTTGTCCTCAGTTGTTAATTGTAAATCCTTACTGTCTTTTCCATGAACTACGATAACACCACCCGAAACTCTATACGCTTGTTGTTTATCTTTTTTTACCGGAGCATCATCACTAACCTTATCTTCAATTGATTTTGCAATGTTGGGTCTTTTATCCGAGATAGCATTTGTACCCGCAGTTTCTCCCTCAAATGAAGAATCCTGTTCCAAAATTATTTGTGAAAATAATTTATTCTCATTCAATTGACCATACTTACGGTCACTCATCATCTTTGACGACACCTTCAATAGGTTTTTCATTTCGTCGTATTCGTTTCTTTTCATATAGTAATTCGTTAAATCTATCAAAATCAAATGCCGGATTCACGTCAGTGTATCTCTCCGAAAAATTACTCCTTGAAACAATACCTTCGTATTTCTCAACCCCTGTAACCTTTACGTTGTGACCCACACATCGGTTATTTATTTGTTGGGTTTTAAATATCTCTTGACACAATTTAGACAATGAAACATATTGTTCATCCGTATAATTTTGCCAAAAAATACAATCCCTCCACTTCCGTTCAAAGACCTTTTCCTTATAAATACTTCCAATCCAGTTAATGTGATGTGAAGTAAGTGGTAACCTATCCAACCAACCTAAATTTTCTAATGCAATTACGATACCACAGTAATCCTCGGTTAAGTCAAATGATAGATCAGACCCCTCACTATCCTCTAATAATTGAAATACCTCACCATCCTGTTTTACAAGATAATGAGGTATTTTAGAATTCTTTTTGTTCAACCTGAATTCAACACTTTTGATATATTCATCAAAATGTCTTTTAGTGTCAATCAATATAATTCTCTTCTTAACATCTTCTGTGGGTATTCCATTTGATGATAAAGTTTTATTGATTTTGACCATTTTTACTATATATCAACCTCTTTATTCCTTCTTCAGGTTGTTCAGATTCTTCCGACATTTTCTTTAAATGTTTTTCAAGCTCACTCAGTTTTTCCTCGGAAAGAACTACCGGATTATCAATTGTTTCTTGTTTTGCAACTTGTTTTGATAATTCGTAAATCTCATCTTGAGTTAATTCCTTCGGCGGTTCCTTTTCTGTTTCACGTTCTGAATACACAATCAGCATGTGAGCAAAAGTCAATGATATGAATGGTAACAAACCCCCCGTGAAAAACGCCAATATCCTTTTATGTGCCGAAACATCAGTTGCTTCAATACCCATCGGTTCAAATAATCCTGAAACCATCTCAATCCACATCTTAAACTCTTGTGATGATGTTTCAATAAATGAAAAGGAATAAAAGAAGTTTCCAATAAACTGAATCAATGTAACAATACCAAATGGTATATAGATAAACCTACCAAATTTTGCAGACACCCCAGCCAATGCCGCAAGTGCTGCAATCTCCACCGCCACAGATAAGAATATCGCCCAAGACATCGGGTTAGATAAACCATAAAATGTGACAACGTGAGAGATTGAAACAATCGCAACCAAAAGTATAGGAATGATAAATGAGGTCACAATAATGGACCTCAAATTATCTTGTAACCATTTCTTCATATCAATTTGTGGTATCTACCAAATTTTGATTTTTATAGAAGTTGATCGGTACGTGATTCTTATCACTCAACTCTTCAATCTCCAAGTTTTTCCAAGCCGGTGTTTCGTTGATAAGTTTAATCATTTCTTGTTTTGTAATCGTATTTGATTTCAAATCCTGAACTTCCTTTTTCAAACGATTAACATCTGACCCTGTTCCACAACTTCTGAACAACAATAATACCAACACCACAAAAGATGCTATCGGTAAATAACTTTTGATTTTTTCCATAACTTTTATTTTATAAATATAAATCACATGTAATCAAACAACGATCCACTCTCATTTCTTAATTTTCTAAGAGCCTTTTCTTTGATTTGACGGACACGTTCTTTTGTAAGATTAAAATCATTTCCAATTTCTTCAAGAGTTTTTGGCGCATCACCAGCTATTCCAAAGTAATCTTCAACAATAATTCTTTCCCTATCATCCAAAATACCCAAGATCTCCATCATCTTCTCTTTCAAAATGTTTTGAGTGTTGAATAAAGATTCAGGTAGGAACCCATCAGGACTTTCAATGGTATCTAATAACGTATCACCTTCCTCATTGATTGTTTGATCATAGTTAATAACCGATGGTAGTGATTGCATCTTATCCGATAATTCACCACCTTTTTTACTGATCTCACGTTTTTCTTTGTATAGATCTTGGACAATATTAACCGGAAGACGGATGGTTCTTGAATTCTCATTCAAACTTTGAAGAATAGATTGTTTGACCCACCATACCGCATAAGAGATAAATCTTAAATTCTTATTCCAATCAAAACTTTGAATGGCTTTCATAAGACCTAGGTTTCCCTCAGCGATTAGGTCCGCTAACTCCAACCCTTGGTTTTGGTATTGTTTGGCAATAGTAATAACAAACCTTAAATTACCTTCCAACAACTCTTTATCCACCCTCTCTTTTTCTTCTTTGGTTAAAGACCCACTCAACATCATTTGAGATAGTTCTCGTTCCCTCTCAGCCGACATAACTTTTAATCTACGAACATCTTTCAAATAAGACGAGATCTCGTCTTGGTTCATAATTACAACTGCACTTCTTTCTTTCATTTTATTACTCCTGTGATTTTAATATTTGTTCTTCTAATGGTGTTAATGAATCAATACCAGATTCGTTGATCTTGTCTAAGATTTCATCAATTGTAGGTTTTTTGAATCCCGCCTTGTTCATAATTTCTTCAAGGACACTTTCATCAATCTCATTCTCAAATTCCATATCCAACTCCTTCGCAGTCATACCAAGTCCTGTCTTTTGAAGACCATAACTACGTGTGTTCAAATCAACTTCACCATCTGTTTTTTCTAAATCAAACAAATGTTCAAAGAAGTTTCTCGGTAACATCACTGACATATTGTCAGTATATTCCATCAGAAAGTATTGAGGTGCCGCACTACTAATGGTAAACGAGAGGAATTCTCTGAGTTCATTAAAATTAACTTCGGACCAAAAATGGATGATTACATTATAATCACCAAACAAAAATTTAACGGACGGTGAGTCTGCAATAGGTGCTAGACCATCAGCAACGTCCCGGATGACATTTTCTCTACCTGAGAATTCACCCATCATAAACAAAAGATATTTTTTCATATTCTTTATTGGATTAGAGTACAAAGTACGGATATTTATTTGACAAAAACAAGACCAAAATGAAAAAAATTGTCACATTATCAGAATCACAATTAGTCGGTTTAATTGAACGTATTGTGAATGAAACATCTAAGGATAAACAGTTCATTCAAAAAGCAGTTGAGAAACAAGAGAAGAAAGGAACTTCCGGCAAATTCGGTGCTTGGTGTAAGAGAAATGGTCTTGCATCTGCAGATGGTGAAGTAACTATGAAGTGTATCAACAAAGCGATGAAGTCCGATGACTCTTCTGTTGTTAAAATGGCTAACTTCGCCAAAAACATTGGTGGTTTTAAGGGTGCTAAACATTAAATAATAACAATAATAGGGGAAGATGTAACTCTTCCCCATTTTTTTAACATCACTGACTTACTTTTGAAATGTTATCAGTTTTTGTGATCTTAACAGTATTGTTAGCCCACTGACTAACCAATGGATTGTGTGTGATTACAAAGATCTTTTCAAAGTAATCTTTAATCTTACTGAAGAACTCACCAACCATCTCAAGGTTTTCATTAGATATCTTTCCAAATACCTCGTCAAATACGATTATGTTCGGTTTTGGTAATGAACATACTTTACTTAACACCGCTCTCAACGCCAAAGAAGCAATTGTCTTCTCATAACCTGATCCTGATACCATCAGTTTTTCAACACCAGTTCCGTTATCAATCATAACAAACTCAACCTCGTTCTTATCGTTAATTCTAACTTCCAATTTGAAGTAAGAACTATCTTGTAACAATCGTTGTAGTTCTGAGTTAATCAACGGCATCATCGTTTTCATAATCATCTTTGATATTCCATTCTTTCCAAAGATATCCAAATAGATCTTGTAGATCTTTTCTCTTTCAAACTCCAACGCAATCTTACTGATTAGGTCCCGATTTTTTTCAATCTTCTTAACCAATAAATCGTTTTCATTTTGAATTTGAGATAAATCCCTTTCAATCTTACCCTTCTCCAACTTCAAGTCATCCAACCTCATAGTTGCTTTCACAATTTGACCATCGAGATTTTTGTTCTCCTCGATCTTATTTTGAACATCATAAAACTTTCCGAGTTTATCTTTGATTTGTTGGATCTTCATATCATAGTTTTGAATCTCCACCTCATACTTTTCTCGGATAAGTTTGTTCCTTTCATATTGATCAAACTCGCGTTTTAGTTGTTGGAATTGTAGGTCACCTTGGTTCAACTCATTAAGATTGTTTTCAAAACCTATTTGTTGTTCCTTAAGTCCGTCCATCTGTTCTAACTTGGATTTTGTCAGTTCAGCATTCAAAAGTTCAATACCACAATGCTCACATTTGATTCCCCCACTCACAGAACGAGCCAATACTTCCAAGTCTTTCAATTTAACATTAACCTCAATTTTACTTGATGTTACTTGTTTAATATTTTCTCGGATTTTATCGTGCTCTGTTTCGTTGTAGAACTCACTCGGTGGAACAACATTAACACCATCCATTAACTTTTTGGTCTCCTCTTTCTTATTCTGAAAAACAAGGATCTCACCATTTAAGTTTTCCGGGTTGATCAATGAGAGTTCTTTATCAATGTCAGTGTGTTTCTTCAACATCAACTCATCACGGAATTTTTCACCACGAGATAAACGATCGTTAGTGTCTTCCAATTTACCATCCAACACCATCTTCTGATCGTTGTTTGTGGTAATCTTTTCATTAGACCCAACAATCTCATCTTCCAACTGCTGTGTTGAATAAAGATTTGACATCATCGTCTTTGAAAAACTTGAATATAGTTCTTTACCTACCTCTTCTTTTTTCTTCAAAAACTCCAACCCCAAGAATTTGCTTAATACTTGTCCTCTTGCCGTTGGTTTAGATTCCAATAAGTCCTCCAAGTTAGATGCGGTGGTTAAGATCGTCATCAAAAAGTCCTCCATCTCACCGATAGAATTCTTAATGAACTTTTCAGTTTCACGTCTTTGTTCTCCAGTATAATTCTGAAGTTCCCCATTAGGTAGTTTCTTAAAGAAGTCCAACTCAGTCTTAACATTCCATTCACCTGATTTTGCTTTCTTCCTCTCCAAGTTACGAACAATTAAGTAATCTTCCCCATCAATAGTAATCTCACCCTTCACACTTACCTTATCCTTATCTGTAAATCTGTTGAAGATCTCCTCAGATTTGGTTGTCTTGGTCGTGGTGTTGAAGAATAAGAACATCAATAAATCCACACTTAATACCGTCTTACCTCCGAAGTTGGGTGGGTTTGATTCAATCACGGTGATACCATTACACTTTTCAAAATCCAAAACCTGTCCATCACCGTATGATAAAAAGTTTGAAAACTCAATCTTTCTAATATACCACTTCTTAAACGCCGCATATTCTTCCTCCGACGCAGCAATCTTATTCTCAACCATTTGGTCAATACTCAACACCTCTTCTGAATGTCGTTCCAAATCCTTGGCTTTCAGATAATTCTTCATCATCTCAACCTGGTAGTTACGATCCATAATGTTAAATGAAACATCAACCGTCTGCATAGTGTCGTCATCTTCGCCAGCAATTACCTTGGTAATAACATTCACGTTCGTTGTGTTGTATTTCTTTTGAAAATACAGCTTAACACTCTTGATTCTCTCCTGTGTAAAGTTCTCAGGTGAATCTTGCCATACCACTTGAACGTACGGATTATTTAGTTTATCAATTTCTATCTTCTTACTCATAAATTCGTAATTAAAATCAGGCTTGGGGTTGAATAGATCCCACATTGTTATCCTCGGTTAGTCCTGACATCGCTTTGTGTTCTTCCACTAATTCTTTCAAACGTTGCATCATAACCTCTTGATACATCTTGTTGTATGCTTTTTGAGCACCTTTGATTTTCTCGTTTCTTACTTTCACTTTTTGTTTGTGATTTTTTCTGTTTCTTGATACTGGCATAATATAAATTTTTATCCCTATAAAGATAAAAAACTTTTCTGACATAATCAAATAAAAAAACCGGTCAATGACCGGCTTTTTTTAATGTTTGTTCAACCCTCTCATTTAGGTCTATTTTGTTCGTACCATTCAATGATACTGTTGATTGCCCAAACACCACCCGATGCTAACATACCATCGAAAAAACAGGATATTATGGAGTTAGTAGAGTAAAATTCATTTGTTGGTGAAAACAACACCAACGACATAAGAAATCCAACCCAAGTGCTTGTACACATCATACAGGATATCAAACCACTAATAAATGTAAAAATGGGTTGAAACACTGATGGTATTGTCGCTGCGTTATGAATTGAGTTTCTTAAATTGTTAAAAATGGAACCATATACCAATATGTTTGACATCCCATAAGCCATAAGTAACCATCCGAATAACATCATATTCTTTTTATTTAGAATAAAGGTCGTTCAAGTTTGATCCTCTCAAGATAGCGCCTTTTTGTAGATAGTTTCTTGATAATTCTTTCACTTGTTCTTCCAAGTTTTTTATTTTGTCACTCTTTAATGATAACTCATCGTTTAAAGATTGTATAGTGTTCTCAAGTTTTTTTATTGATTCTAAATCAGCAACATAAACCTCTTTAACAACTTCCACCGGAACTTCTTTCTCAACCTCAACAAACATTGATTCACCTTCACCTAAAAGTCCATACTTCTCAATATTATATCCCTTCATTAAACAGGCTAAAACAAATGAATCGGAATTTTCAATATCGTTTAATTCACAGAATTTTACGATATTCTCATAATTCTTCTTCGGAATCTCAATAGTTTGTAAGTTGTTCTGTTCCATTTACCAAATCATCAATACTGTTTATTTTGAAAGCCAAAAATGGTTTTGGATTCATTAAGTCTACAAAATCATAGACATCAGTTTCAACATTGTAAATACCGAATCCGTGTTTATTCAATGTTTCACCATAGTTTTGTTGTATTGTTGATCCAACCATATACGCTTTCTTCCCACCAGGAATATTAAACACCTGTCTTTTATGGATATCACCACACAATACTAAGTCACAACCATCAAACTTATCAGATGAAAACCCTTCTTCAAACTTATAACCAATATCTGTTGTAAGTCCTTGGACAGGTCCGTGGAACAATCCTATCTTGGTTCTACCATCCTTGTTGATCTCAGGTGGTAGATTATGTTCCATCAAAGAATAAACGCACCAATCGATGTTTTCGTCCTCATAAACCCCACGATTTTTAAGATAAACGATATTCTCGTTCTTCAAAGAATCAATGATGGGTGTTAATGTATCCAATCGCTCAGTATTGTTCTCCAAGAAATCGTGGTTACCTATAATTAAAATTGTCTTTGCAATTTTTGAACACTCGGTTAATACCCAAGCAACCATCTCAATCAATTCGGGTGAAACTTGGTTCTTACTATGAACCAAGTCACCTGTAAATACAATACGATCGGGTTTAATCTCTCTAAATTGATTAAACATATCATTGATGATATCTCGATACAATTCGTGATCCTTAAACAACCTAATGTGTAAGTCTGAAAAATGTACTAACTTCTTAATCATCCCCTAAAATTTTGAAATCCTCATTCATAAAACCGCAACCATCACATACATAAGTCGGAAACGGAACTAATGTGTCTTCTGAAGACCCTGTTAATAATTTACTAACCTTTTTAATAAGAGTAACTTCTCTGAATATTACTCCTCCACAACTCTCACACTTAACCGTGGGTTGGTCTTTTAACGAAATTTTTACATCACTCATGACTTGAATATTTTTCTTTAATCATATTAACAAAATTGGATAAAATCAATGAACTCTCCATCATTTCATCACCATAACGGTCTTTCAATACTTTAATACTTGAATAAAGTTCGTTAAGATTAATCTCACTTAATTTTTTAACCTGTGATTCAACTTTTTTACGATATGTTTCATAATACCATAAATCAAACGCCTCAAGTCGGAAAGTATTCAATAGTTCAGACAATTCTAAAATATCCCAACCATTATTAACACAATGAACTACCTCAATTTCAGAATCAGCGGCATTAAAAATTTGAAGACCATTTTCCATAGGACAAAAATTGTTTGTCATATAGAACGCAATCTTTTGATAATTCTTATGAAGTTTGGGATCATTGTTAATTACATAGACAAGATACCCATCTCTAGTATAACTATTAAAATGATTATTAGTATCTCTAGATGCCGTACACCACTTGGTGGATGCTCCATATTTCAAGGACGCTTCATACGTTAATGGACGACACATAAAAATAGTATCTTCATTTTTAAGAATTTTAACCTTGTTCTCAATGTTTTTTTGGAAGTCAGCGTCTTCTTTTTTAGTTACCGCATTTCGGATTACTTCATTAATATATTCAAAATCTTTATAATCAGAATGATAAATGTCTTTATTATCAATGTATGCAATAAATTCGTGAAACTTTGTAACGGTACCCATAATATTTTTAGGTGAAATATTTGGATGGTTGGTTTTCATTTGACACATATATTCCAAATATTTCTGCGTCTTGGACATATCGTGATTAACGAACGATTCAAAGGTAGAACTTCTAATTACAGGATATTTCTCCCTAATTGTTTCAATTTTTGACATAATTTTATTTTTTTATTGTTTTTTCAAATCATATATAGATAACATCAACTAACTCATTTATGTTCAAACCATAGAACTTGAAGTTATCAACCTCGTGTTGGTATGTCTTATGAAAATGACCATAAACCCATTTAATTTGTTTTTCACCCTTGAACTTGTCATAGACCTTGGTAATCATTTGTCGGTCCAACTGAAGATCCGAGTATAAATTACTATCATTCATCGCATAATGATGAACCAGACTATCAAATCCAAATGGTGGTGTGGTTATCGGTGCTGTATGGGTAACAATCACATCAACATCCAACCCATCAAACCTAACAGGATCAATAAATGGAACCCCTTCGTTATCCCAATAACTGTACCCCAACGTACGATGCTTACGATCAATACTAATCGCACCACCAATAAATAAATGAACCAAACCATCTATCGTTAAGACATCAAAATCTTTAACAAAAACGATGTTTGAATATTTTGGTGGATTGTCCCACACATTAGGATTATCGTGATTACCACGAATAATGTATAGGGTATTATCATTCACAACCAATCGTTCATTTACTCGGTCAAGTAATTCTGATTGTTTATTTATCATACCTATTCCAAAATCACCAACTTGGACAATACTAAAATTATCCAAGCGGTCACTTGCTTTAACAACCACGTTTAGGTCACCGTGAATGTCTCCCAAATATGCTATTTTGTTTCCCATAACAACAAAGGTAATAAGAAAAAATTAAACCATCAAACTTTTTCCAACATAATTTTTACCTCAGCCATTAAGTCCTTGGTTTCAATTACCTTATAATCATCAATCGCTTCGTTAATCCAAACCAAATAACACTTACCAATCTTAATGTTGGTATTCTTCTCAATCAAATGTTTATACAAATTCAACTGAAGAGAATAAGTATTCAATTCACACTCTTCCAAATGAGAGATGGGGTCTTTCATCTTGTTACCATAGTTATTACCAGTCTTAATCTCCTTATTGGTCTTGTAATCCCAAATCTGATATTCACCGGCTTTCTTGTTGTAAAACAATGCGTCAATCTGACCAGCAATACCATATTCCATATCACCAACAACCAATTCCATTTTAACCGGAATTAAGTTAGCCTTGGCCTGATGATAAAACTTTTCAACCATTTTAACACACTTATCAAACGGTTCTCTAATCGGATCCAAACCAAATCGTTTAACCACAGGAACCGGATCATAAGGAAAGATCTTGTTGTTCCATAAGTTTTCAGCATACAAATGGACAGCACTTCCTTTTACCGTAGAGAAGTCACGTTTGTAATCCCAATCCGAGATAACATCCTCAACCTTCAACCCCCTCTTACTAGCATAACTCTCAGCCATACCTTGGGTATCAAACTTATCCTTAAACTTACCAATGAAGGTTGTTACGGATGTTAGTTTTTTACCGTCACAATAATACTCGTGTGGTTCATCGTAATACGTGATACCATTGAACTTAGATAGTTCCAAAAAAATATTTTCCATATTTACTTAATTTCATAATAATACTCATCAATCTTACCCTGAAGTTCGGCGATGTCCTTATCATCGGGTAATCTCAATATTTCAATACGACCGAATAACCTACCGCCATTCAATTCGTGATACAAAGATAATGCATTTTTCCAAGCATCGCCATCCAATGCAATAATTATTTTTCCTTTTGCATCATTATATAACTTATCCATCAGTTTTTGAGATAAATGTTTTCCCAACATAACCACAGGATTATCCAAGAACAACGCATCAAATACACCCTCAACCAAAAAGATATCCTTATTCCAATCAACTCTACTCTCGTTGAAAATAATCTCGTCTTTCGGATAATCAGGATTTCTGTATTTACTCTTTGAGTGTTTGTTCCACGATCTTGCAATATAATAATTCAACTGACCTTCTTGGTCATACGAAGGAATAATAATACGACCCATAAAATCACCCTTATCACAAAATCCAATGTCGTATTTTTCAATCATCTCATCGGTAATGAAACGACTTTTCAAATAATTCATCGCTTCTTTATAAACCGGATATCTCGGATTTGAATCCTTAAACTTCGTATAACTTGGTGGTAATTTAATCTTCGGAACTTTCGGTCTATCAGGTTTCACCTCTTCGGGTGCCAAAATAGAATAAGTCCTCTTTTGTTTCTTCGTTCCCCAAGTATCAAATAATTTACCCAATGGTCCGTGAGTTCCATTATCATCCGAACAACTCCAACACTTATAAACGTGTCGGAAATAATTAACCTCAAAATTCCCTTTATTCCTACCCTCATCACACGCGGGGCAGTTAAACGAGATCTGTCCTTTACTCTCGTAATGAGCACGATACTTACCAAGTACCTCTTCCAATAACTCAACTAACAACTCTGACTCGTCATTCATACGAGCAAAGATAATTCACTTTTTTGACTTTACCAAATTTTTTATGAATTTTGTTATTTTGTGTGGTATATAACAAAGATAGAGTAGTGGAATTATCACCCACATTACGACCAAATACCCTCCTGTTTCATATAACCCAAAACACAACAATAAGCATCACTCATATCATAAACTTCCTTTTTCAAAGTATTGTTTTTGGTGTATTGCCAAGTTATCTGAGGTTCTCTTTTTGCCACCAATTCCCAAATGATATGTTTCTTATCAATATCTTTTGGAAGACCACCGAATAAAACAAATTTCTTCTTATCATTTTCTTTAACTAATTCGGGAAACGCACATTTTCTTGAGTTGTAGGTTGTTATATAGTCGGGAACCAACCCAAGAGTATCATAAATTAGTTTCGTAATAAATGAATTAAACCTCAATAAAGTTCCAACAGTGTAGATGTTATTACTATTCAACAAAGGTTCTTCAATTATAACTTTAGTAATACCCAAATCTTTATAATCATTTAACTTAGTTTGAAAGGTCTCCGCCTTATCCAAAAGTTCGTGAATTTTATTTTCTCTTTTTACTTTTGTTTTCGGTGAAACATGTGTCAATTCTAATAACTCGCTCGTTTTAATATCAAAAAGTGCCCACCCAATTGTGCTAGTAGAAATATCCAAACCAAGAACTTTTGGTGAATTCTTTAAATCTTTTCCCATAAAATAGTTTTATAACTTAAAAATGTTAAATTTTCATTAAAAATCAAGCTTAATTACAAATTGTTGTAATCCTGTTCTTTTTGTTGGTGATTGTAGCTTAGATATTAACATTAAATCTTTGTTAGAATCATACAATCCGATCTCGGTGACATAAGGTGTGTATGTCGTATTCCAAGTTGGATTAGAACTCTTTTGGAATTGTTCTTGTGTTAAATTAACCTCATACTTCATTTCATATATTGTTGCGGCAATATCGGTTTTAATTGTACCGTAGAAGAAAATCTCATCACCAAATTGAATACCTTGCTGTGTTGGTGATGGGTTTGTCATATAATCCGACAAATAATATGATGGTGCATTATTATATGATGTTTCATCAATAACAAACGTTGTTCCTGTAATACCCGCAGGTGTTAAATAAATACCATTCTTTGTAATTCCCGAAGTAACGTCTATATATCTCCAATTTGTCGGTGTTGGTAACGCACCATTTGATGTCTTTTGGACCAACAGATACATTTGATTAGCATTAAACCCTGAACAAGATGATGTTGGGCTTCCATTCATAAATGGGAACTCATTACCAAATCTTACAGATACGTTAGCAACATCGTTCTCGGGATCACCACTGACTTTGGAATAGATATTACAATGTAATGAATTGGTAAAAGTTCCACCCGTAGAGTTAAATCTATACGTCACATACATCGTATCGGAACTTGATGTTAAAACACCCGTAGAACCTTGTCCTCCACCCGCACAAACGTTAGGAACTATTCTTGATACTTTGGGTACCGGTAGTGTCCAAGACCTGTTAGAAGCATAAGACATCGCAGCAATAATCTCTTGATCATCAAATACAACCATCTTATGATCGGGAAATACCTTACCAACACGATTAGGAATACCATTACTATTTGGTTTATTATCCCACAAATCGTAATATCTAATACCGGGATTATTCATGTCGGTATTTTTAATAGATGTTAAATATTTTACCTCGGCAAGATTAGCTGATGTAAAACCTGTAGGATCAATATAGAAAGTTTGACCGATCGTTCCACCACTATTTTTATGCCACATCAACCAAGGAATTTCAACACTAAAGTTTCTTGCTAACCCTGTTGGATCTGCATCAACATCATAAGGTTCTGTTGCAAACTTCTCACCATAAAAATTATCAATAGATTGATTAGTATAATGAACAATAGCGATTGCTCTTTGCATTTCGGGATCAACATTAATTTTTTCCGAGAATGAATTATAGTATGATGTTCCAGTATTGACTGTTTGTCCCGATGATGATTGATATCCTAAATATTCTTTTGTTCCTAAATAACCAACAGTTCCATAATTCTCATAACTATTATTAAAACCATTGATATATCCTGCAAAATTCTCACTCCAAACTATAGACATATTCCAAACCTTTGGATAATCCTGAGAAATATCACAAGGTGTTTCAAAATTAATAGCGTCCGTACTCCAATAATATGATGGTGTTTCTGAATCGTAGAACGGTGTAAAAGTAGATGGGTAATTTATCATTCTACTTGATGAGCAAGTGAATGCTGTATAATTTGGTAATGTTCTATCTACCACAACGTTTCCTGTACTCGCACTTTGAACACGATAAACAAACATGGGTGATCTTCCTGTAATTGTTCCACAACCCGAATTGTTGGTGAATAAGAATAAGAATGTTCCCGCAGAAATCGTACTTGTTGTTCCACAACCATCACTAACACCACGTAATGTTGTTCCACCACTTAATGTTGATGCGCGATATTGTGAATTAATCGTATATGAACTTGTTGTAAAAGCACTTGATCCACTGAAAAACCCTAATGGTTCTGCAGTATTAAAAACTTGTGTTGATTGTGAAGCGTTAAACGGTATTCCATATGTCAATCCACTACTTCCCGCCAAATAGAAAGGATATTTAACATAGTTTTTTGTGCTTTGAGGCGATCCTGTATTATTTTGGTCATTAAAGTTTGGTTGTAATACGTTACCATTCTTTTGGTTAAACCCTGTGGCACAACCATAACACACTTCGGAATCTCCGACTTGAAAATAACTAATGTTAAAATTACCTTGTGATAATTTATTTCTACCAGCATCCGTTAAGATACTCGTAATTAAAGCTGAAGTTGATTTTATTATATACGACATATCTATAATTATTATGAATTAGTAATTTGAAATTTGAGCACCGAATGGATTAGAAATTGCAATACCCATTCCAATTACTTTACAATCTATTATTCTTCTTTGAGTAAATCTTACATCCACATTTACATTAACATTTATGTTATTCCTACAAGTTGTAGAAATATAACCATCTCTTGTTATTGTTGCGTTATAGTTAGCATTATATTCAATAGTAACAACATCGTCCTTTTGAATATTAAATGAGGATCTTATATATGTTAAATCACCCTTAAATTCTCTATTCGTTAAATTACAATAAGAAGGCATCGGGAAATTAGTTGTAGGATCTGTAGTAATTGTTTGTGCAACACCATTTACCTTAACCACCGGAGTTACATTAAATGTATAAGCAAATCCTGTTTGAACGTTTTGATATGTGAATGATTTTTGAATAGTCAAACCAACCGGTATTGTCGCACCTACAGGAATCTGATCGGTACCTAAAATGGTATATTTACGATACCCACTACCTTGTTGAACAAAAGAATTACCAGGTCCAATTGGTGGGAAATTATTTTGTTGTGAATCCAACCTTGCCGTTAATTCATAGGTCGTTAATGGCTGACTACCAACAACCGCAGTTGTACTAACAACATTGTTATCATCATCCTTCAATCTAACTTGATAGGTACCATTTGAAAGCCCTGAGAAATACGGTGATGCTTGATAAGTTAAACCACCATTTACTGAATATAAATAAGGTTGTGTTCCACCATTTCCAATCACCAAGATTGCACCATAATGTGTTGATGGTGTAGCATAACAAGTGTCATCGGTAATATTCACACTAACCGTTGGTGTTGATGCCGTACATGTTCCCGTAACAACAACAGCAGTACTGAAAACAGGATAACCACCAACAATCCAACCACTTGTTGGAACGATAGAGGTTGATGTTGAATATATTTGTGTCGATAAATATGTGTTTTGAACCAAATCCCATCTAGTACCTGACCATCTAATATTCCACGTTCCTCCACCTGTAGACGCACTCCACGATTGTCTTCCATTTACGAAATAAGTAGAGTTAAACGTCACAGCCGAAGTAATAGCATCACTTTGTAATGTTAAACAAATGGTCGGTACCACTGCAGGTGTTGTGCTAGGTGTAATTGTTGGGGTAGGCGTAACTGTTGGTGTTGGTGTTAAACTAATGATCGTACAAGTTGTTACCGCAGTATAATCACCATAATAATCTACCGTAGTCGCAACATAATCACCCGGTAACAATCCAACTCTATACGTTCCCGTACCACCATCGGACCAAGTTGTGGTATATGGTGCCGTTCCACCATAAATGGTTAAAGTAATTGTTCCATCGGGTGTTGTTGATGACGATGCACTAGTACCCGAACAAGATACCGTTAAATCCACAACATTATTAACCTTACAATCTGATATGATTGAAGGTCTTAATGGTCTTGTACCCGTAGCACTTAACGTATTAGTTGTTGATGGTGTGTTAGACGGTGTTGTATTAGGTCTTCTCGTATTAGAAGGGGTAATACTCGGTGTTGGTGTCATAGTCGGTGACGTTGTTGGTGTTGGTGTTGGTGTAGGACAAGCAATTGCGGTTACCTCACCACCACCATTATAACAAGATTGACAATTAGAATATAATCCCGATAAATAACCTTGTATTGTTCCAATAGTTCCCGAAGGATAATATTGATAACAAGAACCCGAATACCTATAAACGGGTGTTGGGTATTCTGAAAGATCCAAAACTTTAACATTAAATGTTTTTACATCGGACGCATTACAACAATTTACAAAAGTAGTTGCTGTATAAACAACCGTTTGTGATGCAGCATACTCATTACACGCAACACAACTATTAAATGATGTATAACTTAAAGTATCATTTGCCGAAGTATTTGTTGAAATACTATTAGCCGAGTAACATAGATTATCATCACCCGTTCCATTAAAGAACGCAACAACACCTGTCGGAAATGTTGAAGATTCAATGAACCCTTCTCTAATTGCTGTTCCGTTACACTGAACAAACTTAACTCTAACTCTTCCCGATGAGTTACAATCCGTACAATTATTAAAATATGGTGTAGAAGGAAAAAATAATTGTGGTTGAGTGTTAGTAACATCCCAAGAACCACCATCCGTCCAACAACCAGTTCCAAGTCTTATAACCTGACCGGGAACAAACACTTGGTCATTAACCACCGCATACAGTTGGGCTGAGGGGTTACTACAAAAATTAAATAATCTATTTCTAAATGCCATACTAATAAATAATCATTAAGTCGTTTTTTTTTTATGGACATGAAGGATCTCCACAACCACCACCAATAAGAGTTATTGTCTCACCACCAATGTCAATAGCCTGATTTGCGGAAGTTAAAGTGTCATCAAATTGGTAACATTCCGGACCTAATACTGTAATTTGAATAACATCACCATTATTATATGATGATAGATCTTGATTATAAATTAATCTAGTTTCTGCAGGATTGTTACATTGTTTCACAATTCTTGGTTGATATGGTGTTGATGCTGTAAACCAAATATTAGTCGTTCCGGGATATGTGGTGTTGTAAGGATATTCAATCGACGTTCCTTGATCCAATTGATAATAATCATTCTTATTTGTAGATATACTATTACCCGTCCAAACCCATTCATTACTGTTTGAGGTAACACCACTCGCAGTTATACCATACAATGAAATTAAAGTTCCGCCATAATTCTTTAATTGATGTATGTGAACACCCGAACCCGTTTCAACATCATATTGTTCATTAGGCGAATAAATAGTTCTGATTTTAAATTCATTTGCCTCAACTGCAGTGATTATTAATTTATTTTGTGCTGGAGGACCTTGATTTTGAGTATCATATAAATTATCAGTTCTAACATTTTCTCCTTGAACTAAATAAAGATTTGAAAATGAAGCATTGATTATTGATCCATTATAAAATTGACCCTCACCTATTTCATTAGAATCAAACTTCAGAATATTAATCTGTTGTGTTGGATTAGTAGGTGATGGTGTCATTGTATTTGTTGGTGTCATTGTATTTGTTGGTGTATTCGTAGGTGTTTGAGATGGTGAAGCGGTGATTGACGCTGTTGGTGTTTGAGATGGTGGAATTTCATTTTGTATTCCAACACTCCCAAGAGAATCCACTATTTTAACACCAAGCAATGATAATGTATCATATGGTGCGGGAACATTTATTGTAAAATTATTAGTGGTCGTTGATGTTGAATAATAAACAAACGACCCGTAAGCATCTCCTACGTAAATGTCAATCGGTGGAACCGCTGTTATTGAAGTAACTGATATTGTTGTTGCCATATTTTTTTTATGTTACAGTATAAGTAAAGAATTGTTGAGTGGGTGATGTAATTATTTTAGTTCCTGAAATAGTCGCACATTGACCACTCCAACTAACAAACGTATTATTATTACTAGGTACACCCGCACCAGTTGTGAAATATGCTGCTAAGATGTTTGAACTAACCGTTAGAGTTTGAGAACATCCTCCCGGTAAATTAGGTACCGACAATACTGTACCCGAATATGTCAATTGAAGTGTTATGGTATCGCCGTTTTGGAATGTGAAGGGTAAAAATCCTCCCGCACTAACAGATGTTGGTGCCAAGTTTGAAAGTCTCCAACCTGAACCACTCAGATAATTACCGGTACTAGCTCTTCTAACTTGATTAAATATTGTTGATCCACTATCTGTACAGGTACCTCCTGATGGATTCACACCTGAAGCTGTCGCCAAGGTTCTTGTTGTCGCCGTAACCAAACTTCCGTTCTTAATAATATTCGCCGTAACCTGCCATGGTTGTGTTGTCATACCTGAGAAGAAACCTGTTTGAGTGTTAAAACTCATACCCCACTGATCGTTAAATGATCCATTCCAAGTTGCTCCCGTAGGTACGTTAGTTAAACCACTCAATACTGCAGTTCCCGAATACACTACCGTAATCGCACTTCCCGGATATGTCGTACCTGTAATATCAACGGAGTATGCTGTTGCCGCTGACGATACAAATATCGGTGTTCTACTCCAAACAAATGATGTAATCGCACTAAATGTATTCGCCGAACTTGGTCTTGTAATAGTTACCGGTGTTACGGATGTTTGAGCATTAGTAATATTATCTCTAACAACAATTCCATATGTACTACTTGATAAACCCGAGAATAATGTGCTAGACGAGAATGTAACACCACTATTGATTGAGTATATATAGTTAGAACCCGTCGCACCTGATCCTGTAACATTAATAATTCCGAAGAACCTATTCGCAGTTATTGCACTATTTGTATAACTTTCACAAGTATCATTTGATGATGCCAAACTTAAAATACCGATTGCCGGTAAAGTAGGTGTTGGTGTTTGTGTTGGTGTTGCAGTATTTGTCGGTGTTACCGTTGGTGTAGGAGTAGGTGTTGATGGTGTTAAACAATCAACACAAGATGAGAATGACGCAATAGCACCTCCATAAACAACATTTGATGAGTTGTCAGTATAATCTGTTAAAGTAACACAAGTAGATATACCATCAATATAAGCACTAAAAATACTACCTCTTGTAATTGTCGTACCCGTTATAGAAATATTTTCAGAAACAATGTATTCATCACCCGTCGAACAATCAGTAAGAACTTTATTTCCACCGGGACAAATAAATGGTGAATTTACAATTTCATATATTGAAGTACCACTTGAAGAAACCGATCTTGTTGGAATAGGTGTATTTGTTGGTGTTTGTGTTGGTGTAGGACTCGGACTTGTTCTTGTTACAGATATTGTAAATGTAACCGCAGCGGGTGAAGTCGTAGAAGGTGTTGGTGTAAATGTTGGTGTCGTAGTAGGTGTCGCTGTTGGTGTTGCAGTATTCGTCGTCGTTATTGACGGAGTTGGTGTTGTAGTTGGAGTTGGTGTCGGTGTTTTGGTTGGTGTTGGAGTTGGACAACTACTAACATCAAAAACACTATCACATATGTCGGGACAATCTGTCGAACATGGTTGCTTACCACTTAAAATACAAGAACCACCTAAAGATGTTGATAAACACCATTTATTACCATCATAAAACACTGTAGCGGCAGATATTGTCCCACCACTATAAATATTTTTACCATTGTAATATGTTATGCTTTTTGTATAATTCCCACTATACGCCGATAATGACGGAAATGAAGTATTGAAACAAAAATTATCATCGGTACAACCTGTAACAACTGGTGGTAAATTCGCAAAAAGCGGAATGTTTGGTAATCCATAATTAAAATTAACACCACCACCCGTACTAGCATTAAAATTAGAAATAGTTACTGCCGATAATCGGTCATTAGGATTATCAATATAATATAACTCAGTGGTACCTCTATTTGTGAAATATATTTTTTCATCAACCGCTAAGTGTAAAGTACCTAAACTATTACCACCCGTTTGAACAAATGTTGCATAATTTGTTGATGCAGTAACGGTTGTCGCACTTACAGGTGGTGTTGTATTAAGATTAAATTGTAGTATCTTCCCACCCGCAGACGTTTGAAATTCGGAAACATATAAATAATTACCATCGGGTGAGAATTCACATCCTAAAACATCACCAACATCAAAAACCTCGGGATTAGCACCATTGATATCATATATCGTATAACCCGTATTTCCCAATAAAACTTTTTCATTAGTTAAAGCACCGGTTGATCTATCAAAATCAAAAATACTTACAGCAGGTCTGTAAGCCGTGTATGATGGTACCGCCAAAGAATCACCAAGAACCATCGCAACTTTACTATAATCGGGTGATGGTTTTATTTGACCATAATTATTATACCCCTGTAAAACTTGAGCGGTGGTTGAGGTATATGGTGTTCCCGAAATACCTATATTATTAATTAGAAATGAATGTATTTGATTTCTACCCCAATTAGGTGTTATTACCCATAGATCTTGACCATTTTGATGTAAGGCAGTTGTTAATACCTCAGCATAACCATATCCGTTATTAGAACCTAACGGATAATTAGCTTCACCCCCCGTTGTTGATCTATTACCTAATTCAACATTTGTATTTATAACTTGGAAAAATGGTGATGTTCCACCAGTATATTTGAGTGTATTATACGTTAATGCTTGACTTGAGTTACCATAACCATTTTCAGTGAACGCCGCACCCACACCAACTGTTAGAACATAATACGTATCCGAACTATATGGTGATTGTAAAATAGTTGCCGATTGCATCGAAAAAGCACTTCCCGATAAACCTGTTGCAATGTCCGTTCCTCCCGATGTTTTGATTGTAACACCATCAGAAACAAGTAATAATTTACCATTATCGTCAGAAAAACTGGTCCCACTCTCACCATTAGTTGCAAAAAAATCAATGGAACTTGTTACAATTTCGGGTGACCCACCACTAAATGTAATCCATATATTATTACCAGTCGTTTCGTGTGACGCAATCCAGTTCCAACCTTGTTTTGTATTTAATGCCATGTTATGTTAAACAATTTATATCGAAATCAATTATTAAATTGATAACTAAATCTTTATTAAAATAAGTATCAACACCCGAAGAACTTGTAACAACTATTTGTCCTGTATTTTGATCAACATTAACCGAAGCAATATCAGGAAAACCATCTAACAGATTTGAAACAGTATCATACCATAGAGTATCCGAAGGAACTTGTGAAAGTGTATATCCCGTATAAAACGTAGAACTTGATGATGTTGTACCTGCACTTATTTCCGCAGTAAATACCGATGAATTAAATACACAATAAGTATTTCCCGATGTTAAAGCACTATACGCTTCATACACCATACTTAACATATCTCTTTTTTGTCCAACCTGTACTATCATGTCGGAATCACACACACTATATGTTTGGAATGACGCTCTTAAAACACTACAAGAAACATCAGTAGATCTTGTTAAGGTACATCCATTAGAACCCGAAACTGTTAAGGTGTATGTCCCTGCAGTTAATCCTGTGGCAACTAATCCACCCGTAGTTGTTCCCGAAACATTTGATGACCATGTATATGTAAATGGTGGTAACCCTTGCGTAATTAACGCAGTAACCGTTCCACCACTTCCGGTGTCACCACAAGTTTGAGAATATAATGTAAAATTCAATCCCGAATCACTACCAATTGTAAATCCCGATGAAATAGTACAACCTGTACTATCAGTAACAGAAATAGTATAATTACCCGACACTAAATTACTAAAGGTTGTTGATGATAATGAGGTTCCCAATAAACTTTGTCCGTTACTTAAAACATAATTAAATGGTGCCAAACCTCCCGATGTTTTTTCAACATAAACTTGTCCAACACCACTATTACACGTATCACCCGTTGCACTAACATTTATACCGAATGAAACATTATTACTAATTGTTGTTGTTCCCGTATAACCACAAGAACTATTATCGTTAAAAATTATTGTATATGTTCCCGATGTTAAATCTTCAAAAGTATATTGTGTGGAATTAGTAACTTGTGATAAAATAGTGATCCCACTTAATTTTAATGTATATGTGTAAGCAGGACTTCCTCCATCCACACTAACCTTTATTGACCCATCACTAGCACCACAGTTAGAGTTAGTTGGAACAATACTTACAGAACTAATTGACCCAGGTGAAACCAATGTGGTTGATAATGTGGCAACACATAATCCCGCATCTGTGATATTAACACTAAAGGTTCCGGGACTCAAAGCCGAAAATGATAAACTTGTCGCAGTAGTGGATGATATTGTTCCATTACTAGCCGAAAATTGATATGGTGCAGATCCTCCCGATATTGTCAATGTTGCCTGACCATTAGATTGTAAGCAAGTTGGTTGGATTATTGAACTAAACACACCACCAACAACACTTACGGTTCCTACGGTAGCGTCCTGTGTTAATGAACACCCACTACCATCCGTAACGGTTACAGAATAAGTTCCCGCTGATAATCCTGTTCTTGTGGATCCCGTAGATCCATTATCTTCCCAAAGATAAGTGAAGGGTTCCGTACCTGTCTCACCAGTTATAGAAATCGTTCCTGTTGATGTAATACATTGAGAACTATCCGTTATTACAAATCCGTAAGAAATACTCGGACTATCTTCTATGATACACGTTTCTGTGGTTGCAGTACAACCCGCACTCCAACCCGACACATAATAAATCCCTGTCCCTAAATTAGTAAATGTGTATGTTGAATTATCCGTTGTTTTGGAATCAAAAACCGCACTCCCTTTATATAAAACAAAATCAACATCCGAGATATTTGTTGTTGCTGTAACCGTTAATATACCATTCGCTTCACCACATGTAGAAGCACTAACCGTACTAAACGATAAACAAAGTCCCGAAGATATATTAACATTAATATCTAAGAATTGATTTGTGGGACTTTGAGCATCCGTGGCTCTAACATAATATGTTCCTGCCGATAAACCCGTTCTTAATGAAGAATTTAACGGTGAAAATGGAACGGTATATTGACTATCGTAATACCAATTAAACGTAAATGGTGGAACCCCCGAACCGGGAACCACATTTATTTTTGCCGCACCGAAATTAGTATTACTACAATCACCCGTTACGCTTAAATAATAATTAAAATTTGCACTCATTAGTTACAGAAAATACTGAAGTCAATACCAACATTAACTTTTAAGTTTATGGTTTCATCTTCACATGTTAATCTCCTAATTGTTAGAGTTGTACCTTCAGTAGAGAAAGTATAATAATAACCATCATCAATTAAAGTATTAAGAGTGTTTGTTAGTGCATTTTTCCAATCTGTGTTAGTTGGAGCATCACTTATACCCGTTGTTGTATAAAATTTATCATTAGCAATTGTTGTTCCATTTTCTTGGATATTAACATACCAACCAACAGAAACCGTTGTTGTAATACAATCTGTTAAAGTTTTACCCAATGTTGCAACATAATTGTTTAATGTTTCATATAATATCGCCGAAAACGCTTCAGTTGGATATGTGTTACATGTTGATGTCTTAGTAATACAATCATACCCAAATAATGTTCCAATCGCACGACATCCCGCTTTAGTTACAGGAACCAATTGACAACCTCTTTGTCTTCTATATACAAACTTTTGTCTGTGAAAGATTGAGTTTTCAAATTTAGTACCTGTATTCCACAAGGTAGATGCCGGTATAAATTGTTCTACCATTCGTATCCAATAAGAACCAATACCATCAACATAATCAGATAAACTTTGATATGTAAAATTATCATTAGATACTCCAACATTTTCAGATTGTAACCAATTCCAAAAAACTTGTGATAATGTAGGATATGCGTTGGTATTACCCCCCGTGATCCATTGTCTATTTCTAGTATTAATCATGGTACGCCAAAAAGATTGAGCGAACTCAAAAAATGTTTTTGTTTGTGGTTGTGGATTTACAAAAGTCCAATCCATATTACCCGGTGTCGGATATGGTGAGCTCAATCCCGATGATGGTATAGGATAATTAAACTTGTTTGACATTTTCCAAACATCATAAACTATACCCTGTGATGGGTTCATAAATAAATCAACGTTCTTAACATTAATTGCTAATTTATCATTAGATATATTATAATAAGCATTATACCCACCTTGATCACCAACCCTTAATCCAAGATCATCAACACTCCAACTTTTCCTATTATCAGTTACTTTTCTCAACGTAAAACCTAAATGCATATTAGGGAATGTTCTATATTGATTCAAATAATCTTGACCATATGTAAATGGCGATAATGATGTTTGAATGTTAGGGTTTGTCCCACTAAACACCGATAAAGTATTATTAACAACTTCAGGACTTCTATGTGATGGTGTAGATTCAAACCACCCACTTCCTTTTTGGAAGAAAAATGTTGATCCCGTAGCATTAAAATATGGATAACCTTCGTTATCTATCGGATAATCATTCCTACTTTCGGTTGCAAAACTAAGTGATGTTGTAGATGTAAATGCAGAATATGTTGTACCCTTAATTGTATATGTATTACCCTCAATAAATTGAGGAAAATCTTGTTCAAAAAATCCTGTTTCAATTTCAGCATATTGTGTGTCAAATTGTGACATATTGATTTTTTGATCCGCCAAGTAAATATTCTCGTTAAATTCAACTAGAAAATCAGGTGCCCCTACTAACTTCATAATCCCTTCAATAGCCTTTCTTGTTCCTTTTGATTTGAAAAGATATGCCGCATTTAATATTAAATTCCTGTAGAATTGAAAATTTAATTCGGTTGGTGTTAAGTTTCTACTATACCCACTATATTGTATAGCTCCATTAGTATTAAACACACTACTTAGAAAATCAGAACTCGAAATTGGTGAAACATTTATATTATATCCAAGTGTTTGTGCTAAGTTTTTTAATAGTGCGGAAGGTATGTCGTTACCTGGATTGTATGAAACGTTATTCATATATGCCAAAGCATCAATGAATTTTTTAACTTCATCAAAACCTCTACCATAAATTTGTAAAACCTTCTCAACTTTTTGTTCTGAAGTATCAAACTCTTTTAATGATTCGGTAACAAAGAATCTTGAAATCAAATTTGTTTTTTGACTATCAAAACTTTCAGCAATTTCTGATATTGCAAGAACATAGTCGTCAAAAACACTAGTTCTAATATCTAAGTTCCACGATCCGTCCAACGGCCAAGTAACATTTTGTCCTTGAACATACAGAACCCCGTCATCGGATTCTCTCGGAACGTTAAATGTTGCAGTATATGGTGGATTTGATAATCTATTTAACAAGAATCTCTCAACCTCATCAAACGCCTCCGAAAATGTCATTTCGGTATAATAGGAGCTCAATCTTATTTTCAAAGAATCCGTAGTCGTTGTGCTTGTAAATGCTTGTCCGCTAACGACAATCTGTAAGGTCCCCGCAGAAATACTTGTAGTAGGAACAATATAGGTTATGGGATATTCATATCCATTAGCATATAATGAATATTTTCTATAATTGTTTGTAAAATCCCTTAAAGGTGATGTTGGTGTTTCTTTAGCCGCAAGATTGTTTAATGAATTTGTTGTAAAATCAATATCAAAAGGGTTTTTTATAATACTAGCATCAATACTCATTGTCGTTTCAACGTCCTGAGAATCATACGACATATCAAATGCTGTCGTTCCTGTTGATAAATCATATCTTGTTTGATCAATATCCATAGATGCGGGAAAATAACCTAAAATCTTAGTTATTGAAACCGCCAACCTTTTAGTTAATGACCCATATATTGTGAAGTTAGTAACCTCGGACAAATCAAAATTTGGATAAACTCTAAATTCTTTCGCCAACAACATTCTTGACTCTTCCGTATTTTGAACAGATAAAGTTTCAAGTGATATAGGTTCTGAAAACGTTCCAATATTAAACGTCCTACTACTTTTTTGTTTTACCGATGTTGTAAAAGTAAAATTACCCGAAGTTAAACCACCCCCATCTACCAATTGCACACCAACCAGATTATCAAAAGTGTTATCCGCTCCTGATCCTGTTTGTGGTGGTGTTATTATTTTATTAACTGCCATTAGGTTGTTATATTACTAAAGTTTTTACTAAAATCTATGTTATTATTTCTATTTTCACGAACTTCATATAATAAATTATTAAAGTCATCCTTAACCTCATAAAGGTTGTATTGTCTGAAGATATTATCCGATCTATCATAAATCGTGTAAATACCATCTTCCAAAGATTTTGTTTGATTACCATAAAGAGCAATCGCCAATGTTTTAATATCGTCTTCAACAATTTCAACGTCTAATGTCACAGGATTGAAAAATGTATTTGAAAAGATAATACTTTGACCCGGTTGTCCGATAAATGGAATCGCGTTTGGTTTGTTTGTTGGTTGTGATGATGGTGAAAGTGTGCAAAACATCAAATTTGTTGCACCATCCACATATCTATATCTTGTTGCTGTGATTGAACTATTTCCAATATTTTGAACGATCGGCTCACAAAAAAAGTTAGAAGTTACTATTCTAAAAAAATTAGGAATTTTACTTCCATCATTATTCAAATACTCAACTCTAAACCCAACCAAACCTTGTGATACAAATTTACTTCTATATTGAACAGGAACGTTATTAAGGTCAATGATTATCCCCTTTACGTTAGGAAGTGCCGCCAAAACCGAACAATCAGTGATTGATGTTCTAATTTGAGCGGGTCGGATATATAAAGTATAAATCCCGATTGAATTAAATTGATCTGCCGGTAATCTTAAATTATACAAACCACCTAATATCTCATTACTACTACCCCCAATAGCGCTATTACTAAAATAAGGTCTTAAGATACTAGCCGCATCTAACTTAGTTATTGTAAAATTATCTGTAGTGTCCCTACTCGGTGTATAATTCATAATAATTTCTACATCCTCGGGGCTCACATCAGCGGATCTTAAAGTTCCATAAACTCCTGTTGCCATTATATTGTTTTTACTATTTTATAAATACATTATTGGTCGGTTTTTACATTAAAAAAACCATATCCATATTTCTCTAAATCACCAACGTTATCCACCTCGGCAATTCTTAATATTGTTTGGAATGGGCTGGACTTACCCCTATCCACAATTATTGAACTACTAACCACGGGTTCCCCCCATGTTTTTAGTAAAAGTTCGTCTTTAACAATAGGTCTTGCTTGTAACCAATCCGATGTTAATCCCGAAGAAACCGCAACATAAATTGTCGTACCATCAAGATAATCAATATAATTAGTTCCTTGTATAGTGTATGCTGTATAGCCAGGTGTTATCTCAGTTATTGACCCATATTCCGAACCATTCTTAATCACAGGAACATTTTCTAAATAAGGTTGTGGTCCATACAACTTCAAAGAACGTAATTCCGATTTTGAAAAACCCGAAACAACATTAGGAATACCATTTGTTAATACCGTAGTTTGTGCCTCAACACTATTTTCAGAATCCCCCGAGAATACAAACGCATAAGATACGGGTGTTGCAGACCAAGACCCAACATTAGACGTGAAATAAGCAATACCCGTAGGATCCGGATCATACGCTAACGTATATGGAACTTGGATTTGTTTTTCCACGCTAATACTACCCCATTGATTGTTTTGTGTTAATGTGATTGTATAAAACGCAGGTGTTTGTGGATAATCGTGTGATATAGGTTCGGGATAAAATGTAGATATTGTCTGTGAGCTACCGTCACCCCAATCAACACTGTATGATGAATTTTCAATAAACGATCTTAATCCCGATTGTGATGTATTGTAAAAGAAATAGGTGTATGGGTTTCCGGTCGTTGCTGAAAATAAAAAGTTAGTAACCGTATCACGTTGTAATAAGTTACCATCAAAAACCGAATAAAAACCACAATCAACCGCAGTTTGAGTTAATAATACAGGAATTGTCATTCCCGTGAATAATGAAGTCCCACTAGTTCCACCCGACATCATCGCAGTTACCGATGAATAATACCCCACACTTGTTCCACTATAATTCACGTAATGAACTAATGTATCCAAAACTTGAGGACCAATCTGTATTTTATAATAATTTTCCATTATGGATTAATATATTCATACCATTTTATCGGTGAAGAACTACTACCCACCTCATTTTCAACAGGATAACCATACGCCTTATACGTTTGGTCATCATAATTTAATACGTATTTATAATAAAAATAGTTTGTACTATCGAAATTAAACTTCACAGGTCCCGGAATATTACTCTGTGGTGTATTCATAAACCTAATAAACTGTCCAATATCCGCATTATAAAACTTAGCACTAACATAAAACGTATCAACATTTACATATAATCTCTTCTTTAACCAATAAAGGAAAAACCCCTCTTTATCACCAATATAATCTAAAGAAAAATAAGGTTTTCTTATATCCAATGTTTTTGAATTAAATAATATTGCGGATTGTGTCTCACCTTGTTGTGTTGGTATTATTACAGAAAAATATAATTTTTGATCAGTTGTTGATGGACTATCATAAAAATCTAACTTGAAGAAACTTTTATCAAACGCTGGTGAAACATTATAAATGTTATATGCAGTAAAATAAGTTTGATAAGTATTAACCCATAAATTAGAATCCGAAGAAGTGGTTGCTGTAACACTTGTTCCTCCACTAAAGAAATTAAATTCATAATCAATACTTGTTGTCCCATTTGGATTTTCACCATGACAAAAACGATTAACCTCGAAATCATCATCCGATCTTAATAATTGAGATAATACACTATCTTCAAATTCCTGATAAGCCTCATTAATACCATAATAATCAAAATCATTAGATATCGGTAATATTATTTCCCTATCAGTAGGAACCACATTTCTATTAAAAGTAAAATTATTCACAATCATCATTTAAGGGTTGGGTTATTAGGTCGGAAACTACCATTTCAAAGTTTCCACCTTCGGGTATTAATCTAAATATTCCTACATTTGTGGGATAATGAGATTGATTTAAGAACGGAAAATCAACACCATTATTTTCATTATCTATGAACCCATAATCATATATTTCTCTAAAACTTAAATTACCATTAGTGTTGGAATAATAAGCGTAGTTAGGAACCCCAAAAGTTCCCGTAGAGTCACTAGATTCAATGTAAGATGATAATTCCCTTATCTTCAATGGTTGATGTACCGAATAATAATAACCACTAGGATTTGTTGTTTGGGTTGAACTCACATCAAATAAATCAGGATTAAAATTTAATTTGTGAAAATAGTTTGATCTAACTATTTCAACCAATTCGGTGTTATTATATTCACAAATGTCACCATGAATTATATCACCTTCAGATAACTCCGATAGATAATAAAAATCATAATTGGTACCACCCGTAGTAACTCTATATGAATTCAATGAAATATCTTCAACATTACTATTGTTGGTATCATCCCACCATCTTGACGTATTACCCGAAAAAATACTGTAACCCCATCCTTTCTTTAATCCAAAATTACCAAATCTTGGTTTATTGAACCAACCCATATAACCTTTAAACGTTGTTGATAAGTATAATTCTGTAATCGGTATTTGATGATTATCCACTAGCCCTAAAGTATCAACATCGCTTTTCGGTGTAACCACATAAGAGTTTGTGAATTGTCGTGTAGATATTCTTCCAACCCCATTTGGTGTTAATGCGGAAAATTCATATTTCTGTTTTTTATTAAACGGGTTCTCCTCAAATCCTGCCTTTGTTATTTGCATTTGAGAAGGTGTTTTTAATATTTTGTGTAATCTAATGTAATAATTAGATGTGGAATCTTGTGGGTTTTCAGAATTTATAACACGTTTGAAAGTTCCTTTAGCACCATTTGAGAATGTAAATCCTGTATAACCAACATCAATAATGTTGAAAACATATTTATCACTACCATATTGTTCATTACCCAATAGATCCACTTGAAAAGTGCTAACGTCATCATAAGTAAGAGATAATTTAACCGACTCCCCAACACTTAATCCGTGTGGCATTGGACAATTAAACGAAATATATTGTAATCCATTGTAAATATTTGTTGTTATTTTGAATGGTAATCCATCCGAAATATTCCAAGTAACCAAGTCATCATCACCAAAATAATGTGTTAAATTATAATTAGTTAAAGATGAAAAAACATAGGAAATATAAAAATTCCAATTATATGATGTCGCACTTACCGGTTTATATGTTACGTGTTGATTGTCTGTATCATATCTTATAACATCAAACTCTGAATGACTAGGATATCCACTCCATTGACCATTCAATAAGGATTGTGTTTGATTAACATAACCCAAACTATCCCTAAACGGGTTATACTTAGCATAACCAACCAAGTTGTTGTCGTATATAAACGAGAACTTATAAGTCGGTCTAAATATTGTGCAAGTTTGACGTTCATTATTATAAAGTTCTTGTAAATTAACATAAGTATTCCTGTCGGATTCATTAATCTCCCTCTGAGAACTTTCTAAATTTATCGGAACTAAGATATCTGTCTCGGGTGCCGATGCAAAGTTAGAACTTGGTTGTAATATGGTATAATTATTAATCATTATCTATTTCACCTGTTACGTATAATGCGAAAAATCTATCCAAAGAAGTTTTTCCCTTTTTTAACCCAAAATAAAAATACCAAGGGTTACCCTGAATTATTTTAGAATTATTGGAACCGGGAACAACTCTTGCGAAGTAATTACCGTTATTATCCTTTTGATAAATATACCCTCTTCTATCTTCATAGTTGTTTGGACTCGGTTGAAAATAAGGTGCGTTCGTTCTATCTAATTGTTGGTACTTTTTACTATAAAATGTCGCCGAATCTGTCACCCATGTATTATCTTCACTACCGAAAATAACACCATCCTCTAAATCTAAAGTCCAATAGTAAAATGGAACCTCTTGTGAGTTAGTCGGTATATAATCGGCGAAGATCTGAGATGGCGTTTGTAATCTAACCAATCTTTTTGGACTTACCAAATCTCTTGTTTCCGTTTCACTATCATAAAACACGCCAAACACATTAGTATCAACATAAATCGGACTGTCACTCGAATCTTGATAAGCATCAAAATCAAACGGTTTAATACCAAACGTGCTATTAGTTTGCAACATTTGAGCATAATCACCATTTACCTTTTCCTGTCGGTTAAAGAACGCTTCAATACTACCGGCACCTAATCCAAACGCTTTACCAAAGAACGTGCTGTTCATTAATCTTGACGATAAAAACAAAAACAATAAATCATCAATACTTGAGAATGATGTTGTTTGTAACCTATTGGCAATATACCCTTCATATTGTGGTCCCAAATTTATTTGACTACTCCAAGAAAATTTAGGTCCTAAATCCAATATAGTTGTAGGTGACATCAAATTTTTAGTATTAGAACCTCTATTATAATCCGTCTCCCTACCTATAAATTTATTAGTATTATCATTATAAGGTGATGATCTATAATAGAAAGATCTCTTGGTTGTAGATCCACTATATTGGAATATAGTGTCGGTACAATACCTAAAATAAGGATTATTATTACCATCAAAAAATCTGTCGTTCTTGTATGGATACATAAACAATGTTCCATTTACCCAAGAATTAAAGAAACTATGTGCAAACGCCCCTTGACACGCAGCGTTTGTTATTCTAAACCTACTTAACCATTCGGTTGCCAATTTAATATCATTATTTCTACCAAACAATGAAACAATAGGTGCCGTAACCAATCTATAACATCCCTGAGTAACCACCAACTTGTTTCTAACATTCGTATTACACTCACCCGAAGAAGGAAGTAATGTGAATTCACCATTCACCGATGTTAAACAATCCATAGCAGTCATACCTTCACAAGAATACGCCGCTGTAGTTGCAGTAATGATTTGAATATCATCGGGACTATCATCCTTATCTTCTGTCGGATTATATAAAATTTGATCGGCAGATGATCCCGGATTTGGAACCGCACTTCCATCCTCATTAAAGATTTGAATAAAGAAGTTTCTGTTTTGCATCAACGCATACCCATTATTACCATAAGTTTCAACATTTGATGATGTAGGTAACCTATCCGTTCTTAAAACTAAATAAGATTGTGATGAAACGGTGGTTGTTAGAGTTCCGTATGTCGGTGCCCAATATTGTGCTGTATTATCATAAAATTGATAACCACCACCATCAACATATTCATCCTGAATATACCCTCTATAACTATTACCATTATTAACTAATTTGTTTTTCCTAGTATTAGGTGCTGTCAAATAAAAATAAGCCAAGTTATAATTAATTTCACCCGTTGTTAAGTTTGTATTACTTAAAGAATTATCAATCAAATAACCATTAGTTATCGTATTAATATCCAATGCTGAATAATATTTAAGATTACCCGTTTGATATGGTATGAACGTTGTCGCCGAAATTGAGAATGAGGGAAAGAATACTCGTTGTCCGTTACTAACCGTACTATTTGTCGTTATTGAATCATGGTTAGGTAATCTTAATGAAGAACCGGCATTTACCTGTCTGTTTCTAATCGGATGGTTAAGTTTATAATCACCCGTTACAACAACAGTTCCATATGGTTTAGAAAACATTCTTGATAAATCATAGGACACTTTCATTTTTTGAGAGTTCGGATCAACACCCCTTACCAAAAATAATACTACATAATCTTGGTAATTTTGAATTTGCATCATAGGATTCAAAATTATAGGATTGTTAGTATCTGAACCCCTAAAAACTTTGGATGAGTTATAAACATACTCCCAAAAGAATCCGTGTCTATTGTTAATATCGCTAACGTTAAATGACGTATTAAGATTAGGATTATTTAATATATCCGAAATCTTATATCCTTGTATCACTTGGAAATATTCAATGTCAGCGGCAAATCTCAAATGCCTTGTTTCATCGGTTTGAGTTACCGCATATGTTGTTGTTAATTCGGGCGCAGTGTCCGATGCAGGATTAGCATAACTTATTGTTAATTGTGTCTTATTAACAGTTCTACCACTCGTACCCGTTTGAGTTGTACCCGTATATGTTACCATAGGATTTGGGTCATTACTTAATGTAGGATCAACGAATGATAATATAGTTCCGGGAACATAGTTATCCAACGCGCCAGGATTAACCATAACTGCAATTACATTGTCATAGTGGAATTTACCTGTGTTCGCAGTTAAGTCGGGTCTAATCGTAACTTTAATTTGATTCAAACCCTTTACACCATCACCAAAATTAAATGCAGCAACATCATTATTAAAAAATTTAGATTTCGTATTAAATAAATTAATTCTTTCTGCCAATGTTAAATCCCTACTTCTCCAATCATTAATATTTTCCCAACCATCGGGTAATGAAACAGGAACTTTCAAACCAGGTGATACCTCTTGGTTACCCGCAATTATGTTTGATACTTTGTTTTTCTGACTATCATCGGCAAGTCCCAAATTATTAACATCGTATATAGAAATGTCTGATAATTGAGCAATGTCCGAAACAACATTACCCTCGGTCCAATTAGATGTGCTTGAATCGGAATATTCATCCTGATCGGTTTGACTACAATCGCACGATTCACAATCGGGATATGATAGGTTGGAAAGTGCTAACCCTTTTGTTAATACATTAATATTTGGACAATCAACTCTATCTAATTTTTTAGTGCTAAATCCTAATTTTTGTAAAAAACCAATTAATATATTAATAACATTCACAATACCCTTAACAAAGTTACACAACAACCATTGAACAAAATAAAATATAGGAACCAAAATATGTAATGCAATAGTTAAAGGAACAATTAATAAACCAAGTATTGTTAAAAAGAAATTTACAATAATAATTTGGAAATTATTATCTCTAAACGCATCGGTCACAGGAAACTTATTAACCTCACCTTCACACGTCGGATCGGTAACTTGTTTAATACCAATAAATCTTTGTCTGTTTGCACCTTTTCTATAATAATCAATGAATTGAGAAATAGTATAAATTTTATTATATTCAAATTTATAAAAAGTGTCCTCACAATTTATAGCAGCATCAACATCATAATAATCATCCCAATCCAAACTAAAAGCATATGATTTTTTTACCGCCAAAAACGCAGCAGGATCGTCGGGAACATTATTTTGGTTACTTGTATATTTTGCAGGATCCACACTTGAACTTGTCCAACCATGTTCTTTAATGTTTGGAACTAAGAAATTTGCTCGTTTAATACCCACTTCAAAACCCCTTGGTTGATCCCAAGATACCTTAAATCTATATTTCGCACTTGTGGGAATACCAACTGTAGGATCTTTACTTATCACTCTTTCACCAAATTCATTTGTGGTAACATAGTCCATATTCATAGGAATCTCAATTAACCACGTTCCGTTTTCATCAATAACTTTTCCGTTGTTTTCTAAATTGAATTGTTCTAAAACAGGAAACCCATTCACGTCTAATCCAACAGTTTGACGAATTGATAGTATTTGACCCGGACCTACTGTCGCATTACACAACTTACCTAATCTTTTACCCGTTTTACATCCATTACTGTCTCCCGAATTATTTCTTTTACTTCTATTGATAGCATCCTCATCATTGTTGGAAAAGATTGACCCCATAAAGGTCGCGGTTGGATTTATATTCAACCCAAATTCTTTTCTTAAATCAAAATCTTTTCTTGTAATACTAATATTACAAACTTCACTATCACCCCAAAATGGTTCTACTTGAATATTTTTTGCTAATGTAATTATTTGAGGTAATTCCGATAAATTTGTCGAACTCTTAAATTTGATACCATCCAATTGTTCGGGCGTTGCTTTTCCTGCTCGGATTAAATCTTGTGGTGATAATGAAAACTCACCAATGTCGGACACATCCATATCCATAAACAAAACGTAATCACCAATAGGAACACCAAAAATCATAAAGTCCCCACTCTCGTTTGTCTTTACCACATATTTGTAATAGGTATCATATACTTGAATAACCGTTTGATCGGTTAATGCGTCAGTTTCCGATGGAAAAGTTCCGGTCGGTGTGTGACCTTCATACGACTGAATATAAGGTAATAGATTGTATCTATAACCATCTTCATTAATATCCGATACTTGAGTATATGGATAAAGAGCGGAAATAACAGGATCTTGAGTATCCGCCTCAGTAATCGGAATAAATACAGATATTCTAACATTAGGTATCCCTAATCCTCCGTTGGCAATCACCCTACCAACAACAACCCCATAATCAGCACAGGATCTCGTATAATCATTTGCTTGTTGAATTTTCAAAGAAAGTATCTCCAAAAACTCATAATCCTGTTCTAAATTGATTTTAATATTTTGATCAATTCCTACTTCAGTACGAATCCTATATGTATTTGACATTAAATCTCTTTTTGAATAAATAGTTTATACACCATTTTCAAAAAATAATTTAATAAATATAAAAGTGTATCTTATGAAAAACTTACCTGAGTTAAATTCTTAACCCTAACCGTAATGTCTTTATTCGGATATCTAACTTGATAAATTTGTGATGGTGTTGCAAATATTGTTTGATCAACCAATCCAATTTTTTTGGTAGTATCATCCTCATACGGTTGTGATGTTTCGGATGAACTGTATTCACCACCAACCTTACCATAGAAACTAATATCCGATACAGAAATAACCCCGTTTTGGGCTTGGACTAACCTATTAATATCCGAAGCAAACACATTTTGACCTAATTGTCTTGTAAGTGGGTTCATATATGTGGATATTAAATCAATGATAGATGAAACCACAACACCTTGGTTTTGTGCCCCATCCAAAACAACTGATAAATCAACCGCTAAATCTAAAACCTCGGCAACATCAATTTGAACATAATCATTCATCATTCTATAGTTTGATAGATATGTTGCCAAATTATTTTTCAATGTGTTTGATACTGTTTGCGTTAATTTACCTGTAGTATCATAAGATAATATTTGTATTTTAATTTTATTATCTTCTTCAACTATTGCCACTTTTGCCGGTGCACCAAATTTAGATGGCATTTTTCTAATTATTGCTTCATAATCATTAACTGTTACCGCTCTATTTTGTGCCGCAAAGTTATATGAAACAAAATTTCTAACTTCTTCAATATTTGGTTGGTTAGCACCACCCACCGCAGCGGTAACATTATTAACCCTCAATGAATTAACAACACTCGTATTAATATCTTGTGATGGACCAACCACACTAAAATCAATAGTTCCAAGTGTATTAATAGCACTCACACCTATGTTTGATGATAAACCACCACCTATTCTATATTGAATAAAAAATGTTGTATTTACCGTCGGTGCATTACCCAACGCCAAAGTATTTTGATAGTTTGATAAATTAATCGGTACCCCCAATCTTGTAAATTCTCTTAATTGATCTTCTGCAGAATTAGTTCCACCACCAAAAGTTAGTTTGAAATACCCTTCGGGTGTATATTCTGTAATAAATCTATTATCCGTTTGAATATATTGCCCAACTTTAACACCGGGATTGTCAGATGTTTTTGTGGGATCCTCAATAAACACTCTATCTTGGATTAACGCATCAACCTCATACCATTTTCCCTCTAAAGTTAAAAAGTCTTGATTTGATGGTGTATTAACATAAGATGTACCATCTTTTTGAATGATTGCAGTGACTCCCAAAACATTTTTCTCGGGAAGAAATACCTCCAAAAATGGTCTAACGTCCGATGTATTAATAACCTTCTTTAATACCTTAGTAATACCATTCACAATTACTTCACGTTTTGTGATTGTATAGTTAATTAAATTTCCATTAGCATCAAAGTTTGGAATCTTTAATCGGTTTGGATACCCCTCATTATTGAAGGGTGATGAAAAATCACAATCATTAACCAATTCAAAAACTTGTCCCGAACCAACCGCCTGTGATCCCGCTCTTAACATACCCAAATATCTAGTGTCTTCCTTATCACCAAACGCAGGAACCGTAATTGAAAAATCAGCCAAGGCAACAGATGGTCTCTGCCCCGGAATCTTTAAACCATACGTCCTTGCAATATTATATATTGACGTTTTTTGTTGAGCATATTGAAGAACTGTTTCTTGAATACTTCTGTCAATGTGATAATGTAAATTATCCGCAACCGCAGCGTTTAGGTCCAAAAAAACCGAAAATAACGCAGCGTCATTAACGTTTTGAATTAATTCGGGGTAATATGTGCTAACATATCCAACCAACTCATCTCTTAACTCTTGAAAGTCGCGAGGAACATATGATATTTTTTTATTTGCCATAATATTAAATATTGATAATTACAAAATCACTAGGACTAAACACATCAGATGTAATAGTATAATCTATTCTAACTCTAGCAGTATATTCCGATGTTGCTTGATTAGGTATATACAACTCCTGATTAAATGTATTCCCAATATTTGACACCAATAAAGTTTCCTCTTCATCCGATGCCGCAGTTATGGTGATTTTGTTAATTCTTAAATTCGGTATAAATTGTTCAACAGATTTTCTAATCTCATCTTCAATACTCGCAAATGTTGGACCATCCATAGGTTCAAATATCAACTCATATAAACGAGTTCCAAATTCAGGTAAAAAATACCTACTACCCTTACGGGTTAGCAATAAATGAATTAAATCACTTCTAATTTCTTCATTACTAGTATCCGATAAATCAAGATACTTACCATTAAACGAATCCCTAAAAGGAAAGTTTATACCATATGTTATACCATTTGCCATATTTTATAAATACAACATACTAGAAAAGTATTATTGACCCATCTCCTTTTTTATTTCTTGGATTTTATCATACGTTGTTGTAACAACTTTTCTTTTGTTTATCATCTCTTGTCTCGTCTCCTCATCATAAGGACAATGACGACAACCGGATCCACAACAGGATCCCCGATCCAAATGATACTGTTCAGTGAATACTACTTTTCCACCATCCAGATAATAATGTTTTCCTTCTATAAATTCCTTCATAAATCACACCTCCCAAATAAAACCATTCATGGGTTATACAATTAAAGTTTAGATAAACGGCAACATGCCAGTTATATAAATAATACAAAATAAACGGTAAGAGTAAAACTCTAAAAATCGTACCTATCATAAACATAAATATTTTAGATAAAAAAGGGGTGGAATCCCACCCCTTTGTTAGACAGTTTAATCATTTATTTAATCTCACAAGCACCACCAGCACAAGCTAACTCACCACTCAAATCAGTATTATCTTGGGTTTCAACAACCTTTGATAAATCAATAGAGTGAAGTTTTTCAAACATCTCATAATACCTTTCTTCAGTAATATCTTCAAAAGGTGCCTGAATGTAACTGCCCCCATCGTAAGGTAAAACCGATAATCCATTATAGAAGTTTCTATTATTCCACATCCATTCACCCGCCAATTCCCATTCATCTTCTTTCAAAGAAATGGTTGCTGATACGTTATGTGAATTAGAACCTGTTCTGTGACCTGGTTTAATCCATTCTTGTGATACACGTTTTACACGATCCAAGATTTGGAATGGACTTTCAGTTCTCAAAATAGCACCTTCAGGTGATTTTTGTGGAACGGAAATAACCGCAGTGTCGTGAGGACGGAAATACTCATCTTCCACTAACTCGGGGTGATTCTCTACCAAGTAAGAATAAATTGGTTCATTCTTACCCACACGAACACGACGAACATAATAATCGTTGTGCCAAGCGTGAATACCCGATGAAGTTCCAAGAGTTAATGATGTAGTTCCCGCAGGTTTTACTGTTGTAGATCTCGCCGCAGGATTGATACCAATGATTTTCGCAACTCGCTCATTCTCTTCATTAGCCATAGTAGCCGCTTGTGTCATATCATAACCTAACACAGTTCCTGATCCAATACCCGTCATTGATACACCGATCAACGCATCTTTTTCAGTTGTTTTCTTCCAAATATCTCGTAGATAGTGAAAATCAGTATAACCCGCTTGTAATGTTCCAATGAACGCCGCCGCTTTTACTCGGGTGTTGAAGTCTTCTTGTGATTCAATATCTGATACATTTACCTCACATAAGTTACAAAACTGATATGGTCTCAAAGCGATCTCACAACACGGGTTGGTTCCCCAATCTTTATCGTTTGTAAAGTAGATACCGGGTTCTCCCGCACCTGACAACTCAACTCGTTTCCAAAGTTCCATAAAGAATTCTTTGGTGATTTTGTGACGAAGAAGAACTGCCGAGTTATTTGCTCTACCACGTTGTGGATTGTTTTCCCACCAAGAACCTGATTTACAAGCAATCATCTCATCATCATCAGCACTAAACAAGGAAATCAAAGCTGCCCTACGAATCCCACCTGCTAGTACCGCATCCGCAATATGACAAACAATATCATGAACCTCAATCGGACTTAATCTATCACCATCTTCTTTTGAATCTAATACCTTTGTGATATTATGAACACAATCTTTTAATGGTTGGGGACCCGGTGCTTTACCACCCGATGTTACCAATGCAGCACCTTTTGGTCGGATATCTGAAAAATCAAAATCAGGTGTTGATGTGTTTTGACCAAAATATGACTTCATCAATACTTTAATCGCATCCGCCCATCCTTCAATACTATCACCAACCAAGTATCTTCTTTTTCTTGTTGCCGATGGTTTTCTAATTTCAGGTAATTTATCTACGTGATGTTTCTGAACAGAATAACCAACACCTGTACCACCTAACAATAAGAACATACACTCAGCAAAACTATCCAAGTGGTCTATCGGTAAGTAAGAACAGTTATAAATTCTGTTTGGTGATATTTCAATTGGTCTTCCCCCAAATTGAAGTGATCTCATTGAAGGTAACACTTTTTTGTTGTAAACCAACTTATATACTTCTCTAATCTCTGATTCTAAGGATGGATATTTCTTAATGTGCATATCCATATTTCTTGTAACCAGTTCGTCCCATGTTTCTCTTCTATTTAACTCGGGAACATATTTGGCGTATTTCATATACACCGTTAAATCTGACAAAATCTTCTGTGAAGCGTCCATTTTAATTCTTTTTAATTGTTACTATTTTGTTTATTTCCTTCTCGAGACTTACGTTTTTCCATAAGCTCTTTAATTCGGTCTCTTTGCTTTTCTTCTTTCTTTTCCTCAAAGCCTAGGAACGTAACTGAACTCTCAGTGTCAATCTCCATCATCTTGTTATTGAATTTACAATTCTCAAACACCACACCATCTTTACCCAATCGCGACTTGGTGATAGCAATGGTTGCCAAATCCATTTCCTTCTGTTGAAGTGTTTTGGCGATAGAGATAATTACGTGACCAACTTGTGCTTTTTTAATGGATCCACCCATTTGGTCTGTCGTAACAACCTCTGATGAAATAGATGATCTATTACCTTGTGTTGCTGTCCAACCTGCGATACTCAATTCGTGACACATTGCTTCAAATCCTCTCATCACTGAACCTTCACTTTTCCATTCATCACCAAGATTCTTGTCCGGAACCACACAATCGATATAATCTAATAATACGATGTCAATTTTTGTTCCGTCAGCAATTAATTTTCTAACTTGGTTTTTTATTTGGTTCATTGTCATAGTATCAGATGGTAACTTCATCAAAACCAATTCATTTGGCATCGAGTTTTGAATTTCACGTACCTTATCTAATACCTCATCCTTTTTTTCAGACAATTCATCAGGACTGATGCCGGTCCATATCGTGAAATGTTTTCTCTGAATAATTTTAGGATTATCTTCAAAGAAGATTTGTAGAACATTATATCCGTGAGCAAACGCTGTGTTGGCAATTTTAGTTAAGATTGTACTTTTACCCACACCTGTTGGTGCAAGAATCACTCCAATCTCACCTTTAGCTAATCCTCCATTTAATAAGTTGTCAATACCAGGTATTCCCATCGGAATAGGATGTCTGAAATCATCATTTAGAACCTCATCTAGGTTACCAAAGACATCTGACATACCATCCTTTCTCTCACCAACTTGTAACGCCTCACGTACAAGTTCTTCCAACTGATCATAGTTTTCAAACTCACCATTATCAATTACCTTTTGAGCCTTGGTCATTACTTTCTGTAATTCTTGTTGCTTACAAAACTTCAAAGCCTTTTCCTGAACAAACTGACTTCCTTCAAATGGACTATTTTTAACTTGGTTAATAGTATCCATAAGGATCTTTAACATCGTTTCATTCGGAAACTCACTCTTAGTTTGTTGCTCCAAAGTATCAAAAGATGGTGTGCAATCATACTTCTTATAATATTCTTTTATAAGTTGTATTAACGTCTTGAAATACTTGTTATCAAAATACGAGGGTTCAATTACGTCTAAAATGCTACGAGCGAAATCTTTGTCAACGATAATCTGATTTAATAATTGTAACTGAAAAGTTTGACCTAGATACTCGAAATTTTTTACTTTAGACATACGATTTTTTTTTAGCTGTTTTGATAAATATACAGGTTATAGACTAATGTTCAAATATTCTGTTGTTAAATTTTCAGATGAAAAAATGTCAGTTAAGTCTTTTAACACTGCTTTAATTTCCGGACGTACATCCACAGTATATCTAACCTTGGGTGGATACACTTTGGCATCAAAATTTCTATGACAAATTGTGTGATCGCCCACTTTTACATACATACGGAACTCCTCAGCACCATCCGTGTAAGATGTATTCATAACATTTGGATCTTCCTCAATAATATGTTTATTATCCAATAGGTAGATTACACTTTTCATCTTCAAATCATATTGAAGTTTTTCACCTAAACCTTTGAAATAATCATAAAACTCCATCGAATTTTTTGCCTTCGGATTGTAGTTTCTTACATTGAAAAATCGTTGAACTACGATGTTATCATTCAATGTCATTAGAAATTCCATTTTGGTAATTTCTTGTTCTTTTGTACTCATTTTGTTTGATTTTTTTTGTGATACATTTTTTCTTTTCTCGTAAGTTTCATAAAGGGTCTTACGAAATCAACCCACGCCTCGTCCTTTTTGGGTAAGAACTTGAAAAACCCATCTTCCGTCATCATTCGGATTAAATTCCTGTAACCCCTATCCTCGGGATCCAAGGATTCTTCGTAATAATCTCGTACTAATTCTTTCGCATCTTCTGTAATTAAAGGGTTTGACAAATCTATTATCTGTTCATTGATTTGATAATACTCTTCCCCAAAGATACCTAATTTTGTCTTACCAGTCAAAATATTTTTTAATGTATTGTTATCCTTAAATTCCTTTAACAATTCCTCACTTTTTTCTAAAATATACTTGACACTAACAATTTCAGTTTGAACTTCAGGGAAGAATTTTACCAACGTTTTTTCACCAAGTCCGTAAATACCATTGATATTGTCCGACTTGTCTCCCATCAAAATTTTTAGAGTTTTTGTGTTTTCTACAGGAACTTTGATCTCTTGTAAGCTTACCCTATCATTTTTCACAAAAAATTTTCGGTGTGAAGGATTATAAACCCTTACTTTATCATTAACTAATTGTAAATAATCTTTATCTGCCGAAAATATTGTCTTATCCTCATTCTCTGAAATCAAACAATAATACGCAATCAAATCGTCCGATTCATTGTTAGGAACCTCTAACTGACGAACAAAGATCTCCTCCAAATAAGACCTAACTCTTGTCTTCTGATCATCATATGACTGATACTTTTCATCAGTCATTGTATTACGTCTGTTTTCCTTATACTGTGGATATATTTTCTTACGAGTTGATGAATTATTCTCCCCGTCCCAAAACACAATTACTTTGTCGTAATTATTATCCTCCAAAAATTTTCTGATAGTATTCAAAAAGTGAAAAACCCCACCAATGTGCTTACCATTATGATAAAATTCTCGAACTCCGTGAAATCCAATCTTGAATAGATTGTTGCCATCAATAAGTAGGGTTTTCACAATTAAATTAGTTTAAGGATTCTTTCTCTTCTTTCAAATCAAAGTCACCATCAGATCCGATAACATCTTTCCAATACTCAGCATATTCTTTCTTATACCTTTCAACCGATGCCTTTTCTTCTGTGCTATCCTTACCCGATAAGAATCCGTGGGGTGTAACAATAATCTTACCATCATCATATCCTAATCCGTTGATGTGGTTCTTCAATACAGAAATCTTACTACGAATTGCGAACTTAACCGTTCTTTTGTCTTTGGTCGCTGTGATCTTAGTGGTTCCCGCACCTTTTTGATTACCAAACAAAAATACCAATGATGAATTCAACCATACCGCGTTTCCACCTTTAGCCATAATTTTTGGTTGTCCAAAAGGATTATCCGGTAACTCAACCCAAGGTTGGTTAACAATCACCAAAGAGTTTTGATAATTTGAATCTGTCTTTCTTGATCCTGAAATTCTTTGGTTAATACCCATACCAATTTTGTCAGATAATACCGAAGCGTTGTGTTGCTTACCACCCTTACCATCAAAGGTCATTTTACACGGCACAGAACCCACAGAATCCCACAAGAATAGAAGATCATACTCAATCTCACCTTTCTCTTGTGCGTCCAACATATCGTTGATATAGTCGGTTATTTGCTCAATATACTCAAAGTTATTATTGAAGATGAAAAATCCATCCCAATCAACCTCACCTGTAGTTTCGTCAATAACCTCTTCACATTCAAATCCCATCAAACGAGCGTGTTCAAACGACCACTTTTGTTCGGTGATAATGAATACAGGAAGAATACCCTTTCTCTGAGCATCAACCGCAGTTTTAACCAACGCTGTTGTTTTACCCGTATCTGAGTGACCCAAAAACATATTAATATGTCCCATCGCAGGACCAGGAACACCAACCGCATCCAAAAAATCAGGACCCAAGTCAAAATAACTTTGTGGTTTGTACTTCGCTGACGTAGAAAATTTCTCTTTTACTTTTTTGAAATCCGCTTTCTTAATCGCCATTTTTTTCTTTTTTACTTATTAAACAAAAAGAACTTGGATACCCAATTTATTCAAGTATCCAAGTCCCATTAAATTAGAACGGCATATCTCCGCTCGCGTCATCAAATGCTTGTGGATCTGAATATGATTTACCACCCATAGATGTGGTAGATTCAGTTGAGTCTCCATAAACATACTTACCCAAATCGTTGTCCCAACGTGGGGTTTCGCCATTGGCAATCGCCTCTAAATATTCCGCTGGTTTTTTGGAATAAACATTAGACCATACCAACTCATCATCCAACCACTCTTTTGCTGTCACAGCATTTTCGTGTAATGGTGTTGGATCATCATACATAATGGTCTGAACATTCGTATATTCTTTACCATTACCCGTCTTAGCCTTGTTCATTTGGATAATTAAGTCACGACCTTTCTCAGCGTCGGTGATATCACCTTTTGCTCTCCAAATAGGAATAATCTTATCCAAGATACCCTCATTCTTAAAGTTGTGTTTGAATCTCCAAAACTTAACCCCATCTTCTTCGTGATCACGATCTACAACTTTTACAATGTAAAATTTACGTGAACGATACTGTTTAGCCAATTCCTTGTCAGAATCTTTACCCGTCGCCATTAATTCTTCGTACAACTCGTTCAACGGGGAACGTTCGTTGTCGTTTTTACCAGGATCAAAAAACTTTTGCCATTTTCCACCAACTTGGATCTCATGGAACCATACTTCCTTAAAAGGTGATGAACCATCAGGTGTTGGTAGAATACGGATTCTAGCTTGACCTTCTTTTGATTTTTCAGGAAGAAGACATGTGAAATACTTCTTCATTCGCTCTTCCTGCGACATCCCAGAACTAGAGGATGTTCCCGTTTGCGTGTTTTTTTCGTATTGTGACAATACTGCGTCTAATGAACTCATATAAAAAAAATTTAGTGTTTACAATTCAATAATAAAACAAAAATGAACATAGTCAAATTAAAAAAGGGGTCCGAAGACCCCTATATTTTTTTTTAAGGATACTTAAATTGATTTTGTTGTCCGTAATACATGTCATCTGTATATGAATCAAAGGTATCTCTAACTTCAGAATCTGTAAAATCTGAAATCTCATCAGATGTTAAAACATATTCTTTACCTGTTTTTTCAAAATCTTCCTCCTTTTCTTGGAAGAAATCGGTAAGTTTTTGGTTGAATGGTCCCGAATCTAAACTTCTTAACTCTAATTTCTCCTCGGGAGTTCTTGGACGGTATTTTTCTATCTTATTTTCAATTTGATTTAACTTATCCGTTAAGTTACTCATCTCAGAAACTTTTGTCTGTAAATCTTCTAATTGTTTAAACAAATCTTCAAAATAATCTTTTTGTTTTTTCTCAATAGATTCCTGAGATTTTACTAGGTCCGTAACATCCAATTCTTCAGTTCCGTCTTTTTCTTCTTTTTTCTCGTCACCAATCTTTTGAACATCTTTATCCACATCAACATCGATCACTTCAGCAGGAGGACCTACTTCACCACCAACAGGTGGGGGTGCAATAGAACCTTCGGGTTCTGCAGGTGGTGGAGGTGGAACATCTCCTGGAGGAGGTGGAACCGCCTCTTGTTCCATTATGTATTTGTTAATACGATTGTATCTTGACAATTCTTCCAATATTTTTTTCTCTACCGACATCTTATTATCCGTTTAATAATTGTTTATAACCTGTTGGTGTTTCGACTTGGATTTTTCTAGAAGCGTTCTTCACGTTATCCACTCTTTCAATTAAACCATCTCTCATACTTATTTGATAACAATCACCTGTGTCTAAATCACACACCTCAGTATAACCATTATCTAAAGTTTTTTGTGAAATCCTTGTATTCTTACCAAGGTATCTATCTAAATGTTCTTTAATATTCATAATATTATCTTTGTTTAATAAATATCTAGTTTTTTCGTTAGTTTCAAATCTTTATGTTTAATGATGGAACTAATCCTAATTTTTTTGCAAGAACCACCCCTTCATAAATATTTTTAGCCCAAGAACTATATTGTGTTTCATTACGTGATATGAAACTTAATAGTTGTGATTCTGTTAAATTGTTCGCCCAATATAGTAACCAAACGTCAGTAACTTGGAATGATATTAAAGCGGAATCAGTTGCTGTCAATCCACTATAATTCAAAACCCCTTTTGATTGGTTCAGAGAAATCCTCTTAGATGGTTTTTCAAAATAATTAACCAACATGTTAATATTGTTACTATCAGATGCAAAAGAAACAAAAGGTAAGCTATTACCGTTTGAATTTGTCAAACAGAAGTATTGATTTTTAAAGTAGGTGGGTATGTTTCCACCGTACTTTTTATCTAAGGTAACTCCCGCAAAATTATAATCATAACCTGTTAATTTTTCAGTATTAGAACTTGACATATATAACGTACAAAAAGTTAATAATCTATTAGCCTCATTTGCTGTCGCTTGTGAAATATATCTAGCCGCTTGTTTAAAACTTAACTCACTTATCAATGCATCGGAAGGTTGATAAGATACATATGACGGATCAAGTTTATTAACACATGATGCGTTAGAACCTAACGTAAATGATGTTTTGTTGGTAACGTTACTTCCAACATTAGTTATATTAACAGTGGTTGGTGTTTGATTATTTTCATCCTCCCTCTTTTTCTTCAATTTACTTAATAACCCGCTTAAGACCACTTGGTTTAACGATGTAATTTGTTTGTCCAATTGTGGCATAGAATAAATAGGTATTCTAACACCTTTAAATTGTGTTGTAAATTGTCCCGGTGCTATTTGGTGTGTTACCGACTGTATATGATAAGGACCATTAAACATCGGAACGTTTTTCAAATTAAAATACATCGTTGGTTGTATCATTGAATTACCCAATGATGTTATTTCAACTTCATAAGATCTATTTTTGTATAGATTATATAGCGATAAACTCTGTGCAATCCCTCTTTTACCTCCCGCAGCACTTGCCGTATCAGCAATTACTTTATTAGCTTCCGTTGTTGCAAGAGAATTGGTTTGAGATAGGTTAATGTTATAAAACATACCTTGTGATCTTGTTCCAAAATCCACGTTAAATCCAACAACTTTATTTGAAAGGTGATAATCATTTTTATTAACCGGTGTTTGAAATAACAAAGCATTCTCGGAAGTTCTTGTAATATCAAAACTATCATTTCCAAATCTATAATCATCAGATCTTCTCATATCCAAATGTTCTGATACTTTACCACCATATATGCAAACAATTTTTGATCGAGCTTGTCTATAATCGACGTTAAGGTGGGTACCAAATAATGTTTGTGCCAAATCTTGACTGTTTTCAGGATTTGGTTGTCCGTCAGCATCAATCAATTCTTTACTCCAAAAATTCATGTAAGCCCCCATAGGCATCATCATAAACTTATTATCACTCAAAATTTTACTAAAAAAGTCCAACACTCTCATATTAAGAGGATTGTTATTTAATAACGTCTTAAAACTAAAAATGTCAATCAACGCGGTTCTACCAATATCTCTATTTGCTCTATCCAAAAATACAACATCTTGGAACAGGGTTCTTCCTTTATAGTCGTTACCCGCAATCCACTTATTATCCAAGGTTTTCATAGTATCCCAAATCTCATATTTTGGTGCGTTACCGTCAATAATACTATTAATTTTTTGTGATGAATTAACCGTAACTATTGGAAGTTGTTTTCCTAATTGATTAAACAATATCGTAAAAATATTTGTTTGTAACTCCGTTGCAGAATTAACATAATCATCAATTAATGTTGTGAAAATATCTTTTGTCATTACACCATTTGCCAAGTATTTTTGGGTAGCATACACCTTAATTAATGGGGCACAAGTAATAACATTTGCTTCCGTAAATGCAATATTATTATCAACAAAAAAATCTGTAATATAAGAACCATCACTAGAATAATAGAACCCATAAGGTACCGTAGTTCCCGATGAATATAAACCCACATATGTCTTTAACGCTTTCCAAGCCAAAGGATTTGAATTCTCTGACTGTTCCAAAGTTACCGTTCCACTACTTGTGGGTAATGAACCATTAACATACGGACTAAATACAATAGGATCGGTTATCTTATTTGTTTGGAATGAGCCATACAATCTTCTATTAAAGTTTGATGGGTTTCCATTTACAAATAACACGTTTTGATCCAAAAATAACCTACAATTATTTGATAATTTATCTTGTTGAGCATTTGCAACTTTAGCAATAAACACATCATTAGATATCGCACCGTTAAATCGGTCAATAAACATCATGTCAGTCATTAATGCTTGAAAATTACCGAAGGTCACATCACTAACATATGGGTTTTGGAAATTACTTTTTGGACGACAAAAATCTAAAAACATTGTTTCAAAATCATCTAACACTTCCTTAGAGAATGTTGCAAACATCTCATCAATTCTTGTATATTCAAAATCCGTTTCAAAAGAAAACGCATCTTGCTTATTAACATCACTTTTGACTTTCTTGATGTATTCATAATAATCGGGTTTTGTAAACGCCGCACTAGAAAAATAACCAAAAGGACCCGAACCCCAAATGAAATTAGTCGTTGCATTATAAATTGACGGATTATTCTCAACTTGATTGTATTGATTTAAGTTACTATAACTACTTAAATTGTTTTGAGTAAATAAGAAATTAGATACCTCATTAACCGGCGATCCGAAACTTGGATATACTAAAATACTTTGTTGGTATTTTCTTGGGAATGAAGTATTATTATTTACGTCAAATGTAATGGCGTATGGTGTATAATTTAAGAATTTAACACCACCATCATTGTATGGTTGATTTACATTATTATCAACATTATTTCGTATTTCAAGTTGATTACCACAAGTTGAACCAACATAATCAGAATCTGTATATCCTGTTAATAAATCAAAACCTGTTGTAAAGTAAGTAAAATCATTTATTAATTTAGGGTAAAATCCAGCAGTAATATTAGTTAATGTAACCGTATCAGTAATTGAATTTTGTAACGTGATAGTATTATCACTTCTTGAACCATTAACAAATGTTTTCGTATTGTAACTTCTAGTAGTTGATGAAGTTGTTGGATCGTAATTTGCCGAATAATCAAAGTTTTTCCAAACACCATCCAAAATATCAACACCTTCATTTACTTGTTTCTTATATCTGTACCAAATTGAACCGTACTTAATAATCCAAGAATAAGGTAATGATTGAACCGAACCATATTTATTTAAAACCGAAGCGATATATTCACCATACGTCCCACCACTAACGAATTTTTCTCTCAAAGTCGCCAAAGGTAATGAATTTAAGAATAAATACGCAGATTGGACATACGGATATGTTTCATTACTTCTTTCACTTTGAACTCCGGATAAAATAGAATTTGTAAAAAATGGTGTATTCATCATAGATATTACCCTATCACCCCACACACCCTCGGTTGCTAATCTATCGCCCGCCAATTTTGTTGCATATATTTGTAACGGTGTTAGAATACCGCTACTATCGTATTGAATGGGTTTAAACGCCGTATAATCCAATACAGTAAAGGGTTTTGGCGCGTTTTTAGGATCTGCAGTGGCAAAATTAGTTATATAATTTATTCTATCATTAAACACTAACGTTTGTGTTGTTTTGTAGAATCTAAGTCCGTCCGTTGCTCCGTTTTGTAACGAATTAGTATTAAATGTATCCGAAACAAATGGGTATAAATCCGTAAATCCTTTTCCCGTTTCTACCTTCAATAGATCCGAAACTCTCTTTTTAGATGGCGCACTAATATTTGGTAAAACTGTTTCAATTAATGTCGTATTTCCCGATAAAACTTGAAATGGTTTGTCCGTTTTTCCAACCAAATATTTATTTGTATAATAACCTCTAATGAATTGATTCCACGAAATACCTTTACCTTCATTAGATATGTGTCTCATCAAATCAGTAATATTTCCCGGTTGTATTGAAAAATCTTTCAAGATTTTAATTAGTTCGGGATTATCATTTGCTAATGCTTTTAATATATTCTCAGTTTCAAAATCAGCAATCGTTTTATAAACCTCCTTCTTATTTGAAACATCCGTATTTAATTTATCATAAAATGACGCAGTGAAAACCCTTTCATAAATTTCATAAATAAATGAAACAACCTCTGTTATTGAATAGGTTCTATTTGTTGTTGGGTAATCAAAAGCGTTTAACGTAACTCTATTTATAGTTTTTTCTTCGTTGGTGGAACTTGTTGGATTTTGTAGAATCTCAAGATCTCTAACCGCCAAACCTTTCATATATTCTTCAACAAATTCTACTTCAGGCCAAATATCATACCTGTAAGCCTGTGTTTGATTAATCACCGATGGATCACCAGGATATCTTAACTCAAACTTTCCACCATCTGTGGTGTTTTGTGTTTCAACAAAATATTGTGGCCAAGGATAAACAGGAATATCACCCGCAGCCGTGGTATCTATATTATTTTTATTCTCGTTGTTCAGGATTGCCGACTTTCTAATAGGATCAAACCTAACATCCCAAGCCTTAGTATGAACATCATCCAACAATCGTAAGAACGCCTCTAACGATGCGAATAAAACCGCACATACATTTCTCATTGTTGGTTTAAATCCTAACCCATTGTTACCCTCAATCTTTTTTTGTAATTCAGATGTTAAGGTATCTTCAATTTGTGTTCTTACTTTGGTTGCGTTGGTATCTAACTTTTGAATCAAATCAACAAAAGTACCTTCACCTTCAAAATACATTACCTTTTGAGGTAATTTTACAGGACCCGCTTCCGAATCCGTCGTATTATCGGGTTGGTTATTGACAATACCATTTATCTTTATACTTGTATTAGAAAATTTAAGTTTATTTAATTCAATTCTAAAATTTTCTGTTTCAGCACTTGTTGGTATTCTTTTTAACCTTTCTTGTAATGTTTTTTGTTCGTCAATCATTCCCAAGTCACGAATAATCGTTCCAACGGTGATATCATTATTAAGACCTGTTATTAGTTTTTTTATATTATTAATAGTTGCCGATCCACCACTACCTAACGTTTTGTTTTCAGATAATAATTTATTATATTCCTTTACTATTTTATCAAGTATAACCTCAGCATCTTTCATACTTTGTTGAGATTGTCTAACATTCTCTTTATAGAGATAAAACTTTTTACCTGTATTATCATAATAAAACAATGATGTATCAACATACTTAGATGACCACGAATTGAGATCGGTAGAATAAACAGAATTTTGATAGTTTATTAGATTTTTCTTATAAGAATCAACGTCAGATAATGAAGAGAAATCTTGTTTCCCAAATGTGGCCAATAAATTTTCTTCAAGTTTTTCTAATTTAATCTGTAATTGATTAAGTGTCATCTCGGGGAAATTCTCATCAACCAATCTTTGAGATTTATAATCTTGATAAACTTCTTTTAATTTTTGTAATCCTCTTGACGTTACAACTTGATTGACATCTGTATTAGTATTTCCATTAGTGAATAACGCAGCGTTTTGAGCCTGTGTATTAGATGGTGGTGAAATGTTATAAGTTGTATTATACATATGTGGTAATGCAAACAAATATGCCACCGAAGTTTCGGCTAAAACAGAGTATTTGTAAGCAACAAACTTAAGATTAACAGTATAATCACCCGTGGATCCTTGGAATGACGCTTCAAAATTTTGTAATATTAATTCATATCTTATAGCTTTACCATAATAACCCTTCATTGTTAAATAAAATGTTGGGTATGGTAAGTTAAAAAATGCAGCATATGGTGAATTATCACCTTTTTCAAATAACGCTCTACCCTGCACGTCAATTAACCTAACATTAACTACCGGTGTAAAACTCCTATCATTAGTTACCGTTATACTTTCAATACCTAATAGTTCAGTGTCCTGTATATTACCCGTTGTTTGATACCTTTCAATAGTGTTATTACCTTGTGGGTCTTGGAAAACTCTACCTTTTTGAAAGTTTTGATTAATTCCTTGACCTTTCAAACTATTTTTTCCTGTAATCTCATCGGTATATTCGTTACTAAAGTATCCTTTACCACCAGGATTTAAGAAATTAATTTGTGCGATTTTTACGTTTCGGATAGAATCGTCTAATGTGGAACCTTGAACAAGTTTTGTTCCCGGTATTACACGGGCTTCCAAATTAGCATACATGACAAGTTCTTCATGATTTACCAATCGTTCATCATAACTATTCCCATTAGTTCCAACCGTTTTATTAGGATCAATAATAACTATGTTGTCGTAGTCAAAATCTACTAGTATTTTTTTATCTGCCATAATAGAAGAAGTAATTATTCAATGCCGCGTTATAATCTTGTAGTGTCGCCACCAATGGAAATGGAACGTTTATTGTCGTACCATCGGGTATTGACCATTCTAAACCACCAAATTGTGGATTTGCTTGTAATATTAACCAACCAAAAAAAGGTGTGCCATAATATTCCTGTGATATCTTATCCATTCTACTTCTTCCTACACGATAAATGTATCTTTGATCCGAGTTTTTAGGTCTCAAAGGAACAAATGGGACAACGGTTTGACCACCATTTACTTCAAAATCCACATATCTATTATAATATTGATAACTCATAGTTTAAACTTCTTTTTAAGATTGTAAGGATTATCAGTATCGGCATCATTATTAGAATTAAACAATTTACTCAATCTTGTTTTATCATCACTACTTGGTGTAAAATCAGTCGTATATGAACAAGTCCTATCAACACCAACGTTTATACCAACAACATTTAGAATGTCTTTATTAATTGTGTTTTTATTATCATCAACAATACTTAATTCCGTATTATAAGCACTTTCAAAGACCGACTTCACCTTACCAAATTCATCATTTATTATTGTAAGTGAAATAGGATCTGTGATACCGTTAGTGATTGCACTCATAAAATTAGTATAATCATTAATATAAACACCACTCATTAACATATATTCTAACTTAGATTCCGGAGTTGTAAACCCAAATTTAGTAACAGGGAATATTTCAGAGTCAAATTTGAAGCTTTGAGTCACATAAGGTGGGTAATCCCCATCAGTTAAAGTAGTTATAAATTGATTACAATAGGTTCCTATTGTTGTTAAGTCAGTAGTCATTACCGAAAGAGTTGAACCCGTTATTTTATATAACTTCGGTTCTCCCTTTTCAATGAAACCATCTCTTTCAGTTAATACATAATTCAATTTATCTATTGTAAATACATAGTCTTGTTCTAACGTATTCAATGATTGAATTGATGTGGTAAGTTTAGTTAAAAACGTAGGTGCATATCCACTAACATAGTTTATGTAGTTCTGTTTCAAATCTCTAACTACACTATTTTTAACATTTCTGTTTTGTTCTAATGTGGATATTTGAGATAATGATCCATTATTGATTTTACTTTGTAATTGTGAGAAGAAAGAAACATACCTGGATTGAATATTTACAGGTGATCCAAATAGATTAACATCTTGTGGTGACGTATATTGATTGAACTTACCTGTGTTATATTTTAGAACATTCGTAACGTTTTGTAATACCCCATAATTATAATTCTTAAGTGTATCGTTTAAGAAATTATACACACCATTATAATAATTTTTAGACTGTGTAACAAACCCATCAAACACTTTAGTATATGATATATTACCATAAACCACGGTAGATGTTCCCGACGTTGCCGCAGAGGTTGTAGTACTCTTAATTTCACCAATTGTTGCACCACCAAGTGATGTGGAAACCGGAGTTGCTTGTGAAACCGATGTGGTTGTCTCAGTTTCAGTTAAACCTAATGCACCAATAAATTGTTGATTGAATTGTTCTCTATCTTCCGTTTTTTCAGCTCTTTCATCATACATCTCAGTATTTGCATAATAATTAAACGATAATGCGTTTTGTAATTTTTCAATTGGTTCTTTAAGTCCCGAACCACCAATAAAGTTAAAACTTAACGTAACATCACAAATCATCGGTTGCATACCAATACCTTCGGGATTCAAATCAAAATTTTCAAATTTGAAACTTAAGTTTGTTGGAATAATTTTAGTATTATAGAAATCACCAATTCTTAGCACCAACACAGGTGGGGCACCAAACGCGGTGTTTGTTGCAACATCCGTTACAGGTTTTCCATCCAAACCTATTGTTGGTATCGTATCACCCGGTCTTACACATTGATTTAAGAATGTCAATCTTGAATTTAATCCTTCAGGTGTCATTGAGTGAAACGTTGGATTAAAATATTTGATCTTGTCTTTGATTGAATCAAAAACAACAGGATCAGTACTTTTCAATATATCAAAATAGTTACACTCAGATAATAAAGATCTAACAATTCTCTTACTAACATCATTTTTAATTTTTTGTTGTATGGTTGTAGTCGTTACAGGTTTTGGTGCTTCCAATGGTAATTGTCCTGTTGTTTGTTCTTGCTTAGGTGGTACCGCACTTATTTGTGGTGGTGGAGGTGCTTGAGGAATATCACCGGGAACATATTTAATATCCTTAATTGCAACTCTTCTACAAGCAGATGCTTGAACGGAAAATATCTTATTGTATGGTATATTTTTAGTATCTAAGTCAGTACAATTATAACCCTGTGATTTAGTCCCTTTATTGAAACTATATAGTGTAGCACTTGATTCTTGCTCACCTCTCGCAGAACCCGAATCAATTTTCAATCTTCCCGAATCTATGTATGAACCCAAAACATTTTGGAAATAATCTTTAACACTATCAATTCTTCTTTTTGACAAATCAACGTTGTAACTTATTGTTGCAGGTGCGGACGCAGAACCAATTAAAGTAATTGTTATACTTTTAGCAGTCCCGTCATCCAAAACTTTCTTTATCTCGGGAACCAATTTATTACCAACAGTTGTGAAGTTATCAATAACAATATCATCAAAGAAATTTTGCATCTCAGTTTGTGTATTATTTCTTGAAGCAACTTCAATGAAGGTTGTTTCCTTACTTAATAAGAAATTATATTCAACATCATAAGCACTCGTTGTTTGAGTTAATCTCGTATTTGGATCGGGATAATCGTTGTAAAAATAAAAACCTAAGTTTTTAAACTTATCCCAATTTAATTCAGATGGTTTGGTTTGTTGAGGAATAATTGGTGCCGGTTGTGATTGATTAATCGGTTGTGTAGATTCCTGTGTTGCAGGATTTTGTGGTGTTGTTGTATTAACAATTGATTGAAAATATACCAAATCCGATGCCGGTATGGTATTATATGTTTGAGCCAATTCATACAAATCATATTCTTTACAACCCGCGAAGAAAGAATCAACGATATTATCAGCAGTTTCTCTATCAGTATTCGCCAAAACCTTATTAACAATAAGATTTAATATAGATGGGTGATCCACCACAATCTTAAATGATAATTGACCCGATCTTGATGTGTTTTTATAAGTATAAACAGGTTCAGGTCGTCCAATAAATGTATTTTCATTAAACGACGGTCTTGAATCCTCACTAAATGTTAAACCATAAGGTGGGAACCACATTATTCTACCCCCATTAGGACCTCTCTCACAAGCAGGAAGGTCCGACACTCTAAAACCTTCTTTATTTGACGTTCTCCAAGCCAAGTTTTCAATACTAAACATGTATTTGGTAACGTTTTTCTCAACTGCAGTTGGATTAACGTTGTTACTTGTCGGAACAATATTCAAATTATATGTTGAAGTTATTACAGAATTAACAAATTGATAGATACTACCTTTTTGTTTCTGTAAATTTTCATAATTAATATATGGTTTGTCCTTAGCAAACACCCTACAATATTCTCTACCCGCTTCCGTTCCCGACGCATTAGTGTAAGATATCACCCTAGAACCCTTAGTTAATTCCTTATACCCATCACTAAATACTTTAGATACTTGGTCAATTGCGTTACCAACGTGGTTAAGTCTCTTAGCACCATCGGGTTGTGAATCTATTAACCTTTGAGTATCATCTAAAATACTACCCGGTCTAAATTCATAATTAGTTGATTTACCCGCATTGAATTTATCACTAATACTATTAAATGTTGGGTTATTTGTGGTATAATCACCACCAGGTGCTACATTTTTACCCGCATTTTTACTATATTTCGGTGATACCCATGTGAACCCTCCTTGAATACCCCCCGCATCCTCATAAGATTTACCCGCAAAACCGTTTTGGATTTGTATATTATTTTCATAATTATTACCCAATACTTCAGGTCCATATACAGGAGCATTAACTTCTCTACCCGTTTCATCTTTTGGTATAGCACCCGGAGGTGATGTTAAAGATCCCGGATCTTGATCCTTTGAACCAACATAAAAGTTTCCTTTAGTTAAGTTTGATAAATTAAACGAAAATATACCACCTACGGCATCATCACTAAACGCGGGTCTAAACTTGTTTTGTTCAATGTTAGATTGTAGTTGGAATTTTTGACCCGATCCTGTATTTTTTAAGAATAAATCCGACGGTGTTCTACCTCTTGACCCTCTCGTTCCAAACGCCCCCGCAACCGCAGCACCAACAACCGTTTGTTGTGTTCTACCAAGGTTGTTCTGTGTCATATCCTCATCAAAATAATCACCCGGTATCGGTGATACAGGATAGTAAGTTCCTGCAATTCTGTTAAGAATATCCGCCATTTTACCAATAGCGTTTGACGGAACAGTAATTGTCCAATCTTTTGATACTATAGGTCTTTTACCCGCCAAAACTTGAGCCACCTCAAATGGATCTCTAAGTGACTCTAAGAATGTAAGTCTTCCGATTGTTTCGGTTCTAACATTTTGATCAACCCTCGCCTTTAAATTAGCCTTTAACGCAACCCCAATATCAAACCTTCTTGGTTCAGAATCCAAAGATAATGTACCATCCGACCCTTGTGGATTACTTGAAAGTAAAACCGCATATGGTGAATATAATGAGGGTCTAAAACTAGGTGGACCCCAATACGGTGCCAAAACACCTTTAGACCTTTGTATTAAACCAATATTATACGGATTTTGAAAACCTCCGGGAGGTCCGTATTGGTTGATAATTGACGATGCTTTTTGATAGGATATACTATAATTCTCAATAGCATCGATATATGGGGGAAATGGTCCATATTCCCCCTTATTAGGTCCCGAACTTACAACATTATTATAATTTATAGTTTTATTAAAACCACCATTAGGACCAAATTCATTAATCTTATATAAATTATCAGAAAAAGGACTGTTATCTATTAAAACATCAGGAGAATCAATTACACTATAATCCTGTAATTCGGTTGGGTATGTAACCGCACCACTTGGTGGTGTATATACGCCTGGTTTTCTGTAAGGTTTAAGATTCCTTACAATTAAACTTTTTCTAATGATCTCGGTTGCATTAAACGATAACGGACTAGTTCCCATCAATAATTCATTTTAATATAAATAGATTAGTAGCTATTTTTTTATTGACCCGGCGCGTTATAAACATCAGGTTCTTTTAATACTGCTTTAACTGCGTTTGAAAATTGTAAATTTTTAGCATCTATTTGACCAACAACTCTATTATCTTGCATAATATCCACCCTACCCGTTAATTGGACAGTAACGGGATCAACTCTAACAGTTTCCGGTTTCTTAGTTTCTTTAATACCTAATTGTTCTATAAGATCACTAACAATACTTCCAACCGCAGGAACAACAATATTTTCTTTAGAAATTTGTGTTTGAAATGTGGATGCAAAATCAATTGAGGATATTCTGTCAATACTTTTACTAAAGTTTTCAGAAAAATCAACAATAAAGTCGTTAAGAGTTGTTCCAAACTTATCGTTAAACCCTTCAAGGTCACCCTTAACTAAATCCTTTATTGCATCAACACCACCGGTTTCAAATCTATCTACTAATTGTCGTTGATCTCCGGGACGAAATGCCTGTCTAACACCTTCAGAAACAATTCTTTGACCTCCTCTTTGTATTTCAATAAGATCTTGGAACACTTTACTACTAGCAATCCCCGACACTCCGAAACCAACTTTAATCGCTGTCAAATTATTGTTCATCATTTGTTGTGTTGATAATTGTTCCGCAGCAAAATCCTCTAAGGTTTTGGCACTTGTTGTTTGTGCTTTTATCTTTTCTAAATCACCTTGTTGTAGTTGTGAAACCAATCTATCTTGACCATCAACTTTAACCGTAAAACCTCCTTTAATCTTATCAAAATTAGCAACACCCGACAAAAACATTTTTGTTTCTTCGTCAATTCCGGCAACTTTTAATTCTTTTGATACTTCATTAAGTTGAGCCCTTGCCTTAGCCATTTTAACCATGTTATCATAACTAAGTCCCGTTTCTTCGGAAATTTTCATTAAATCTCGTCTAGCAGCTGGAGGTATCTCAAATTTACCGGTTTCTTTATTCAAAAAACCCATTCTTTCAACCACACCACCAATAGCTTCTTGTAGTCCTTCAGTGTCTTCTTGTGCCAAATACATCAACCTAAACGGATCTGCTAAATCACCAACAGCAACCCCTAATCGTTGAAATGTATTTACCGCACTAATAGCACCTTCAGGGTCAAATACTTTTGACGCAAAATTAAATACGTCGGACATATCAATCTTTAGTAAAGCCGCTTTTGCCGCCATCCTTGCCAAACCATCAACACCCGTTTGAAATCCAAATTTATTAGCATTTGATAAATTATCACTAACTTGTTGAAATACTTGATTTGTATTTGCTCCGAATTTTCTAGCTTCAGATAATATGGTTAATGTGTTTTCACCAAAATTATTCATGGATTCACCAAAGTCAGCAAATTTTACAAAACTTTGTGTAATGGATTGAATACCTAAACCGGTTGCTGTCGCTGCCGCTTGGATCTCAACCATATTTTTAGCACCAACAACAAAACTATATTCAAGTTCAGAGGCGATATTAGAAATTATGTCAGCCGCTTTTTGTGTTAAATTAGCAACATCGGTACCTTGGTCAATAACCAAAGCCAAATCTTTAGATGCGTCGGCAATAGTTTTGGAAACCTCTCTATAAGTTTCCCTATTGGCAGTCATGTTCTTTTGAACGGACAGAGATTGCTCATCAAGATTTTCACGAAATTCCTGCAGATTTGCAAAAAATTGTTTGGTAAGAATGTCGGCCAATCCTTGTCCATATTTATTTAAATCGTCAAAAATATTTTGTGCCATAAACTTTATTTACAATAAATATTGATTAGTTAGTTTTGGGTGTTAAATCCGTGACCAACTTGTTCATCAAATATTTCCTAAAATAAGTGGGCATACGATAAAAATCTCCATAAGAAACATGTAGATGCTTCGCCAAATAATAAAATTCGTCAGATAATACTCTGTTATAATCAGAAGAAAGGGCGAAAAAACTCTGCCCCAAAGGCGATATTCAAATCTACCTTTTTTCCGGATGGGGCGATAACTGTTTTCACAAGATCCAATCTTGGTTCATTTTCATTAATGAATTTTTTAATGTATTTAGAATCCATAATAGGCATAGATTCAATAAACTTAATAATATTTTCAGGGCTAGTATCATCATTAATACTAATAATTGACTTAGCCAATCTTGTAGTCACCGTAGGTGCTTTACCCACAGGATACATCGCATTCATTCTATCCAACTCTGTCATATCACCCAATGTCAATGGTTTTAATTTTACCTTCACTTCACTTCTTGGTAAAGTTGTGGTCCATGTCCCATCCTCATTAGGTAATTGATTTGTTCGTTTAATATTTAACTCATCTAACATCACATTACCCTTAAACTCATTACCAGTCTCGGGGTCAATTAATTTGAATGTGTATTCGGGACCAAACGATGTGTTCCTTAAAAAGATAAGAATAGCTTCAATATCACCATTTAACAAATCTTCGGGTCTAATTCCCGGTTCATATAATTTTGATCTAATTAGTGTTGTTACTATGGAATCGGAAGGTGCCGACATAATTGTGTTTTCATCCGAAGCGGTCAAATATCCCACTTTCACAGATTCCTTTTTATTTTTATAAAAAATTCCTCTTGATGGTAAAGGCACCACATCATGTGGTAAATTAAAATCAATTTGTCCGTATTGTGTTGCGTCTTGCATAAAAAAACCGTAGAGTTTGGCTCTACGGTTAAATATAGTGTAGTAATATTTTTAGTAAATAATTAATATACCAAGATACAACGATCCATACGTAATGAACAAGATAGAGTCGCTAACTTATCATCACTATATGATGCTTGTGACCAAGATACATCAGTCAAGAAAGTATTTTCAAGTATCCACTTTTCAACAACAACACCCGTTGGATCTAACATCTCTAAGTCAATGTTTTTCTTATAACCCGCAGCATAACCCATACGACCTGTTACAGATTCAGCGTGCAAACGAACCCACTCCATTAATGCCTGTGTTGCCGATGGCCCAATAGGATCCACAAAATCAACTTTAATCGGGTCCCAATTGAATCTACCCGCAACGAATGTACTTGTATTTAAGAACGGTATTTCTGTACTACCTATTTTTATTGCCGGTCTTCCCGAACTCTGAACATACCATTCGTTAATACCCAATGAAGAAGGGAATCTTAATATAAATCGGTTATTCCTTTTGGGTTCATAAGGAATAGGCATTTTCATTAACAAATCAGCCATATCTTTAAATTTTAATCTTTTTTAGTTTTATATATAAATACTCGTCAAAAAGTTTTTCTATTTACTTTTTTTTTTGACAAACTATTCTCATATTAATATTTCTTTTTTATACCTCCGGTCGTTGAATAAGTTGTTAAATCAACTCCTTCGGGTTTATTTTTTTCAAAATGAGTTTTCATTTTTTCAACGTTTCTAATATCATCATCTGAAAATCCAATCATAGGTATGAACTTATTAGCAATCTTTTCTTTCATGAAAGCTCTTTTATGAATTTTCTTAGCAATTTTTTTAACGTGATCAATAAAATCATTCATAGCATCAATTTTACCCTCTTCGGGGTTTGAAGCACTTCCCGAACCATAACTAACTGGTGAAAATTGACACATATCTAAATATTCACGAATAATTTCATCATCCGACATATCTTCCATATCATCAATAGATCTGTAATTTCTTAGATTTTTAATCAAAAGTTTTTTATTAATACCATTGTGATTTGATACTATCATATTATATACCGATTCTTTCAGAGTATCGGGTTTGTGACCTCTAGCCGTTATAATAGCAAACACCGAACCACCATTAATCGCTTCAATAAAATCATCCCAAGCCGGACCAGTATCGGCAACCATTGAATCAATCAAAAAATCCTTATCACCTTCAGTTCTAAAGTTTCTAAATGGGTCATCTGCAAATCCTACAATAGTTCTACCTTTATATTTAAAGGGTTCTTTACCAATCTCTGTTCGGTACTCAGCAAAATCCTCCGTTCCCATAGGTACTTCATCCCCATCCTCATCTTCTAACATGATTTTGGTCGGCATATAAAGTAAATTATCATCCCAATCAAAAGCATAATACTTCATGTCAGGAGTTCCTTTGTCACCAATCCCCTCGTTAATGTATGAGGGAATTAGTGATTTTAGGATTCTATTTTTTAATAGATCTTTCATTTATTAGATATTTTCAAAAGACGCACCTGTTGGTGTAATTAAGAACTCGATATCAATGAATTCCAAAGATTTAGTTGGTTTAATATAAACTTTACCCACCAATTGGTTTCTATCCAAATCTTCGGGTGAAGAACTTACCGTAACTCTGAAATCATATAGACCTCTATCTCTTCTAATTGAATCCAAAATAGGATTAACCGCATCTAAGAAATCTTGTCTAACTTTCTCATCGTTTTGTTCAAACAACAATCTAACCGCAACCGCTGAAATTAATTTACGAGCTTGTAACAACAATCTTCTAACATTTAATCTGTCAAGTGCTGATTGTGCAACTTGTAGTGTTTTATTACCCCAAATTACAGTTCCAACATCTGAGAAAGTTGCGATAGGATTAATTCTTCCTTGATACAATGTATCTCTATCTGTTTGAGTTAGTTTTCTTCTTGCTTTTACCGAATTAACCAAACCTCTAGTATAACCCGCCGATGCGAACCAAGGGAAAGCTATATTATCGGTAAGTGCTAAGTTTCTACAAACCTCACCTGTTGGTGGAAGATAAATTTGTGTGTTATTAACAGTATCTCTAACTAAAATCCAAGGATAATAAGTTGATGTATAGTTAGAATCAATACCAGTATCATCCAAAGTATTAACAGCTTCAGTCGGATCAATGAAATCTTGTGAATCCACCGTTGAAACCAATAGGTCAATATCGGGAGTTGTTGTGATATAGATCGAATCCGCTCTATCTTGCTCAACCATCTCAATTGCGTTTTCAACTAAGTTACTGTTATTTACATAATCAATACCCGGAGTTGCGAATACGTTAATATTAGTTGCTTCAGGATTTGCGAATGTTTGAATACCAATTAAGTAAGCATAATAGTCAGTTGTTGCATAATCGGTAGTGTTATTACCATATGTATATGGTCTAAACGCACCCCAACCAGTTGCCGATGGATATCTTGTATCACAAGTAGATGAAACACCTTTCTGATATCCTGTACCACCTAAAATAAATTCATCACCATTAGATCTTCTTTCTCTATAAATGTCCCAACCATCAAAACCACCTTGAACTAAGAATGTGAATTTACGTGATTGTATTTTATAATATGGATTAGCGGGATCTGTTGGGTCTGTTGTGAAACTTGTTGATCCAACTTCAAATGCCGATGTTCCTGAAGATAGGTATGAATTTGCGATAGTTACTACCGTAGCACCACTATCCATGTGGAAACCTTTAGTTTGATAAGTCCAACTTGATGCCTCATTACAAATACTTGTTGGGTTTTGTTTTCCTTTATATTGGAACAAATCGGAGTCAATACCCAATTGTGATGAAAATCCTAAGTAAGTAGTTCTAACTTTATCACCACTTGATGTTGTTGAATTATCTGCCGAACCTGTAGCATTTCCAAATGGTGGGTTGTAAATAACTTCACCAGGGAAATCATACTTAGTTTTATATACAGGTTGTGGTGGTGTGTTTGATGTTGAAGAATAGGTTCTTTCAATTAAACCTTCAAAACCACAAGGAATGGCATCTACAGGTGCATCATAATTAAGCTCCAACATAATAAACTTAGAGTTTAATTGGTATTCACCATCAGAGGTACCAACTTTAACACCAATGTAACTATTTTGACTAGGATCCATTGTACAGTTTGTGAATTTCTCCAAAATAACAGGATTTGTGTCCGTATCGTAAAAATCCCTAACAGCAATATCAAAAGTTAAATTATTGAACGACATATTCAATATTGAAACTTTAACTTGTGTATTAGCAGCATTACCATCTGAAATTGTAATTACTTTGAAAAGTTCATACACCTGATTACCTCGAAGTTCTGAAACCACCCAAGGAGAACTTGGTGTTTGGTAAGGATCTAAGAAATAAGCCATAGTTCCTGTTGTGTTAGCAGCTCTCAACCCCGGTAACTGAATTAAACTTGTGCTTAGTCCTCTAATGTAACCTTTATTATAACCAAAATTCAACAAGTTAGGATAAATTTCTTCTACGAAAAGAGGAACTACTGTTCTGTCTTTACCAAAATTATCTTTACCCAATACTTTACTCAAATAGTTAGTTCCTGTTTGTTGCATTGACGCAGTTAGTGTGAATGGTGTGGAATTTGAAGTTGTTAAACCTGAAATTTGGAATTCTGTGTATGGATTTTTAGTTACACCGCTATTTACATCTACCAAATTAACATTTGATTGAGCACTTACAACAAAATCGGGTCCCGCAACTCCGGAACCGTAATTAGAAACACCTCTTGATCTCAATGTTGCAACCACCATATTATTATATGCTGAATATGCAGTACCTGACCAACCAAAAGTTTGTCCCGAAATCGTTCCCGTGTATGATGTGTAAGATCCAGCACTTAAACCTCCCGACAATGAACTTAAGAAAGTTACAAAAGAACGACCAACATACGCATTGCCCGAACTGATATTAAACAATGAATAATACCAAGGATCATTTAAATAAGATGTGTAATCCTGAGATGATGCGTTTGTGTTATAAACACCTAAAACGTTTGTTGAAGCCGTGTAAGCACCTGATGTATATGTTGTGTTAGTTGCCGATGGTAAACTACCAAAAATATATGATGTTGCACCTGAATTAACTTGAACAACCGCAGCGGTATCATTACCAAAAACCGTTAATAATAAATTTTGTAAATCTGTTGTAAATGTTGAAGTACTACCATCTATTTTAGTATATGACGCATTTACGTCTGTATATGCTGACAATCCGTTTGTTAAAATATTTACAGTTCCCGTTGAGTTAGCACTAAATGTAACTGTGAATCCAACAGGTGTATTACCTGTAATACCAATTGTTGATGTATTTGGATTTGCAATCGTTTTGATAGTCCAAGATGGTCCTGCATCATATCCTGATAGACCTAATATTCTTGATACAAATAACTGATTTGATTGTTGTAAATATGATTTTGCAATATATGCCATTTCATATTTAGGAATTTGTGTGTTCACAAATTTTTCTGTTGAAGTTCCACCGAAATATGTTTCATACTCATCAAAACTAGTGATAAAAATTGGTTCGAAAGCGGGACCTTTTAGTGCCTCACCAACCAAACCCAATGTTGTAACACCAACACTTTGAGCAACAAAACTTAAATCCCTTTCTGAGGTATAAACCCCAGGTGAAACGAATACCTTATTTGCTGTAGCCATTATAATAAAAGTTTTTTAATTTATTTACCATAAATACTTTACTTTTAACCAAAAACCGAAGATAATATAAAGTTCATTATCTTTATTTCTACTAAAAATATCTTTTTTTGATATTTAACGATATGGATACCGAGAAAGTCAAAAACGTTAAAATAAGTAAGACCTCACATGATTTATTAAAATCATATTGTGACGACCGTGGATTAAAAATTTATAAGTTTTTGGAAAAACTAATTAAAGATAATTGTAAATCTAAAAAAGATTTATACGGTGACAATTAAACTAATACTGTTTTATAAACAATAAATCCATTTTGACCCGAATCTGTTAACACAACATCGGTTCTTAGAACATCCCCCGAATTTATCTCAAGAATTGGTGTTGTAATGAGAACATTATTAATGTAAGTTGAATACGATGATATATTACTTGAATCATTAACACTCATATTCACTTTATATTGTATGGTTCTTGTATCTGAAGTATAAGATGAATTAAAATTAATAGTAGTTTCAAATGTTTCAGGATTATCGGGATATTTTTTTCTTTTTTGGTTTGGTTTTTTACCATCCAACTCAAACATAGTGAATTGTCTTGAAATTGCCGGTTTTACTTGGAACTCGTTTTCGTCCAAAAGGAACCCTTGTAGTGTAAAACTGTATTTTTGTAAGTAGAATTTTCTTTTCTCAACATCCATAACCGATTCATCAACAATATCACCCCTTAATATGGGAATATAATGTCCTTTTATTACGGTATAAGCTTGTCGAGATGCGAATTTTTCTATAATAACTTTATTGAAAGAATTAACTTCTCTCATTCTGTTACATATAATATAAACGTTATATGTTATATCAATCGGAACGGGTTGTGGTATGGAATAAACATCAACACCTTTTCTAGTTCCATCCCATGTTGGAACCGCAACGTATTGATATTGTCTTCTATTAGGAATATTGAACATTCCACCATATGTTTGTCCAAATTGTACCTCGGGAACTCTAACCACAGTAACAAATGGTAATGAAACGTTTTTATCCAAGTCCTGCGTATCCCAAGTTTGTGTAAATTGTGCCCAATTTTGAGTTGTAATAATAAGATCTAAAGTAGGAACAATTTTTCCTTCACTTATAATTTGTAATTCATCCTTAACAAAATCCAAAAATCCTCTATCTAAGTCCGCATGAAGTATAGATTTTGGTAAATATGTCCCATCCTCATTGATTTTATCAAGAAGTTCTTGCCTTCTAGCCGGTCCAAATTTGGGTTCAACTAAAGGTAATGTTGGTATTATTTTCTTAGGTAACGCCATTATTATATTCCATTAAATTCATTTCTATTAACAGGTACCGCCACGAATGTTCTATAAAAAGGTTTATATCCGCCATAAGTATGTTTCAAATCTGAAGTAACACGACCATCATTAGCTACACTATAATACCTTACTTTTGATTCCGTTTCATAATATGCAATATAATCACCGTATTCTATATCAATACTTAATTCATCCAATTCTTTTTGATACACCGAAAACGTCATGTTACCTGGTTCCATTTGATCTAACTTACTGTTTCCAATAAATTTGTTTTCAGGTGCAACAATCTTAACATACGCTTTGAACTCCACAGGGGGTTGATAGGTAATACCACCTTCGGGTGCTTCACCATAAACATCGTCTTTTTTGGTTTTACTTTTATCCACTTTATATAAAACCAAAGTAAAGTTCATATCACCTTCCAACCATTCACGACCCATCTCAATATCTAAGTCGTAGTCTTCAGCTCCAAAAAACTTTCCTAATCTTGTTATCGGTACTTTACGCTCTGCCATATTGATAAATACTTGATTGTTTATTATATTTACCTTTTAAGTATGAATGAAATAAAAATCAATCAACCGCTTGAAATCAGAGCACTTGATGTCCTTGATAGTTATTCAGGGGCAAACAATTATATTATTAAATTAAAAATCAAAAAAGATACCAATAAAAAGTTCTATCCAACAAGAAACCAAGCGGAATATATCTTGGCTTATAAAGATTCCGTTCCAAAAGTTGCAAGAAAATGGGTGGAACTTGATATGTATTTTGCCAATAAATTTGCTGATGAAAAATTATTAACCGAAGTTCCAACCAAAATATGGGTTGAGAAGTTATTGGTTGAAAAAGATACGTCTTATCACATTTGGGGTAAGTATTTTGAACACGAGGAATTATATGATTTTTGGATTCCTAAATCAGGAATTATTAAAGATACTTCTGTTAAGGTTGTTATTGACTATGAAAAGTATTCACATAGACCGCCTCTTTCACACCAAAAAGAAGGTATTGAGAAATTAGTTGGAAATAAAAAATACATTCTTGCCGATGATATGGGTTTGGGGAAGACAACACAAACAATTATTGCTGCGTTGGAGACAGGGGTTGAGAAGGTTTTAATTATTAGTCCTGCATCATTGAAGATCAACTGGCAACGTGAGATTGAAAATTACACGGATAGATCGGTTGTAATTATTGATGGGAAGAAATGGGAATCCGCCGATTTTGTTATCGTAAATTATGACATTTTGAAAAACTTTCATGATCCAAAAAATCGGGAAGAAAGTCAAATATTGAATGAAGGATTTGGGTTGGTCATTATTGATGAAGCACATTATATTCAAAACACACAAGCACAAAGAACAAAACTTATTAACGATTTTGTTAAAAAAATTGATAGATTATGGTTATTAACCGGAACACCAATGACATCAAGACCAATAAACTATTATAACTTATTAAGTTTGATTGATTCACCCGTTGCAATGAATTGGATGGCTTATGTTATGAGATATTGTGAAGGTTATCAATTCAAGGTAGGGAATAGAAAAGTTTGGAATGTTAATGGTGCGTCAAATCTTGAAGAATTAAGAGATAGAACATCTCGTCAAGTATTAAGAAGATTAAAAACCGACGTATTGGATCTTCCTGAAAAAATCATCACACCCGTTTATCTTAAATTGAAATCTTATGAATATGAACGATTGATGGGTGAATATTATGATTGGTATGATAACTCTAAAGAATCTACCTCATTAACCGTACAATTCACTAAATTAATGAAGGTTAGACAGGTTATATCGGAAGAAAAAGTAAAATCAACAATTGAATTATGTGAAAACATTATTGAACAAGGAAAGAAAGTAATTGTTTTTACCAATTTTACCAACTCGTTAAACTCTATCTTATCTCACTTCGGAAAAAAAGCGGTTGGTCTTGATGGTAGTATGCCTCAAGGTATGAGACAAGATAACGTTGATAAATTCCAAAATGATGAAAATATTATGGTGTTTGTTGGGAACATTAAAGCAGCTGGGGTTGGTATCACATTAACATCTGCGGAAGTTGTTGTTATGAATGACCTGTCATTTGTACCGTCAGATCACTCACAAGCCGAGGATCGTGCTTATCGTTATGGTCAAAAAAATAACGTTTTGGTATATTATCCTATTTTTGATAACACGATTGAGGGTATTATTTATAACATTCTACAAAAGAAGAAAAACATCTTTGAAACCGTTATGGGGGATAATTTAAGTAAGGGTGATATGGTGGAGGAAATCATGAATATGATTAACACAAAAAGATAATGATATATTTATCATTATGAAAGTTAAAGTAACAGAAGATAAGTTATACCCTGTTTTCAAAAAATTTATGGAAACTCAGTTTAAGAATTATGAATGGATCGAAGATAATTATGATGTTGTTTTGTTTATGAGTCCCGGAGGAGATTCTTATTTGGCGTTGAGTAAAGATAAAACTTTATTAATTTATGCTAAAACCGCAAAAAAAATCCTTAATTACCTTCCTATGGAACGATCTATGTTCCTATCACTTATGACTAGATGGGTAGGAGAGACCTTAAATATTAAGGGTATAACCCTCTCGCAGTTTCAACAGTTGGTTTTGATTAGCCTTAATAGATAATAATAATATATTTATCATTATGAAAGTTAAAGTAACAGAAGAAAAGTTATATCCATTATTCAAAAAATTCATGGAAACTCAGTTTAAGAAATATGAATGGAGAAAAGGTAAATTTGATTCCATTTGGTTCATAGACCCTGAAGGATATGGTCACATGGGATTGTTGAAAAATAAAGAGTTATTAATCTATCGTGAGATTAAAGATCAAATTCTTCGCTACATTCCTATGGAAAAATCTATGTTACAAACACTTATGAGTAAGTGGGTAGAAGAAACCCTTCAAGTTGAAGGGTTAACCGTTCCCACTGTACCCCAATTTACAATACCGCGTTTTTATGATGGTGATACCTTTCCATTATAAGAATATTTATCAATATGAAAGTTAAAGTAACAGAAGATAAGTTATACCCTGTTTTCAAAAAATTTATGGAAACTCAGTTTAAGAATTATGAATGGAGAAAAGATCGGAATGATGACATTTGGTTTTCAGATCCTAAAGGGTATGGTCATTTGGGATTGGTACACATTAAGGATTTATTGATCTATCGTGATATTAGAAAAAAAATACTTCGTTATCTTCCTATGGAACAATCTATGTTAAACTCACTTATGAGTAAGTGGGTAGAAGAGACCCTTCAAGTTAAGGGGTTAGCCCCCACTTTGGCAAGACACGAATCCTATCCATTAGTTGATGGATCCTTTCCATTATAAGAATATTTATCATTATGAAAGTTAAAGTAACAGAAGAAAAGTTATATCCAGTATTCAAAAAATTTATGGAAACTCAGTTTAAGAATTATGAATGGACAAAAGATGAATATGGGTGTATTGATTTTGTGGATCCTGAAGGATTTGGTCATTTGGAATTGGAAAACAATGAAGATTTATGGGTTTATGGTGATATTAAAGATCAAATTCTTCGCTACATTCCTATGGAAGAATATATGTTAGAATCACTTATGGGTAGATGGGTTGGAGATACCTTTCAAATTGAGGGTATAAACACCAGTATAGAATCGTTTCCAAATTTTTAAATCGTTGAAAATGCCTTTCCATTGTAAGAATATTTATATGGTATGAAAGTCAAGGTAACAGAAGAAAAGTTATATCCAGTTTTCAAAAAATTCATGGAAACTCAGTTTAAGAAATATGAATGGAGAAAAGATGAACTTGGGACTATTTGGTTTATGGATCCTGAAGGATTTGGTGATCTGGAATTGGGAGATAAAAATTTATGGGTTCATCGTGATATTAAAAATAAAATTCTTCGTTATCTTCCTATGGAAGAATCTATGTTAGACTCGCTTATATCTAGATGGGTTGGAGATACTTTTCAAATTGAGGGTATAAACATCCTCGAGATGTGATTGCCATGGTAGGAGGAAGTTGGTGATACCTTTCCATTATAAGAATATTTATATGGTATGAAACTACTTGAGAGAAAAATACATTTACTAGAATCTTTATTGGATGGTAAGAATATTTTTGAAGCCAATTATAAAGCACAAAAATTAGATTATAACTTAAATTCATTATCAGATTTTATCGGTAAAGATACTATGGATGTTCATTATAATGGACATTATAAAACTTACCTTAAAAAATTAAATGAACTTCTACCGGATGAAAAAATGATCCCAATAGAAGATTTAATTAAAAAAATATCAAGGTATAACAAGAAAATTAGGAATAATGCTGGTGGTGTATATAACCACCAACTATTTTGGAAAATGTTATCACCAAACAAAACAAAACCATCTAAAGAACTATTAGAAAAAATTAACAAAGATTTTGGTTCTTATGATGAGTTCAAACAAAAGTTTGAAAAAGTGGCATTAGACAGGTTTGGTTCAGGATGGGTTTGGTTAATTATGGGTAAAAGTGGTAGGTTACGTGTCGTATCTACACCCAATCAGGACAACCCCGAGATGAATATTATTAGAAATGGAGGAAAAATTTTATTGGGGCTTGACATTTGGGAACATGCGTATTATCTTAGCTACCGAAATGAGAGAGACCGATATATCAAAAACTTTTGGAAAGTGGTAAATTGGGATTTCGTAAGTTCAGAATATCAGAAACTTAAACCAACTAAATAATGAAAAACTCATTTGTTCTCAACGAAGAAAAAGTAACAAAATGTTCCTATTCCGAAGTTAGTAAGTACAAAGATTTGTTTAACCGTAATCCTAAAGTAAAGTGGATTTATCGTGAAGCAATTGACAAAGCACTCGAAGTGGTGTTTAAAGATTTATGGCAAACTCACCCAAAAGGTTCCGAAACTGTTTCAGGAGTTTTTAATTTAGAAGGACCCGGTAGATCGGTTTTGAATAAGTTAAATACCAATTATAGTGCATTCGCCATATTAGTTAGAGATATCAATAAGGTATTAAAATCAAGAGGTATCCAACTTTTGAATTTTAATGGAACACAAGACGACCAACTTTTTGAAGCAAGAAAAATGGCTAAGGTGATTGACACATTCAAAGAACGAATATTCAACACCGAATCATCCACATTTAATAGTATTATGGCAACACTTAATCGCACACATAAATTAGGTGAGAATAGAGAAGATAGTGTTGTTAATTTTTTGAAAAGGATCTATGGTGACGATAATGTTTCAAAGATTGGTGGGTTAAATAGTTCTGAAGATATGACATCGGGTGTTGATGTTTTAATTAAAACTGAGGGTAATACTAAAACCGCTCAAGTTAAACCTTTCTACAAAACATTAAATGATGGTGTGACTATTAGGTTCGCAGATACTGGTAACGTTAAAAAATACGAGACAGATTACCTGATTTTTGACGGTACTAAAGAAATCTACATTATGAATAACAATCAAACCGTTATTGTTGAAGGTGAATATTCTTTTCCGAGTGAGTCAGTAATTCATATATTATCAAAGTAATTGATATTTATATGAAAAAAGACTATGGCAATTATCCCTGAACCAGAAAGAAGTCAATTATACAAAAGAATTAAAAATCTTTTAGGTGCCCCAATCCGATCAGTAGAGATTGAGGATGAAATGATGGATTCACTTATGGAATTATCCATTGGTGATTATAGCCAATACGTGTTAGATTGGTTGATAGAATCTCAATGGACATCTCTTTATGGATTGAATTTAGATGAGAAATCCGTTGCAAACGCACTTGTTAGAAGAACTTTAGATTGGGAAACACAATATACCTATGCATATTCAAAAATTGTAGGATTACAAACAAATGGTCCTTGGGTGTTAAAACAAGATTATTTTGATTTAATGCCAAACCAACAACTTTATGAGATTCCCGCAGGAAGAGAAATAAACGAATTAATGTGGTTTACAAGACCTGCATTAAATAACACATTGTTTGATCCTTGGTCTATGGGTTTCTTGGGTGGTCCCGGTATTGGTGGTCCTGCGGGATTTTCACAGATGGGGTTCCAAGGAGGTTATTTTATGATGTCAGCATATGATATGGTGGCACGTATGCAAGATATTAACCTTAAATCAAGAATTTTAGGTTCGGATCTTACATATAAAATCACCGCACTTCCCGACGGAAAAAGAATGGTTCACCTTTTGAATGTTCCCGGTGGTAAATTTAATTTTGGTAATATTGGATATAATCAATATAGAGTATTCTATTGGTATTACGATACCACAGACGATAACAGAAACGATTGTTTAGCCGCTAATCCCGATATTGTTAAGTTACCTTCAGATGTTCCATTGGATAACCTATCCTGGGTAGATCTTAACGCACCCGCCCAACAATGGGTTCGTCGTTGGTTTACGGCTTACGTTAAAGAAACTTTATCAAGAGTTAGAGGGAAGTATTCGGGTAACTTAAAAACACCTGATTCCGAACTTCAAATGGAATATACAACACTTCAAACCGAAGCTAAAGACGAAAAATCTACACTTTTAGAAGAACTTAAATTACGTTTAGAAAGACTACGTCCTGAAAAACAAATGGAAAAAGAAGCATCAATTGCTGAAAACCTAAATAAACAACTTAAATTCAGAGCGTTTAAAGTCCCAATTCAAGCAATCTAATATGCAAGTTAAAAGAACTATCGTAAGAACAAGTTTACCTGATCAACGTAGAACGTTGGTTACGGATTTAGAAGTATTCACAACAAATGGTGAAACCTTAGTCATCGCTAAGAATAATTGTAAAATCAAACTAAATTCACAATTAGGTGATTCCATAATTATTAAAGTATTAAATGGTGCCTTAATTATTCCTGATTTTGGTCGAATTGACGAAGAATGGGATGAAATCGTTTTGGAAAAAGGTGCTTGTGTTGATTTTAGGTTCGTTGAAGGAAATTGGTACATTCTTTCTTCAGATGGATTGAAAACAGTTTAAATAAACTGTTCCCAATCTTCTGATGCGTTTTCATACATATAGTATGGATCCAATCCCCTCTTTTCCCAATATTTGAATTCATCCTGAGAGATGGTCAATACTTCCTCTAAGGAATCTTGGTCACCATCTTCTAATGGAAGACCGTTTACCAACTCACATTGTGTTGCGGTAAATAATCCTCTCTTTTCAGGTTCAGATACCAAAAGTTCGTTTCTTACTTCCTCACCAAAAACAACCATTAAAGGTTCCAAACGTTTGTTAAACGTTACAATTGCTCTCGGAACATTATAATCACCCAACAAGTTAGGATTGTTCTCAATATCAGCAGGATCCAAACGATAACAGTTAATCTTAACCGTGGGATCAAAATATTGACCAGGATTATTCACCTTACCATAAGCATTCATTTGATCTTCCATCTCCTTTTTAGCCTTGGCACTTGTTACTTTTTGAACATCCCCGTGAGACGCTTTGGTACCATTATTCACATAATAAATCACATCACCAAGATTAACAGAAATACCATCTTTCATAGCGAGTTCCATATGAGCCATTCTACTCATAGAGTTACCTGCTTTGGTGGTTGATGAACATCTGATTTTGTAATCTTCCATACTTAGTTTCACCTTGGCTCTCTGAGCAATCTTAACAAGGGGAATTTGTTTGTTATAGATCTTATCAAGATACTCATAATAATACTCAACAAATTCTTTACCCTCACCTTTAAGTAACATCTTAATACCTTTGTCCAAGAACTCTTCAATATATACCGGTAGTTTCTTTGATTTAATCGTATTACCAACAAGTTTGATTTTACCTTTATCTGTGATAAGAGCATAGTTCTTTCTTGCGATGTTAATACACGAAGGCCAAACACCATCAGTATCCAACGCCATCTCACCCCTCATAAATAAGTCATTGTATTCGGCAACATCTGCTTCAGCACCTGTGTATTCCTTACCCTCTTTTACCTTCCAATTGTTACCCTTACCAATATATTTACGATCCTCAACATCATCGGGTGATGAAAAGTTTACACCATCGGTATCCATCACCAAGGGTTTATAACCTTTCTTCATAAAGAATTTAATCATCTGTCTTAAATACTGACGACCTGTACAAGTGATCTGTTCCCCCATATACATATCACCCCAATGATATACTTGTGGTGCAGATAACGCCCCAAACATAGAATTGATGAAGATCTTAATCGGAAGTTGTTTTCGGTCATAAGATAATGACTTTTTAGGATCCGACTTACTGAAGTCCTCGGCAAGTTGTTTGTATTTGATACGAGTATCTCGGAAGTATTTTAACATCCCCTTCATCGCACCTGTAATATCACACTTAGGGAATACATCGTGAACCAACTGAATTGATGGATAAAGTGACGAAAAGTCAAGTTTCAATACATTCTTAGAATATCCCACAGTAATTAGTCGTGAAAGACCACCAACAAAATCAGTTTTACCTTGTTTCTCGGGAACTGCAAGATTGTATTTGTATGACCACGCCAACATAATCATCTTCCATAATGTGGCGGTTCCCATTGTTGAAACCCTCTCATATGTTGTCGGTACCTGTGATGCCAACAAAAATGATCCTTGTGAAAATTCTTCATCCACTTTTAAGGTTTCTTCCAAGTCATCGTCAAGATACATCTCAACCAACTCTCTACCACTAATCTTCTTATATACACCGGGGAACCTAACATCCAAGTCGTTGAATTGTGGATTATCTGCTTTCTTGTATTTACCGTTAGTCACATTTAACCAAAAATCTTCATTATCACGATAAAAAGGTCCGATGTCCAAGTGATCAATATATACACGATCAGGTGCCTCGGCTTCAATATATTGTGTAATATACTTAAGACCCGCACTTTTGATACTCGAGTTAATCGCTTGTGCTCTACGAACCGAATGGATAATATCAATCACATTATATCCCCACATTCCAACTTGGTTATACTTCTCAACTTCGTTGGCTAGTTTTAATAAGGATTCGTTTTGTTTAATCTTAACCTCGGGGTTTAATGTTTGGGCAATTTTCTTAATATCCAAACCAAGAATCCTTGTTCTTTCAAATATCCAATACCAGTCAAAGTTCGCCGAATTATAACCACCGATAATACTTGGTCTTAGTTCGTTAATCACTCGGAAAAATTCAATAATTCCCGC